TGTATATTTTTGTATCCAATTTTATTAATAGGTACGTAATTATTTTTTAATGTTTTTATTAAATCTCCTTTACGAAGATCTTGGATTGGTCTGTAACCATCTATAGTAAGAATCTTGGTATTTATAGCAAAGCATGGTATAGCACTATAATTTACTATGATTGTACCAGCTGCTACTGGAGTTGTAACGGCTGTAAAAGCAGTAGTAGCAGCTTGTGTAACCAATACATTGATTGTACCAAATCCACCAATACTTACAACACCAGTACTTGAATTGATCGCACTACATCCAGTGAATCCTGGAGCTAAAGAATAAGTGAATGCACCGCTACTATTGGAAGTAGGTGTAACAGTGACTGTGAGTGTTTCTCCAATTGATACAGTTTGTGTAGCAGCAGGGGTAATAGTTGGTGGTCCTTGTGAATATATTGTTCCTGCTAATGTAGGTGTTGTAACTGCTACGTAATTACCAGAAGCAGCTTGTGTAACCAATACATTGATTGTACCAATACCCCCAATAGTTACAACACCAGTAGTACTATTGATTGTTGTGCCAGTAGGAAAACCAGCTTGTAAAGAAAAAGTAAATGCACCTGCACTATTAGAGGTAGGTGTAACAGTGACAGTTGCGGTTTGTCCGTATATTATTGATTGTGTAGCAGCAGGAGTAATGGTTGGAAGTACTAAAACATTTATAGTACCTGCAGCAACTGGAGTTGTAATTGCTGCGTAATTACCAGAAGCTTCTTGGGTAACTAATACATTAATAGTACCAATATTACCAATAGTTACAACACCAGTACTACTATTGATTGTTGTGCCAGTAGGAAATCCAGATTGTAAAGAAAATGTAAATGCACCCGTACTATTAGAGGTAGGTGTAACAGTGACAGTTGCGGTTTGTCCGTATATTATTGATTGTGTAGCAGCTTCAGTAATAGTTGGATATGTTTCACTTAAATAACTATATACAGTAGTATTAGCCAAACCGTATAAGTTTTTTCCAGTTGAATTACTAACAAGCGTATACCAAATAACACCTGTAGTAGACAAGACTCTGTCCCAAGAATAACCATAATTAGTTGATTTGACTATACCATTATCACTTCCAGCTGATATAAATTTTCCAGTAGAATCACCTGTTAATGAAAATATCTGTCCAGCAGGCGAAGGTCTTGTTGTAAAAAAAATTCCAGAATTAGTTGATAAAGCAAAAGGTTTATTATAACCAGCAACTTGAATTATATCTCCTTCTGAATTGAATTTTATACCAGTTCCTCCACCTCCAGCCCAAGTAGCTGATGGGAAGGAATATTTTAACCAGCTAATACCATAATCACTAGAAATGTGTGTCGAATTATTATACACATTGATTGCTATATATTTTCCAGTACTATTCATTGTAAACGCATTATAACCATTTGCATCAGGTGATCTATCTATCCAAGAATTACCTGAATTTGTTGTTACATAAAGACCGGCTGAACTTCCTGCAGTTACTATTACAGTACCATCATCACTTATACCTACAAAATTCCAAAATTTATTTGTAGGAATTGGTGAAATATTAACCCAATTAATACCATATGTAGAAGATCTATAAACAGTTGCATGTGAACATGCTGCTCTATATCTACCATCTGAACTACTAGATACCTGTATCCAACCTACATTTGTAGGAGCAGTTGTCTTAATCCAATTACTACCATATGTAGAAGATCTATAAATACCATTATTTAAATTTGATATGGCATTACTACATAATGTAACATACATACCAGTAGAATCACATGCAACGCTGCTGAAACCAATACTAGACGGTTGTGTTGATAAATATGTCCATGATGCCATTATATATATATATATATATATATATTCTCGTTAAATATCCCTACTTCTAAATAACAAAATATATTAGTTCATATGATCCAATATATTTTATTATCCACTACCATTGTACTTTTTTCAATATTTGTATATATAAAAATCCGATATCCATTTTGGAATAATCAACCTGTATACCATTCTTATGATATTTGGCGTCATTATTCTAGTTCTCCATATATAGTATATCCATATCGACCAATAAAAACTAAATATTGTGATTTTTCAAATATCAAAACAACAGATTATTTAGAAATTTCACAATACGAAAAAGAGAACATGACAAACATGTTACAGTGTTATTATATTCCAACCGAAGAAATTATACATAATATACATCCAGCCGATATACATGCATATTTAACCGGACAATCCATGCCATCCTATGTTTCGATGTATATAGACATAGAATACAAAATCCAATATTCAAAAACTGAACCTAATCTTAAACCAATAGGATGTATAAGTTCTCGATGTATGAATTTTTATTATCAAGAAAATACCAATTCGAGAATCTACAAAGAAATACCGATATATTATATTGATTTTTTATCAATAAATCGTGAAAAGGATGTAAAATCAATTAGTCGAAAATTATTACAAACACATGAATATAATCAACGAATAAAAAATCCTAAAGTTCTCGTTTCATTGATTAAAAAAGAGATAGAATTATTTGAAGGTATTATTCCACTCGTCCAATACTCAACATACTTATTTCATTTACGCAATATACATTTTCCAAATTTACCACCTCATCATGAAGTTATCCAAATAACAAGTGAGAACATAGATATAATATTGGATTTTTTTCATATACAAAAAAATATAATCGAATCAAATCCATTCAGTTTTGATATATTAGTAATATCAGAAATTGGTAATATAATATCCTTATTAAAACAGAAGTTATTGTATGTATATTGTTTAAGAAATGGTGACAACATTCTTGGTATGTATTTTATAAAAGATGCAAAAATGCAGTATGAAAAGTTAAATCAAGAGGATATCGAAAACAACACATTACAATGTATATGTAGCATTACAAATTGCGAATCGAATCAAATATTTTATTTGGGATATTTACATGGGTTACGACAAATAATAGAAAAAGATCGTAAATACAGAATGATATTAATGGAAGAAATTGGACATAATTGTTATTTAGTCAATATTTGGCATAAAAATCACACACCTATTTTTATAAATGATACAGCATATTATTTATTTAATATGATATATCCAAGAAGTCCGATTTGCCCAGAGCGTTGTTTTATTTTAACTGTTTAGATGATTTTCTTGTTTTGTTTTTGTTACATTCATGCCCTTTACAATCACTAAATAATCCTGGAATAAATTGACCACGTTGTATAGTTACAATTTCAATAATAGTAAGTGGTTTTTTGACAGTAAAAGTTTTTTTTCCTTTTTTGTAATGTGTTAGCGATTTATGACCTTTTCCATTTTTAATAGAAACCTTACGAACAGTTTTGCGCCCACCTTTTTGATGTATACCTTTATTTAAATAACTAAACCCGTCTATACTAGGCTCTGCAACACCTAAATCTTTTGTCATATTATAAATAATCAATAGAAAAAAATCAACGAGTATATTTTCCATTTTTTGAAAATGAATCTACAATAAATATAATAAAAACACCTAAGAAAGTGTATAAAATAAATTCTTCAGTAACATTATCTGTTTTTTCATTTTGTTGTTGCTCTAATAAATGAATCATATAATTAATTTTTTCCATTAATTTATCGTCTCTAGGTAAATTATTTCCCATACCCATTTTTACATAATAAGGTGTTCCTTCATAACTTTTATTATAACTACTGTATCTATCAGCAGCATTACTATTAGCCGTGTATTTAGTAGCTATTGTTGATGCATCACTGGATGGTTTATTAAAATAAGGAAATGTAGGTACAGGTGGTACGTATTGTGCAATAGTATTATCGTCCATATCTTTTTTGATATTTAAAGATGGTGGATCGATTGGTTTAAAATCACCCATTTTAGAATTATCGTTAGATGTATCTGCAGAAGTGATTTTATTTAATAATTCATTGACACGTTCAGTGCGGTCTTGTGCGATTGTATGTGCATCTTCGACAGTACTAGGTTGTAAATTTTGAAAATTTTCACTAAATGTCATATATTCCTCTGGTTCTTCAATATTTTGAATAGTGAGTCTTGGTTTTGTAATTTTTCGCATAGTGCTTTGTCGTTTTTTATTCGAACAATTTTCATTATTCCAAGGTGATGCATATGTTAATAAAGATGACATATTTTAATAATAATTAGTTTACTTAAAAAAACAGTAGATATTAATTCTAGTAAATCAAACAACAATTATAAAAATATCATTAATATATAAATGAAAAATACAGAAATTATTATTCAGTTTATTCCAATTATAATTATATTTACATTATTAAAGTTCTCAAAAGAATTTGTCAATTTCAGTTTTACAATTTTAGGAAAACTGTTAGCAATCCTGATAATCATCTTCTATTCTTATTATGATATAATGGTTGGACTATCTGTATGTGGATTAGTAATTTTATATTATCAATCTGATTATGTAGAAAATATGCTAAACATTAGTGATATGTTAGAAATGAATGATGTAATTCCAAATATATCCGGTTTAGAATTTGATTATAATACACTTGATATACCAGATGATGGTATGTACTTAGTTACAAATACAGTAAATAATGATATTAAAAGGAAACGGCAAAAAAAGCGTATTAACAAATGCCAAAATAATTGTGAAGGTATGACAAATTATTCAGATATAAATACTAAACAAGACCTAATAGATCAATTCAAGAGAGAAAATTGTGTTGGTGGTGAATTGAAATATAAAGATATGAATGTTAAAAATGATATGGCAGAACATGTATTTTCAGAATTAACTTTCAATAATCGCCCATGTAATCCATGTAATAATACATGTAAATATTCTATTATAGAAGGTAAATTGAAAACGGAAGAAAAAATGACGCCTATATCAACTAGTCAATAAATAAAATATCATGAATATATAAATGACAAAATCAGATAAAAAAAATTATTTTATGAAATTTTTTAATCATCTACATGATAATATTCAAGCAATAAATAATAGTAAAATATTTGCTGGTTTGATGATAATTACATTGAATATTGTTTCGAAATTTGTTAATATTAAACTTAGTAAAACATTAGAGGCATATTTTAAATATACATTTAGCAAACAAATATTAGTATTTGTAATTGCATGGATGGGAACTCGAGATATTTATATAGCATTGTTTATTACATTGATATTTGTAATTTTTACAGAATATTTATTTCATGAAGAAAGTATGTTTTTTGTTTTGCCAGAGGAATTTAAAGATTATCATATATCCTTATTGGAAAACGAAAACAATCCAAATGATATTTCAGAAGATGAAATAACGGAAGAAGCTATTAAAAAATGTCAATCCATATTGAAAAAAGCTAAGGAAAAAGGATTGATCAAAAAGGAAATTATTGGTGTTTCTATTTAGGGTGAATAAATTATTATTATATAGAATAAATTATCTATATAATATAGTAATAAATGAGTATTGTATCTAAAGAAATAAAAATAAATTTTATTTCAAATTTCAAAAAATTTGAAAAAATAGAATTTAAATTGGATATTTTGTATTATGAAAAAATAGAAAATGGTAAAACAATATATTTGAATACAAATGGTTTGAATAAGTTACCTTATTTTACTTTAAGTGTAAAATATCCATTAGATAGATTATTAAAAAGTTTAAAAACATATCAAGAAAAGGTTGACTTTTTTTTCGATAAAAATGAATTTGAGAAAGTATTACGTTTAAATACAGACATATCAGACTTTTCAATAGACGAAGATCCAAATGTTATAGGAGAACATAATGTTATGGTTATGATAGAATTATTATTTCCAACAAAATTTACAGTTATTAATAATTTTCATACATCTTATGATAATGTTTTTGTTAATAGTTCATTAAAACGAATGCTGTTTAACCCAGTTACAGAAAAAAACTATTCATATTTGAAATTATCAGATAAAGAGATATATACATTTACACGATTAGTGTGGTTGAATGATTTGTTGAATCATCCAAAATATAGAGAATTTATTGATAATTTTATTATATTTTGGAATTGGTATAAAAGAGAGACAAATAAAATTACAATTAAAGAAAATGAAATTAAAAATAATATTATAACATTGGTTGAATTAGTTTTGACAGATATATCAGATGCAAAACCCACTGAAAAAACTACTGAACTTGCAGCAACGACTAAAACTAAAATTGAAGCCATAAAAACTCTCAAGAAAAATATAAAAGAAGGTAATGAATTAAATAATATTGAAATTATTAAAACATTTTATAATAGAGATATAAAAGAGAAAATAAATAAAAATATTATTGAAATAAATAAAAATATAGATTTATTGAAAAAAGAATTAGAAAATAAACAAAAATACGAAGGACTAATCAAAAGATCAAGTGAAAAATATTCATCTAGTCCTTATACTGAATATAGAACTTTTATAAATTTTAAAAATAAATACACAAATGATAGATATAGTTATCCAAAATATATTTCAAGTAATGATGATTTAAAAGATTTTTTTGATAAAATAGATAATGAAGGTACTGCATATTTTTTTAATATGTTTGAGATAATTTACAATATGTATATATCAGGAAGTGCAGAAAAAATAGATTATGAACATGCAGATACACTAAGAAAGATTATGAATACTGGAATAAATATAGTATATCCAGATAGCAATTCTTATTTATCTAGTTATTCAAATACCTCATATTATGAAATTTATATTATGGTTGATTTTATTCAAGGTAAAGTAGATGATGAAAATTCGAATGAAATATTTTGTCCATACGTAGGTGATTATTTGGGAAATATGTTTGAATTGTTATTTCAAATACGATTATATGGTAAAACAGATAAACAAGATATTTATAGATGGGATGTAACCAGAAACAGAGTATCATTTTCAATAAAAAATATGGAACTAATTGTAAATGAAGAAAATAAACAAAATAATGCGAGGAATTTAGAAGAAAAGATATCAGATAAACAGGAAAATCCAAAAATTATCAATAAATCTAATGAAATCAATGAATCAAAAATTATATATGATCTTTATTCAAATAATAAAGAAGTCGCTAATATACTAGAAGAATTACAAACAAAAGGAAAATATATTAATGAAAATAGTTTTTTGTCTGATATTAAAGAATATAATAGAGAACTTTATAACATAATACTTGAATCATACAAAGATAATACTAATCAAAATCCAAAATTATTAAAAAAAATAATTAAACTTCAATTTACTTATGAAGGTGAAAATAAACTTAATAAAGATAAAATAGATACTATTAAAAAAGATATTAATTATGATCCAAATAAAATCATTAATTTAGATAAAGATATATTATTTCATAAATTTTATATAGAAATATTAAAAAAAATATATGAAATTGAAAATAAAAAAAATTCAATTGGTGGAACTAAGAAAAAAAATTACACACGAAATAAAATTCAGACACGAAAAAAAAAATAGTTATAATAAAAAATTAAACTATATTATTTTTTATTATATTTTATTGTTTATAATTACTTTTTGTAAAAACAAGCTTTACCATTTTTGAATTCACCAATCTCATCACCAACTTCTTCATCTTTATCTATTGCATATATTTTTCCATTTTGTTCATCAGTAACATAATATGATTTACCTGATATAGTAATTTCATACACTTCCCCAGCATCTTCTTCTACTTCTTCAGTTTCTTCTACTTCTTCAGTTTCTTCTACTTCTTCATTTTCATCGAGTTCTTCTTTTTTTTCTTCGGTTTCTTCTACTTCTTCAGTTTCTTCTACTTCTTCATTTTCATCGAGTTCTTCTTTTTTTTCTTCGGTTTCTTCAATTACGTATACAATATTTGGTTTATCATTTTTGAAATCTTTTTCTAAAATAACTACTTCATCATCTATGCAAATATTTTCTGGTTCACTAATTTCATCTATTTCTATGTCTGGTTCTTTTTTAATATATACTTTATCTACAAATTTAACATTTTCTTCAAATACAGGAGTTACTTTAGTTTGACCGCAACAACTTCTACAACAGTTACAACGAAATTCTGGTAAAGAATATATCAAATTACGTAATGCTTTATTTTTTTTTCGTAATTTTTTATTTTTTTTCATTAATTCCTTTACAATAGGTAAATTCAAAATAGCATTCATATTTTCTTCGTAAGACTTCATTATTAATATAATTGATATGTAAATATTATTTATTTTATGAATTCAATTTTTTCTAAAAATAAATTTTTTTCCAATTATTAGGATAAAGATCAATTGTATCATGATTTAAATTTGGTCCAAACCATTGAGAAGGATAACATACAATTTTATTCTCATTTTTATTGAAATACCCTCCCCACCAACTAAAAGAGCTATTTGCTATTATATTATCATTACAACAACTCATAATTACCATTTGTTGCCAATCATCTATTGAATCATCTATTTTAATAAAGTCAATATTTGGAAAATCTTTTGTCAATTTTGCAATAGTGATAGATACATCAATAATATCATCTTTTTCACAAAAAAAGAGAACGCGATATATAATTTCTTTGCGACAAGATAATATATAATCTAATGCGCTTCTATAATATTCATAAGGCATAACTGGATGAAAATCCTGTATATTTCTGTAATCTCCTAATCGAAAATGCATACTAATTACATGTTCTTTTTCAAAATAATGAGAATATAAATATTTTATATTTTCTTGATGTTTTTCCAATTTTATAATATAAAATAATTCGTTTTTGTATGGTTCAAAATATTTGTAACTTTGAAAATAACCATATAATAATAAATTACTATTGAAATGAGGAATTTCTTTGTAACGAAATTCTAGTTCTTTATAAACTGGAAATGATATTAATATGTCATTGGTATATTTATTATTCATAATAGTAGTATATTTTTTAATACAACTTAAAAAACTATCCCAATAAGTCGTTCTAGTTATACCAACCTCTAATGTTTTTGAATAAGGAAATAAAACTTCATTGTTTGTTTTTATACCATACGCTAATGTTGTAAAAATTTGAAATAATTGATTACCTAGACCTCCCATTAAAAAACACGAAATTGTTTTTTTTTCATCCATATTACAAAATATATAATATTATATCTATATATATTTATGTAAAATATATAAAGCATTAAGTGTATAAGTTTATATATATATGTCTTCAGACACTTCTTACAAAGGGCGTGCAATAGGTATTGATTTGGGTACAACATATTCATGTGTTGGTATATGGCAAAATGATCACGTAGAAATTATTGCAAACGATCAAGGTAATCGTACAATGCCATCTTATGTATCATTCACAAGTGAAGAGCGTTTGATTGGAGAAGCTGCAAAATCTGCAATTGCAAATAATCCAAAAAATACAGTATTTGATGCAAAACGTCTTATAGGACAAAAATTTGATGATCCAAAAGTACAAAGTGATATGAAACATTTTTCATATAATGTCATCAATCGTGATAATAAACCATATGTTGAAGTAGAATATAAAAATGAAACCAAGGTATTTGCACCTGAAGAAATAAGTTCAATGGTTCTAATAAAAATGAAAGAAATTGCAGAAGCATATATTGGAGAAAAAGTAACTGATGCAGTTATTACTGTTCCTGCTTATTTTAATGATTCACAAAGACAGGCAACGAAAGATGCTGGTGTTATTGCTGGTTTGAATGTTTTAAGAATTATCAACGAACCAACAGCCGCCGCAATTGCTTATGGTCTGGATAAGAAGTCAGTAGAAAAGAATGTTTTAATCTGTGACGTAGGTGGTGGCACTTTCGACGTGTCCATTTTAACAATTGATGATTCGATATTTGAAGTGAAAGCGACAGCAGGTGATACTCACCTTGGTGGAGAGGATTTTGATACAAAAATGGTAGAATATTTTATGGATGAATTTAAACGAAAAAATCGTAAAGATATTTCAGACAGTGCACGTGCAGTTAGACGGTTGAGAACAGCATGTGAATCAGCAAAACGTACTCTTTCATCCGCAAATGTAGCAAGTATTGAAATTGATAGTTTATACGAAGGAATAGATTTTGCATCGACAATTACACGTGCTAAATTTGAAAATATTTGTGATGGTTTATTCAAAAAAATTATGGACCCAGTAGAGCAAGTTATTCGTGATTCAAAACTTTCAAAAAGTGAAATACATGAAATAGTGTTAGTAGGTGGTTCAACTAGAATTCCAAAAATACAACAATTATTAAGTGAATATTTCAATGGTAAAGAATTATGTAAATCTATCAATCCAGATGAATGCGTAGCATATGGTGCTGCAGTTCAAGCAGCTATTTTGACTGGTGTTAGAGATCAAAAAATTAACGACCTTTTATTATTAGATGTTTGTCCACTCAGTTTAGGTTTAGAAACAGCAGGTGGTGTAATGACAAAAATTATAAATCGAAATACAACTATTCCATCTAAAAAATCACAGATATTTTCAACTTATGAAAATGATCAGCCAGGTGTATTGATACAGGTATTTGAAGGAGAACGTGCATTAACAAAAGATAATACTATTTTGGGTAAATTCCAATTAGATGGAATACCACCAATGCCACGTGGAATTCCGCAAATTGAAGTAGTATTTGATTTAGATGCAAATGGTATTTTGAATGTGTCTGCATCAGAAAAATCGAGTGGAAAATCAGAAAAAATAACAATTACTAATGATAAAGGACGTTTGTCAAAGGAAGAAATAGAAAGAATGGTAGAAGAGGCTGAACGATATAAACATGAGGATGAAATGGTAAAAGAAAAAATCGAAGCAAAAAATAAAATGGAAGAAAAATTATACCAAATTAAATCTAAGGCAAATGATGAAAAAGATGAAGGTATAAAATCACTTTTAATAGAAATAATAAAAAAATATGAAGATTGGATATTTGATAATCCAATGCAAACAAAAGAATTATATGAAGAAAAAACAAAAGAAATAAATGATGCAATTGAAGATATTATGTCATTAAATAGGAGTTCAACAAGTAATTTTGATTCATCAAAGTTCAATATGCCTCAAACAAATCAATATAATAATCATGATAATGATGACGAAATTAAAATAGAGGAAATTGATTAATTTTCTTGTAAAAAATACGTATTATTGTATCGAACTTAGGTTTGAATGTAACAAAGACAATATATATGATATAATTGCAAAACGTGAAAATGAAGAAATATATAAAAAACAAAGTGATGAACTATTGTTGGGAGGAAAATCAAAAAATCGTAAATCTAAACTAAATAAAAACAAAAAACATAAAAAATCAAAAACTATAAAACGCAAACGCAATTAAACTTTTATTTTTATAAATTTATAAAAATAAAAACATTAAGCAATTCCAAAACTCTCTTTCATAATAGTTTTTTTACTAGGTCCTTTCTGTTTCTCACTTTGTCGTTTCACTTTGTAGACACCTTGATTACCTTGACTACTTACTGTGTTACCATAAATATTCATAATAAAATCATCATTATCTTCATGCAATTCAGGTAATATTCTAGTCATAGGTTTTTCAATAACCAATAACATATGCTCTGTTTTCAATAATTTTCTATATTCTTGTATACTTAAATTACCGTAATATTTATCTAATAAAAAATAAGGATTTGGTGCTGGCTTTATATTTTTCTTATAATTATAAATTTTACTATATATTTGATTTAATAAATGATATCTCTCAAATTTAGTAGAATCATCCAAATTCTCCTTCATTAAAAAAGCAACTGCACATTCTGGTCTACAAAATGACCCATAACCATATAATTGATTATCCATTTCATACTTTGGAATATAACACGATGGATTATCATATTTATATGTACACCAAAAGCATGCAGATTTTTTGTCTGGGTTAGTGTTTTTATATAATTGTAATTTGATTTTTTTCAATTTTTGATTTATATCTTTTATGTTGACTTCTGAATCGTCTTCTTCATAAGTTTCGTCATCATTAGTGGATATAGTACATTTTGAATTACAAGTTTGACATAAATTCGAAAATTTATTGCTTTCAATTTCATTGTATGCATTGTTATCATTATTTTTCATTTCTAGTTCATAATTAGAAAATGTATTATCAATGTTTGAATTATATGTCATAATAACAGGTGGAATAATTGGATTATATATAAGTGGATCAGTTACAATCTTGACTTTATTATTATTGTATTCATTTAATTCATGTATAGAACATTTCAAATGTAAAATAACATTTGCGATTGGTAGTTCTGATGCAATTTTATCAGGTTGTTTTAATATTAATTTACCACCTTTAGGCTTACGTCCCCGTTTTTTAACAATGGTATCAGTTTTATTATGTAGTGCCATTGGTTTTTCCTCTATAGATATTGTTATGTTTTCTTCATTTTCTGATAATTTCTTCTTGCGCCCTCTTTTTTTTTTGAATTCTTGAACAGTTTCTATAGCTCCTTCCATTTTATGAATGAATTATTGTATTCAATATGTGATTTTTTTTATATTGTTTATAAATAGTGTTTTTGGTAGTTTTATAAATTTATGCATTATTGTATCTTTGATAGCAATTTCTACATAAAGGAACATAGTTATTAGAACCTATTACAATCTGTTCTTTTTCTTTAGTAATTCGATGTGAAAATAATGCAGGCTTCAAACAATTGGTACATTTTGAATGTAGTTTTGTTACTGAATCACAGAGAGGGATTAAATCTAGCATATTTCCAAATTTATTTCGTTTAAAATCACCATCTAAACCACATATATGAACGCGTTTTTTATGTATATCTACTAATTTCATTACATTTTCATATAAGTCTGGAAAAAACTGTCCTTCATTTATCAATATGATATCTACTATCAATAAATCATCGATTAATTCGGATATTTTATCAGCAAACATGCATGGAATCATTATTTTATCATGTGTAGAAAGCATAGTATCATGATAACGTGTATCTGCTGTAAAATTAATAGCTAATACTTTATGTCCAAGAGCTATGTAACTATTGTATAAATCAACTAAATGACTTGTTTTCCCAGAAAACATTGGTCCTAAAATTATTTCTAAGAAACCTGCATCCATTTTTATATTGTGATATTGAATTTTCATAGATTTATCTTATTCAATTTTTCTAAAAAATACATAAAAACTTATTAATTATATTATTATGTTATCAAATAATCAAATACAAAAAAATCAGAATATACCATGGGTAGAAAAATATAGACCTACACAGTTTGAAAATATAGTTCTTGATCCTATAAATCGAAAAATATTTGAAAATATTTTAAATAAAAATTATTTTCCGAATTTATTATTTTATGGTCCTCCTGGTACAGGAAAAACAACAACAATTATTAATTTAATAAACGAATATCAACAACGATATAATCAAGTAAACAAAGGATCTATCATACATTTAAATGCATCAGATGAACGCGGTATAGATATAATACGTAATCAAATATACCAATTTGTAAAATCGAAAAATTTTTTTGAAAAAGGATTAAAATTTGTTATATTAGATGAAGTAGACTATATGACAAAAAATGCACAACAAGCTTTAAAATATTTATTACAATCATCCTGTTTTAACGTACGGTTCTGTTTAATATGTAATTATATTAGTAAAATCGATGAATCTTTAAAAAACGAATTTATTTGTATTCGTTTCAATCAATTACCAAAACAAGATATTTATAAATTTATAAAACAGATAACTGAAAATGAAAATCTATCATTAAGTGATAGTGTAATTGATATGATTCAAAAAATATATAATTCAGATATTCGAAGTATGATTAATTTTATTCAATTGAATCAAAATATCAATCAATGGGAAAATAATATTATAACAGATGGTATTTTTGAAAAAATTCATTGTCTTCTTGTAAATAAAAGCACACAAAAAAATGATATATTTGAATATATTAATAATATTAGTATTCAATATAATACAGATAAAAAAACATTAATAAAGAATTATTTCAATTATATAATTCGTAATAAAAAAACAATAATAACTAATAAATTTTTAAAAATAATAGAAGGTACTATGCATGTCACTGATAGTAACATTCATCATATATTGACGTTTTTTATAATTCATTTGAAAGAATTTTATAAAAATACAAAAAATTGAAACCATATAAAGAAAGTAGATCTTCTTTATATAGATAACATATTTAATCATGGCTTGTATAGACGATGAATGGGTACAATTTTTAACTTCACAATCTAGTAATAATTTTGGTGGTTTATCAATAAATAAAAAACAACAAATTAAAACGAAAATAGAAAAAGTATCAATTGAAACACCGCTGCAACAAAATGATCCAGTATGTGAAGAATTGTATATTTCTACAAAAACAAAGGTATTATTTTTGAATCAACCTATTGATATAAACAATATATTTTGGAATATTCCGATTATTGAATATTGGAATGCAACTGATGGTGTAGTTAAAAAACAAATGAAAATAGTATCTAAATCGAAAGAAGAATTCGAAGAATATCAAAAAAAATTAGAAAATATTCCATATTATACTGAAAACATAATTAAACAAATAGATAATCCAACGGCTCGTAGAATAAAATTTAAAGATGAACGAAAAATTACTGTAGGGATATCCAAAAAAGATATTATGAATTGTCGTGGAAAAGTAAAAAATGCATTTTATAATTGTTTTGCTATTATTATTCGCTTCAAATTCGAAGGAGTTTTTCGAGAAATACATGTAAAAATATTTAATACAGGTAAATTAGAAATCCCAGGAATTTTAAATGCAAAATTATTAGATGTAGTAAAGGAAATGGTTTTGAATTTACTTAAACCAAATATTGATAGTTATCTAGAGTTTGTAGAAACAGACAGTGAAGAAAACGTATTGATTAATTCAAATTTTAATTGTGGTTATTTTATAAATCGTGAAAAATTACATTCAGTATTAAGAAATAAGTATAAAATAGAAAGTGCATACGATCCTTGTAGTTATCCTGGCGTAAAATGTAAATATTATTTTAATAACGAATTAGGATTTGATAACCCAAATCAAAATGGACAAATATTACAAGAAGACCGTGCAATGAAAATGAGTGAATTAGGAGATAATAAAAAATATACAGAAATATCGTTTATGATTTTTAGAACAGGAAGTGTTTTGATAGTAGGTAATTGCACAGAACGAATATTGAAATATGTTTTTGAATTCATTAAAAAAATATTAGCAAATGAATATCATAATATTCGTGTATTATCAGAAGAACCAGTTAATAAAATCAAAAAAGTTAAATTACGAAAAAAGACAATTATAATGACTAGTAATATAAATGTTTAATAATATAACAAAAAATATAAAGTTATTTTTGTGTTCATATAATATATTGTAATATGAAGTTAATTCAATATGCTACTATAATACCAATAATACGTGCAATATTGATTACTCCAAAAAAGTTATGTAAAGATTGTAAATTTTTTATTGCAAATGAAAAACGATGTATGAAGTTTGGGCATACGAATATAGTTACTGGTGAAATCAAACATCTATATGCAGCAAATGTAAGAGACGATAAAAATAAATGTGGTGAAGATGCAAAATATTTCGAAGAAAATAACTTAAAATTTTTGACTGTTCCTTATTATTTTACACTCACATATTGTACATTATCATTAATAAATAACACATTCAAACAAAAACCCATTTTACCAAACCCTTAATATTATTTTCATTTATTAATTCTTCAAATTCATTTTTCTGTATATAAAATTTATTTAATACCCATTCATTAATATCAATATCACAAGAGTTTTTTCGTTTTTTTTCATTTATATCAAATATTTCTTTTAATAATAATAGATATTCAGAATTTTTTAGTAATATTCTTTTTTGTAATATTTCCAAGAAAGGCTGAATTTTGTTTATAGAAAAACATTTTGTTATAAAAAAGTCTAAATAATTACATAATTCTTTCCGTTCATAAAAAGTAATTTCTATGTTTTCCCAATAAAATAAAATATTCATAAATTTTGAAATATTTTTCATAATTTCTTGTATATTATTATCATCAATATTCATTATTTCACCGTTTGATGCTATAATATTTGTCATTGTACCGAATGTATCTTCATTTTCACCATCATATAGGTCAAAAATAGTTTTTTTATAAACAAATAATATCGCATCCATTTGATTCAAATTTTGATGAAGATTCGAAGAATATATTTGTTCCATGTATTCTAAATAATAATAATAGGTTTTTTTAGAATAATAACATACTTTTTCAATATTTTTGGTTTTTATTAAAATAAATTCAAATACACGATGAATTGTATTCATACCAATAAACATTATAATTATTAGATTGGTTTGATTATCGCAATGTTTTGACGCATTGATCAATAGTACAAATTGCTTTAATATATTTACATATGTATTTATTATTTTATCTGTAATTGGTGATTTAGTATTCAAACGCATATACAATATTATATTATATTTATCAACAAATTTTTATTTAGGGAAAACTAATAAAAAACCTAAATAAATAATTTGTATGTTTAATGATATAAAGTAAAATCTAACATATAATTTATAATTAAATAATAATGAGTACAGTTTCTACATCGAATACAACTGTTACAACCGCACAAAATCAAACAGGATATCGTTTACCTGAAAATACTACACTTCAACATGCAGCTAAATTAGCCATCGTTGAAGATAAACCAATTATGTTAGATTATTGGACAAGTTCTCTAGATAAATCTGTATTAATTGGAGTAAAAGATACTCAAGAAAAACTTCTTGTAAAGAATGAAGAAGAATATACTAGTCCTATTTCCAAGATATACAAAGTAGGTAAAGAATATATTATCATTACTGAAAATTCTATTTATTTAGTTGATATTGAAATTCCAACAAAACGTATCAGTGCTTAGATTTTTTATTCATAAATTATTTATAATTATAAATAATTTATTATTTGATATACTAACTATAAATAGCAGAAACTATGCGACTATCATTTGATCTTGCATATGAAGTATTGTTGTAATCGAAAACGGAAAAACACCTTACTAAAAATCTATCTTTACCATCATATTTTGGAAAAAACGGCGATCGGCCGTGAACTGCATGACGGTTATCAATAATAATAATTTCACCAGGTTTTAAATTATGTGATATTCTGTGATGATAATAAATATCAACTATCTTTTTTATTAATTGGTTAGATTCTTCTGTTGTACCAAACATTAGATCTTGGTCAAATACTAAATTATACCTTCCATTTGATCGATAATCTTGGTTTAATATAGACATTGGTCCACGAATATCTCCTTCTATGAAATCATGATTATTTAATTTGAATGATAAATCAACGCCTATTTTCCAAAGTGGCTGTTTCAATAATTCAATATCTTCTGGTGATAAATTATCAATAATATATTGTACAGGTAAAATATATGTTATTGCTGCAGGATCACTTCTTAAACAAGCTAAACTTAGAAGGTCTGGTCGTAATTTAGAAAAGGCTTGTTCGGTATGTATTTCTAATTCAGTAATACTACCTAAACTTGTTTGATCTTTTTCCATATTTTGATTCGGAACAATATCTTGAAATATATTACCATAACATTCTGCTTCATATGCAATAATATCACTTATAAAACTTAATATGATAGCTTGTATTTTTGCTAAATTAGTTGTTTCGCCTACTTTGAATTTATTACTAGAAGGTGTGTTTGGAATATTTTTTTCAATGTTTTCTAATCCTTTTATCAATAAAAAATCATTTTTTGTTCCGTTTTCTATAAAATTAGTCAACTCGATTTGCATGCGAATAGGTAATTCTTTGGATGCTGTTTTTGTTTGTTTACAAAATAATTCAGTTTCTTCTGATGGAATAGCTGTAATTTTATTTATTAATGATAATAATACGACGATTTCATCTGTATTTACTTCAATCATACTTTTATATATTGATTACAAAATATTACTTAATGTTTCAACTTGTTCTTTTGTCAAACTATCTGGAAATTCGACTTCAAAATCAATTATCATATTTCCAACGGATTCTTCTCGATTCATTCCTAAATTTGGTACGATTTTTTTAAAATTTGGTTTTATAACAGTAGGGTTACTATTATTGTTTAAGCATAATTTTTTACCATTCAAATGTATAATTTCAAAAGAAAATCCACATAATGCTTCTTTAAGATTTATTTTTTGATGATAAATCAGATCTAAACCACTTCGTTTAAAAGGAGTATTATTAATAACACGAAAAGTAATTCTTACTTCACCTTTTCTATCATTTATAATATTACCCTTATCATGTAGAGTTACCGTTTCATTATCATCAATACCCTTTGGTATATTGATATATACAGTTTCAGATTCCATACGTTTTGAATTATTACTAATAATAGTTCGTTCAATTTCGATTGGTAAGGTACAACCAGTATAACTTTGTTCTATTGAAATTTGTAAATGTTTTTGCAAAGGCTCAGGACGTGCATTCATACTATGAAAAAATTCGGCATGAAAATTACCAGGCATACCACCATGAAAAATACGAATTTCAGGACCACCAGGACCACCAAAACCTGGCATTCCTCCACTAAACATCATATTAAATATATTATTAATATCATTCATTTCATGCATACCATTCATATGTCCAAATGGCATTCCACCAGGTATGCCAAATTGTAATTCCATATCATATTGCTTGCGTTTATTTTTATCACCTAGTATCTCATATGCTTCATTTATTTTTTGAATCATACATTTGGCTTCTTCTGTAGGATTTCTATCTGGATGATATTTTAAAGACAACCCACGATATGCTTTTTTGATTTCTGTTTCTCCAGCATCTTGTGATACTCCAAGAACTTCATAATAATTTGTCATTCAATAATAATATACATATGTATTTTTTATATATTATTTTTTTTTATAATATATAATAATTTTTGTTACAATATACAAAAACTAATTTTCCAAGTTATATAAAGGTTTAAAAATATATATTATATTTATTATGATGAATAATAATTTTGAAAAATTTACTTTTTCATCATTGAATATTGATGAACAAATTAATTTATTAGAAAATAATTATGAAAGTTTTATGGAACCTTCAATATTAAATTCTTTTGACCATATATTAAATTATTCTACTGAATACAAATTGAATGAAAAATCATTGAAACTAGGTAATTTAATTATTCAAAAAATAAATCCTTATTGTTTTAGTGAATTAAGTAAGCATTTATTTGAAGGCATGAAATCTATGAAATGGCAAATAAAGTATTTTTCTTTAATTTTATTATCAAATTTTGCGTCTTGTTATCCACAAGTTACTGCACAAAATATGCCAGACATTATTTTAAATTTAATTTCAATTAGTAATGATCCTAAAAAAGAAATAAAAACACAAACAATGAATACATTTGTTGATGTATGTAATTCTATCGAAAATGTTGATATAAAACATCTTATTCCTATTGTTATTTCGGCATATATGAATCCTTCACAAGAAATTCAAAAAGCATTAGATGCTCTAGTTTCCACTCCATTTGTTAATGATATTGATATTCCTACATTGGGATTTCTTGTTCCATTATTAACAAAATCTATGCGTGAGCGTAAAATGATTTATCAACGGCGTGCAGCTGTTGTAATCGAAACATTAGTTAAATTATTGAAAAATCCAGTTTATGCAAAAATTTTTTATCCTATTCTAGAACCTGTATTAACTAAAGGTTATGAAGAGATTGCTGAAGTTGAAATTCGTAATGTATGTTTTAATTCAAAAACAGTATTAACAAATGTATATAATCAAGGTATTAATAAATCTCTTGAAAGTTTTAATATTGATAACTGTAAACAAACTTATTTTCAGTTTATCGATGAAACTAACCGTAATTTTTTAGTAGATCATTCGATAAAATTAACATGGAATTTAGTTAAAAATGAAATAAAAAATGATGATATTTGGGTTCAATGTATAGAACCTTACTTAAAATATGTTATTACCGAATCAAATGAAAGATTCAACACTATCAATAAAATAAAAGAAATTATTATTAATTGTATTACTGTTGAAGAATATAATCCAGAAGATGATGAAGAGAATTTATGTGATTGTGTATTTTCATTAGCCTATGGTACTCGTGTTCTTTTACATCAAACACCATTTAAAGTAAAAATCGGTAGGAAATATGGTTTGGTAGGTCCTAATGGCGCTGGTAAATCTACTTTAATGAAAGCTATTGCCAATAAAAATTTACAAGAATTTCCAGAAGAATTGAAAAGTGTTTATGTTGAGCATGATATTCAAGGTAATAATTCGGATACAAGTGTTCTTGAATATGTAGCGAAAGACGATAAAGTAGTTGAAAATGGTATTGTTAATGAGCAGATTATTGAAGGATTGAAATCTGTTGGTTTTGAAGATAATATGATATATGGTCCAGTAACTGCATTATCTGGTGGTTGGCGTATGAAATTGGCATTGACACGTGCAATGTTATTGAATCCGGATATGTTACTTCTCGATGAACCTACTAATCATTTAGATCAGTTTGCTATAAAATGGCTTGTAGATTATTTGAAAGGATTAACAAAAACTACGTGTTTGATAGTTTCACATGATACACGATTTTTAGATGCTGTTTGTACAAATATTACTCATTATGAGAATTTAAAATTGAAATTTTATCGTGGTAATTTATCTGATTTTGTTAAACAAAAACCCGAAGCGAAACAGTATTATGAATTAACAAATGTAAATGTTTCATTTAATTTCCCTGATCCAGGTCCACTTGAAGGAGTTAAATCACTAACTAAATCAGTATTAAAAATGAAAAATTGTTATTTTCAATATCCTACTGCTCTTAAACCACAATTAATTGATGTGAATATTCAGGTATCAATGGCTTCTAGAGTAGCTATTGTAGGTGTGAATGGTGCTGGAAAATCTACCCTTATTAAGATTCTAGTAGGCGAATTAGAACCAAATAAAGGTATTATTGAAAGACATCCGAATGTTCGTGTTGCATATGTAGCACAACATGCTTTTCACCATATTGAAAACCATTTGGATAAAACACCTGTTGAATATATAATGTGGCGTTATCGTGCAGGATATGATAAGGAACAAACTAGTAAAGATAGTTTGACTTTGAGTGAAGAGGAATTATTAGCAATCAAACAAAAGGCAAAAGAAAATAAATATTTAGTCATTGCAGAAATTCTGAATAGGAGAACAGGTAAGCGTGAAAACGAATATGAATGTAAATCAGAAAGTGAAATCACTCAATGGTTTACAAAAAGTGAATTAGTGCAAATGGGTTATGAAAAAATGGTAAAAGAATTTGATGAAAAATTGGCAATGGAAAATATGTTAGGACAACGTAAATTAACTACTGGTGAAATTCAAAAACATTTAGATAATTTTGGTTTAGAACCTCAATTTGCTCAACATAGTAAAATTGGTATGTTATCTGGTGGTCAAAAAGTAAAAATTGTCTTAGGTGCTTGCATGTGGAATTTACCTCATGTTGTTATTTTAGATGAACCTACTAATTTTTTGGATAGAGATTCATTAGGTGCGTTGACTGGTGCTATTAAATCTTTCAAAGGTGGTCTATTATTGATTTCACATAATGAAGAATTTTATAAAGAAATTTGTCCTGAAAAATGGTTATTAGATTCTGGTAATTTGAATGTATTTGGATCTGAGTGGATGGAAGAAGTAGAAAAAGCTAGAAAAAAAGCTGAAAAAGAAAATGCAAAGAAATTGACTTTTGATCAAGAAGAAGAAAAATTTGATTCCCTTGGAAATAAAATAGAAATAGTTAAAGAAAAAAAAGAATTATCAAGAAGTGATAAAAAAGCATTATTGAAAAAGAAAAAAGATATGGAAAAACAAGGTTTAGATACTTATGAAATTGATAAGCTATTAGGTTTGGAAGAATAATCATTAGATTTTTATATAATTATATTAAAATCATATAAAAATAGAAGTTTAAAAATGAGTAAAAGGTATATCATTAAAATATCATAAATATGTCAAAAGTAGAACTTATCAATATTGAACCAAAATCTACTTTTATAATGAAATACAAACCATATTTCATAAAAGATTTTTGCATGGATGACAAACTGTTATCGGTATTAAATATATTAATTGATATTGATTTTTTAAATGTATTACTTATAGGTAATTCTAGTTCAGGAAAAACAACATTATTATATGCATTAATAAGAGAATATTATGGATTATCCAAAGAAGCTAATTTACCGGAAAATAATATATTATTTATCAATAATATTAAAGAACAAGGAATACAATATTTTCGAAATGAAATGAAAACATTTTGTCAATCTCACAGTTCTATTCATGGAAAAAAGAAATTATTGATAATAGATGATATTGATAATATAAATGAACAAAGTCAACAAGTATTTCGTAATTATATTGATAAATACAAACATAATATCCATTTTATTTCAGTTTGTACAAACATTCAAAAAGTAATAGAAAGTATTCAATCTAGACTTCACATTGTACAAATTCCACAGCCTACTAAATGTCAATTAGAAACTATAATGAACAAGATTATTAATAATGAAAATATAGTAATAGACAAAGATGCAAAAGATCATCTGATGTTAATGTCAGGTAATTCTATACGAACATTAATCAATTATTTGGAAAAAATGTATATATTAGATAAACCAATTGATATAGAACTATGTAAAAAATTATGTTCAAATATATCGTTTCAAAAATTTGAAAATTATATTGAAAAAATAAAGCAAAAAAATATATCTGATGCAATTGATATTTTATATAATATACATGACTATGGTTATTCTGTAATTGATATATTAGATTATTTTTTTACTTTTATTAAAATAACAACTATACTAGATGAAGAAACAAAATATAGAATAATACCATTATTATGTAAATATATAACAATATTTCATAATTTACATGAAGATTGTATAGAATTGACGCTTTTTACTAATAATTTATCATTAGTAATATAATATTGTATTGATATTCAATACAATTTCTTGTATTCCTCCATTCAAATAATTATTTTCTACTAAACTATTGAAACTAGTTTTTACACATGTAAATTCGGTATTTTTATTTGTTTCTTTTCTTTCTTGAACGTCTTTCCGTGTTGTTTTCTCTTTGATGGGTGCGTCTTCCTTCTTTTTCTTTCCAATTATATATACCTAAATATTTTAATTTTAAGTATTTTATGTTATATAAAACACAAGCAGTTAAATATTATTTAGTGGAAGATAATATAATAACAAAATACTATAAATATAAAAATGTCAAACCAGGTTTTTCGAAAAAATGTACCAAAAAAAATATTATTTGATCTACTGGAAAAAATATGTTTGAAAACAGATAAATATTATTATATTGATATGAATGCATATCGAAAAATGATATATAATAATTATCATGAACACTTTTGTAATATTTTGAAAGACTATTATCATTTGGGAAAACAAATGTATATTGAACGTAAAATGACATACAATTCATTTACCAATATTATACGTCAAATATGTAAAAATTGTATTATCATGTATACTTCACAATTGAAATACAATGAGTCAAAATATAATATTGATTATTTTATTTATTTTTAATTTTACGCGTTTTACACCTTTTTACATTTCAAACGCCGATTTTTATATATTGAAAAATATATAAAAATAATTTATTATATTACCTTAATGAATAACGAAGAACTTATTAAGGAAATATATTATTAAAAGAAGAATTAGAAAAAACGAAAAATGAATTACACCGACCAAAAAGAAAAATGAGACAAAACGCAGTTATGAGTTGTATATCTTATAACTATGTTTCAAGTAATTTGTTAAATGTTCCCTTGTGATTTTCTTATCTAAAATGGTAGTAATTACATTATGTTAAAAGGTGTAATTATTCGTTTTATAATATATTTATATTTTTTCAACTAAATAATAAATATCAATTTATGTATAAAATTTATCTGTCTATATATATAATTTATGATGTTTAGTTCAAAGAATATCAATACATATATTTTTGCAGGTATAATAATACTTACTGCTAGTTTTTTTGCTAATCGTGCAAAATCACAATTCAATTCAAAAGATGACGAATATGAACTTATACGTAAATATTTATTAAATGATTCACCTTTATATGGATATAATCGTCCGAAAATATGGATTCATACAAAATATGATATAAATGCACGTAAATGGAAAGATTTTCAATCTCGTAATACCACCGATCTCAATCAGCCATATATTCATTTAACTATAAAAACTATTATAGATCATTGTGGCGAAGACTTCAATGTATGCCTTATAGATGATGAATCATTTAGTAAATTATTACCTTCATGGGATATTGATTTAACAATTGTTGCAGAACCAATGCGCACTCATTTCCGCGAATTAGGGTTATTACAATTAATATATTTTTATGGCGGTATGGTTGTTCCTAATTCCTTTGTATGTATCAAAAATTTAAAATCGTTTTATATTGATTCGATGAATGGTAATCGTCCTTTTGTTTGCGAAACCATCAATCGCACTGTAAATCTTGAAAAACAAAAACACAAGATGCTATTCGTTCCAGATACTTATTTTATGGGAGCAAATAAAAATGATCCAATTATTTTAGAATTGGTTGAAAAAGTAAAACGTCTTAATAAATCACCGTTTTTCACAAATGAACATGATTTTTTAGGAACAGTTTCTAACTATTGTATAGAATATATAAATGAAGACAAAATGAATTTAGTTGGTGGACAATACATTGGTATCAAAACCAAAGATCGTAAAACAATTTTATTAGATAATTTGATGGAAGAAGAATATTTGAACCTTTCATCTGATGCTGTTGGAATTTATATTCCAGAAGATGAAGTATTAAATCGTACGAAATATCAATGGTTTGCATATTTGAGTAAAGAAGAAATATTAAATTCAAGAACGATTATATCAAAATATATAATGGCATCTATTGTTGACACATCGAATGAATATTATAAAAAAAATGAAATAAAAAGTATAGTTGCTATATAATTATAAAATGTAATACACAGGAAGAATTGACAGCATTAGAAAAATTATAATAATTTAAAACCATATAAAATAATATTTATAAATCATATAAATATTATTATGGATGACATTAAGCAACAAAAACAAGTAGCACATGCAAAAATCGATGAAATATATGAAAAATATGCCAATAATGAATATATGCTAACAAAAATAAATAGTTATATTTGTCATCAATTATCATCTATATTTGAAAATACAGAACGTTTATATATTGAACGTGCAAATCGTATACGCGAATTATCAACAGAACAAGACAATTTTATACAATATTTTTTGAATAACAATCAATATTTTTATATATCATCTACTGAATTATTTTTTTATTATGACGGATTGCATTATTATCAAATAAATGAAGACGATATTTTATATCAGGTATTATCGACAATTTCAAAAGATCGTTGTCTAATGTCTTGGAAACAACGTACAAAAATTAATATTATGAAACGTATAAAAGAAAATTTTTTATTAGGAAGTATTCCAGAATCAGATACGATTCAATTCGTATTAGATATTTTATGTCCTCTTTTATTTGCAAATCGTACAGAAGCCAAATATTTTTTGACTATTTTAGGTGACAATATTTTACGTAAAAATACTAATCTAATACATTTTATCTATCCAAAATCGAAACATTTTTTACAAACTATTAATAATATTTGTCAAGCGACAATTGGTGTTGGATTGGCACAAACATTCAAACATAAATATTATGAACATGAATATCAAGATTGTCGTCTTGTAAAAATAAATGAAACTGTAAAAAGTGAATTAGTATGGAATTCAAATATAACTCAGTATGTTTTGGATATTATTTGTGTAGCATGTCATTATTCTATGCGGTATAAATCATCCGATGAATATTTAATTGAAACTAGTAATGATGCCGAATTATTAAAAAGTGTATTTTTTATGAAAGTAATACAGCCTTCTGACTTGATTGAACAATTTATTGGTGAATATCTCGATCTAAATATTGGACAAGATACACATCAATCGAATATGATGATTCATTGGAAAAATATTCAATATTTATGGAAACAATTTTTAGAATCCAAAAATTTACCATCGATCATATTTATGCAAACACTCAAACAACTTGTTGTTGAACAATTGAAAAATTATTATAAGGAAGATCAAGATGTTTTTGTAGGCGTTTACAGTAAACATTTACCAGCTATTCAAAAATTTTTATCTTTTTGGAATGAAACCATGACATTGGATGAAACTGAATCAGATCTAGAAATAGAAGAAATAATTATTTTATTTAAAAAATGGTGTCAAATGAAAAATGAAACACCATCTCAATTGAATGATAAACAAATATTAGACTTGTTAATAAATTATTATCCAAATATTGAAATAGAACATGATAAATATATATCAAAAACACGATGTGTATTATGGGATAAACAAATGGATATTGAAGTTGCATTAGATAAATTGAAAGAAAATATACGTTATCAATATAATAATAATGAATTACGCCCAACAAGCCCTGGTAATAATATGAATTATTCTATTTATGATGCATATTCGTTTTATTGTAAACAAAATAATTCACAAAATGTAAGTAAATCATATTTTGAAAAATACATTTTTGATAATTTTAATCAATATATAGTAGATTCAAAATTTTTATCGGCTGAATGGTATATGCTTTGATAATTTGATTTTTATATATATTTATATTTATAAAAATCTATATAATATATTTATTCTTGCTGTTTTTCATCACCTTCTGGTTGTTTCTTTTCACCGCCCTTTAATGACTTACGCATCTTACGAGTTGATCTTTTAACGAAACCAAATTTGCCTTTCTTTGCAAAATATCCAGCCTTCTCAAGTCTCTTTTCCTTCTTGGCAGTTCTATGTTTCTTAGCAGAAACAATACGACCCCATTTATTCATTATTAAATCTGATTTGGTTAATCCTCCTGGTGTTTTGTATGCAGTTTCATTGTGTACTTGTGTACGAGAACCAAATAATTCTTTGTATGATTTTCCATAAATGTGATATTTACCGTCGTCTCCTCTAACTGGTCTTTTCATAATATATATAATATATATAAAATAATTATATAATATGTCTAAAGTATTCAATCTAAACCTATCAATAGTAGTTCAAAAAATTAATATTTGATTTAATTGGTCGATCAGGATTATAATGAGGCCAAATAGATCCATATGGGTCTACTATTTGTATATATCTTTTTAAATAAAATGCTTTATTAGTAGGCATTAATGGTAATATTCCGGTTAGTAATTCAGAAAGGTAATTTTTTTCAAAATTAATAAATATTTTATTCAAAAAATTATAATATACTTCATCTGTCAATTTATTATTGATAAAATTTGTTGTCATATTTTCAATGTATAAATTATCTATTATAATATCAACTCCATTTTCTTGAGAAAATTGTTGTAAAATTCCATTTAAACTATCTATAAAATAATTGTAATTATTTATATTTATGTTTACACCATTAATATCTTTGTATTCTTGAACCCATAAATTTAACGTATTGACCAATGCATTATAATCATCTATACTGAAATTGACATTTATATTTTTTCTTAATTGATATTGTTGTACAAATTTTGTGAAATTGTCTAAATTTATATTAATATTATTATGTAATAAAATATATTGTTCTATAAATAAATTAGTTTGATTGGTATAATTTATAGGCACTGATACTAAACGAGAAGGTCTTGAGTTATTTACATATTTTGAATACTTCATTCGAGTAGTTATAGTTGGATCATTACCTCCTGTCACTAATTTGGAATATTTTACTAATGGTATGTTTTGACAATATTTTATAATATTATTCATTTTTTATACTATACTATTATTACAGTAGATATAAAAAATTGAATAAAATATTTTGATCAATATTATAGTATAATTGTGATTCAAAAATGTCAAATACTGATTCTAAACTCGCTCAACAATATCAACAAAAAACTGATAAACAACATATTCTGGATAATCCAGATACATATATAGGTTCTGTTGAAAATGTAGATGCTAGTATGTGGGTTTATGATGATTTAACAAATAAAATCGTTCTTCGTGATATTGAATATATACCAGGTCTTTACAAACTATTTGATGAAGGTATTGTAAATTGTCGTGATCATGTAGTTCGTATGATTCAGTCTAATATGATAGAGAAAAAATTCGTTACTTATATTGATACAACAATAACTGAAGATGGTGTTATTACTCTTTCAAATGATGGTAATGGTATTGATATTGCTAAGCATCCGGAAAATAATCTATGGATTCCAGAAATGATTTTTGGACATCTTCGTACATCAACCAATTATAATAAAGATGAAAAAAAAATAGTTGGTGGCAAAAATGGTTTTGGATTTAAATTAGTGTTGATATGGTCTGAATATGGAAGAATAGAAACAGTAGATCATATTCGTGGTCTCAAATATGTACAAGAATTCAAACGTAATTTGGATGAAATATGTCCACCAGTTATTACAAAAACAACTAGTCAAAAACCTTATACAAAAGTATCTTTCAAACCTGATTATCGACGTCTTCATACAGAAGGTCTTACACCTGATGTGTTAGCATTATTGAAAAAACGTGTATATGATATTGGAGCTGTAACTGATCATTCTATTAAAAAAATTAAAATTGGTTATAATGGTGAAACTGTTCCTGTAAAAAATTTTCAACAATATATCGATTTATATATTGGTACAAAAGAACAATCCAAACGTGTATATGAGCAACCAGATGAACGTTGGGAATATGCTGTAGCATTATCACCTACACATGAATTTGTACAAATATCATTTGTCAACGGTATTGCAACTAGCAAAGGTGGTAAACATGTTGATTATATTATAGGACAAATAGTTAGAAAATTATGTGATTATATAGAAAAAAAGAAAAAGATAAAGGTAAATTCTACATCTATTAAAGAACAACTTATCTTGTTCTTGCGTTGTGATATTGAAAATCCAGCGTTTGATAGTCAAACTAAGGATTTTATGAATACACCTTCTACAAAATTTGGTTCAGGTTGCAGTGTGAGTGATTCATTTATAGAAAAAGTAGCTAAAATGGGTGTTATGGATGTTGCAATGTCTTTGACCGAAGCAAAAGAAAATAAACAGGCAAAAAAAACCGATGGATCAAAAACAAAAACGATTCGGGGTATTGCTAATTTTATCGATGCCAATTTCAGTGGTACTGCACAATCTAAAGATTGTATTTTAATTTTATGTGAAGGATTATCAGCTATGTCGGGTATAGTTTCTGGTCTTTCTAGTAATGATCGTAATACAATTGGTATTTATCCACTTAAGGGAAAATTATTGAATGTTCGTGGAACACCACTAAAAAAAATAGCTGAAAATAAAGAGATTACAGATATTAAAAAGATTCTTGGACTCGAATCTGGTAAAATTTATAATAATATAACAGATGTTCATCAAAATCTTCGATATGGTAAAATCATGTATATGACTGATCAGGATTTAGATGGATCTCATATCAAAGGCCTTTGTATCAATTTGTTTCATAGTGAATGGGCTAGTTTGGTAAAAATTCCTGGTTTCTTATCATTCATGAATACACCTATTTTACGTGCAAAAAAAGGTCAACAAGTAAAATTGTTTTACAATGATGGAGAATATGAAATGTGGAAGCAATCATTTGGTCCATCTGGACCAACTGGTTGGACAATAAAATATTTTAAAGGTCTTGGTACTTCTACATCAGCAGAATTCAAAGAATATTTTGCTAATAAAAAAATTGTTGATTTTGTTTATACTGGTCAAAATAGTGATGATACTATTGATAAAGTATTTAATAAAGATCGACCAGATGATCGTAAAACATGGTTAGAAAATTATGATAAAAATGCTTATTTGGACACAAATCGTCCAAATGTTCAATACGAAGAATTTATAAACAGAGAAATGATTCATTTCAGTACATATGATTGTGCTCGTTCGATACCCAATATGATAGATGGTCTCAAAACATCACTTCGTAAAATTTTGTTTAGTGCGTTCAAACGCAAATTAACTAGTGAAATTAAAGTAGCTCAATTTTCAGGTTATGTTTCAGAGCATTCTGCATATCATCATGGTGAAGCTAGTTTGAATGGTGCAATTGTAAATATGGCTCAGAATTTTGTTGGGTCTAATAATATCAATTTATTAGAACCTAATGGTCAATTTGGTACTCGTCTTCAAGGTGGTGATGATAGTGCATCTGAAAGATATATATTCACATTATTGAATTCACTTACTAGATATATATTTCCAGAAGCAGATGACGCTATTTTGAATTATTTAGATGATGATGGTACAATTGTTGAACCAGAATATTATGTTCCAATTATTCCTTTTGCATTAATAAATGGTATTTCTGGTATTGGAACAGGATTTTCATGCAACATTGCACCATATAATCCAAAAATAATTATTCAATATTTGAAAAATAAATTATCAAAACTTGCTACAGATAGCATCGAATTCATTCCATATTATGAGGGGTTCAAAGGAACAATTCATAAAATCGCTGAACAAAAATATCTTATCAAAGGTGTTTACGAAAAAATAGGTGAAGATAAAATCCATATTACAGAATTACCTGTTGGTAGTTGGACAATGCCTTATACAACATTTTTAGAAAGTCTTATGGACGGTAATACAGTTGATAAATCTGGTAAAAAAATACCACCTTCCATAAAAGATTTTACATCTGTTTGTACAGAAGTATCAATCGATTTCACGGTTGTATTTCCAAAAGACAAATTGGCAGAATTAGAAAAATCAAGAGATGCAAATGGATGTAATGGTGTTGAAAAAATATTGAAATTGTTCACAACAGTTAGTACCACAAATATGCATATGTTTGATTCTAATATCAAATTACATAAGTACAATAATGTGGAGGAAATAATCGAAGATTTTTATAATATTCGATTATCAACTTATCAAAAACGTAAAGATTATTTAGTTGCTGATATGGAAAAGAAACTAGTGAAACTATCGAATCGTGCAAGATATATTCAAGAAACTTTAGCTGGTAATATTGATCTGCGTCGTAAAACTGCTGAACAAGTGAATTCATTATTGACAAACATGAATTTCGCATTTTATGATGATGATTTTAAATATTTGATTAAGATGCCAATGGACTCAGTTACACAAGAAAATGTAGAAAATATTATGAAAGAAAAAGCGGATACAGAAATGGAATTATCAACATTGAAAGCAACTTCATTAGAAAAAATGTGGACAAAAGAACTTGATGAATTAGAAAAACAATATGATACTTATAAAAAGAAACGTGAAACTATCCAAACCGCTAGTAATAATGTTGAAAAGAAAAAACTTCTTGTTAAAAAGAAATAAATATTTTATATATTGATTATTTATAAATATATTTTTTATCTCGATAAATACCATAATCCTTTTTTTTTAATGGCATTTATTTTCGTATCTATACCTACCATCCAATTGGCATGTACAAATGCTATTTTTTTTGTTTCATCTTTGTTTTTATGAAAGTTCGTTTTAAAATCTTTAAATTCAGTAGATAATTCTATCAATTCTGGTTTATCAAAATGAATCAATCCATTCGGAAAACGTTCCAAATCGAACATTGTAGTTTTGAAAACACCAGGATTATGCATCAAAAAATAATTGACAAAATGTTGATCCGGTATTTGCCAATTCATTCCCTTATATACATATTCTGTCATATTCAATGTTTTATCGTTTGAAAAATACAACATACATCCTGTACAATTTTGTATTTGATGTACATCATTCTGAAAAACAATATCATATCCTTTTCCTACATATTCTGGATAAATATTATTAAGATTATCGAGAACAACTGTATCCACATCCAAATACCATACAGATTTATATAGTTTTAAACTTTCGTTAATAAATTTGTATCTCAAAAACGAGAACTCTACAAAATCTGGATTACCAAATGTCTTTTGATTGGTAGAAAATTTGGCATCATCAATAAGTGTACATTTAAAACCATGAACTTTTACCAAATCATATGTGGTTTTATCAGCAATGAATGCCATATAGTTCTCAATACCTTGTTTTTGTAATGATATTAAATGATTTATTCCAAGTTCTCTAGAACCTTGATCGAAACAACAAACAATTAGTAATTCTTCATTTATTGATTTATTATTTGGAATTGTTTTTATAGTTTCTAAATTAGTATTTTGAGAACCTGGAAATAATTTATTCAAATTATTCGATAAATTACTAAAAGTAGACATTATGATATTTATATTTTTATATTTATATTGATATAAATATAAATAGTTTTTACAAAATATATGAATGTTCTCGTTTATTCAAAATGAATTATTTATAACAAAAACAAATGTAGTATATCCACCTTTTAAAAATGGACTTTATATGGAAGAATATTTTTTGAATCACGTTTCTACAAAAAATATAAAGATAGATAAACAAGAACGTCGTTATATACCTGCTCTATGGACAAATTTTCAAATAGAACAATGGTTTCCAATACGTCGTGAAGAAATGCAGAGAACATTGGACAAATGGATATCAGAAAACCCTAGTAAAAATGGTTATTACACGGTTGTTCAACATGATGATGGACCTATATTACGTCTTCCAAGTAATACAATTGTATATGGTGCATGTACTGGTAATATTCCACTTCCACTTATTTATGAGGATCTTGAAAATAAATTAGAGAACATAGAAAAAAAATCATTCAAAAACAAGTCGATTCTATGTTCTTTTGTAGGAAGTATTACACATAATGTTCGTAAAATTGTTGTAGATACATATCAAAAAAATTCAAAATTCAAGTTCTCAATAAATAACGGTTGGACAAACAATGTTTCTGTAAATAATCAAAAAACATTTGTAGATTACACGGTAAATTCAAAATATGTATTAGCACCGAGAGGATACGGAAGATCTAGTTTTCGTTTTTTCGAAATATTCAAATTAGGTTCAATTCCGATTTATGTATGGGACGATAAGGAATGGTTGCCATACAAAGATATATTAGATTATGATAAATTTTGCATTAGTATTCATATAAGTGAAATAGATTTATTAGAAGAACTTTTGTTGAGTATAAATGAAAAACAATATGATAAAATGTTGTCTGAATACGAAAAAGTAAAACATATGTTTGAACTCGAATATATGTGTGAATATATTTGTGGAACACAACCCGTAAAGAAATTTAATTTGCCAACTCAAGAATCAACTATTGGTGTAGGTAGAGGAATTATTGAAACAGATGATGTAATTAATATAACATTTGAAAAAGAAATAGAACCAGCGAAACAAAACGTTTTGTTAGCTACAATTGCAATAGGAGATAAATACTTGTATCAATATAATCAACTTTTTAGAAAAAGTCATGAAGAATATGCAAAAAAACATGGTTATGATTTCAAAGTAATCAATGAATTTTTAGATAAATCATTATGTCACGTAGATACTATTACATTCAATAAAATATTAGTATGTAGTCAAGAATGGTCGAAAGAATATGATTTTATTGTTTTGGTAGATGCTGATATATTAATTAATAAAAACACACCTGCTGTTCATACATCCATAGATTTTGAAAATTGTATAGGAATTGTTAATGAATATTCACAACCAACTAATGAAATACGTCTTAAAATACAACGTATGATGGGATGGGAAAAAAATGCAAAGGAATATTATAAATTAGCTCAATTAGAAATAGAGACAGAAATAGTCTTGAATACAGGAGTTATGATTTTTCAACCAAAAATTCATCGTGAAATTCTGGAAAGTATATACAAAAAATATGTATATAACTCAATTGACCATCCAAGAAAATATCATTACGAACAATCATGTGTTGGATATGAATTACAAAAGCAAAAAAAATATAAAATAATGAATAATAAATGGAACACCATTTGGTCAATGTATAAATTTTCTGGTTCTGTTTTGCATGAATGTTTTAAACAAAATTATTTTATTCATTTTGCTGGAAATACAGACTTGGAAAAAGTACCAGAATTACAAAAAAAATATAATATATAAGTTAGTATTTATATTTTCGAACAATCAAAAGGTATCCAAATTATACCATTGAATATTTACACATTGAACTATTTTTTACATTATCCTAGATAAATACTTACATATGATATGTATATATATATATCTATAATGTATGGTAAATCATCTTATATAAAACTGATAAAATTAACCACAACGTAAAAACATTTGTTTATTTTTAAGGTGTAAAATATTCACGGATATATTCATTTTTGTTTTATTACACAATTTTATTATATATTTTTATAATCATATAAAAATATAATTATGTAATTACAAAATGGCTAAAAATATCGCATTTATTACTGGTATAACTGGTCAAGATGGGTCATATTTAGCTGAATTGTTATTAGAAAAATGCTACATAGTACATGGACTAATTCGTAGATCATCCTCTATTAATACAAATCGTATCGAACATATTTTTTCGAATCCAAATATGAAACTTCATTATGGTGATTTAACAGATAGTAGTTGTTTGGTTGCCATTTTGGCTGTTATAAAAAACCAATATCCAGAAATGGAACGATTAGAGATTTATAATTTAGCAGCACAATCACATGTTAAAGTATCTTTTGAAATGCCAGAATATACAGCTGATGCAAATGCATTTGGTACATTGAAATTGTTAGAAGCAATACGTATTAATAATCTTGAAAAAATAACTAGATTTTATCAAGCATCTACGAGTGAATTATATGGTTTAGTTCAGGAAATACCACAAAAAGAAACTACTCCTTTTTATCCACGTTCTCCATATGGAGTAGCAAAACTGTATGCATATTGGATAGTAAGAAATTATCGTGAATCTTACAATATGTATACATGTAATGGTATATTGTTTAATCATGAATCTGAACGTAGAGGTCATAATTTTGTAACAAGAAAAATAACATTAGGACTCAATAAAATATTGAAAGGTGAAACAGATCGTTTAATAATGGGTAATATTGATTCGCAACGTGATTGGGGTCACGCAATGGACTATGTAGAAGGAATGTGGAGAATATTACAACATGACAAACCCGATGATTTTGTATTAGCTACAGGTGAAATGCACAGTGTACGTGAATTTATTGAAAGAGCTTTTGCATTGAAAGAAATATATATAAAATGGAAAGGTAAAGGCATAGATGAAATAGGTTATGATGAAAAAACCGGAAAGGAATATGTTTTTATTGATGCCAAATATTTTCGTCCAGCGGAAGTTGAATTATTAATAGGCGATACAACTAAAGCAAAAACGATATTAGGTTGGCAACCAAATATCAATTTTGATGAATTAGTAAGGCGAATGGTAAAAGAGGATTGTAGTGAATAATAATATTGATAAAAATTATATAAATATTTTAATATATTATTTATATAATGGAATTTGAAAAACCATCTACATCTGGATATACAATCTATTCAAAATCTAGATGTCCTTTTTGTACAAAAGCCAAGGCTCTTTTACAAGATGAGCCATATACAATAATAGATTGTGATCAATATTTGACTGATGAAAATATTAAACAACAATTTTTACAATTTATCGAAATTCTCATTAATAAACAATATCGTACATTTCCAATGATATTCAAAGATGGTGAATTCATTGGTGGATTTACTGAGACCAAGGTTTATTATGATAAAGAACAAGCTTTCAATAATAATTTTTAATTTTCTATAATTTATTTACATCCATGGTTTGAGTTCCAATTGTTTATATTCACGATCATGATGACGTGGGACTTCTAAAGGTACTACTAAAGTACTTTGATCTTGACAATATTTAACATATCCAATTGCTTCATTATATACAGTTGGTATTGCATAATCTAATACTAGTTGATTTAAACGTTCAACTTGTGCAGTTATATCTGTTTCACGATGTTCAGCATATTGTAAATATATACTACGCATAATAATTTTTAATGTATCTATATTTTGTGGACCAATAACAAATTTTTTATTAGATTTATTATATACTCCTGCACGAAGACCGTTTTGTATAATTTGAATATTACCAGCTGAAAAAAAAACTTGAGATAATAAATTAGTCTCCCATATTCCATCTAATGCTTCTCGGTATTCAGTAGTTTTATTTTTTATAGCTAAACGTTCTTGCATTTTGAATTGAGCGTTTGGGCTCGGTTGTTCTATTATATTGACACGTCCATTATATTTATCCATATCTATTATTTTATCATCATAATTATTGTTATATTCTCTCATTATATAAATTTACTTAAGAAATAATTGTAGACAAAAAAAGATAAATACTAAATAATATAATATTTAGTAAAATACTTATGTATCCATTATATATAAAAAGATATAATGGATTTATTTTATATTATCGTATTGACAATATTTATAATATTTTTAATAATTGTATTGTCATATTATGGAATTGTTTTACAAAAAAAAATTAAAAATACCAAAATATATCCACCACAGCCACCATCACAATGTCCAGATTACTGGAATATAGATGCAAATGGATCATGTATCATACCAACAGTGAGTTCAAAAAATACAGGTATTATTTATGGTGATAATAATGAAATTAAATTGAATTCAAATTCAACATATGGATATAATAATGGTATAATCGATTTTAAAGATAATGGCTGGAGTGCAGGTGGTAGTAATGCGTTATGTAATAAAAAAAAATGGGCAAATCTAAATAATATTGTTTGGGATGGAGTAACCAATTACAATGGTTGTAGATAAATATTGAAAAATTCAAATTATTTATTTTGAATTTTTATTGAATTTTTATCGTAATTTATCATATGTAAAATAATTATCAAACATAAATTGTAAAAATAAACATAATAAACCATAAATATACATATTAAATAATATAATTATTCTATAATTGAATATAGTTTCAATTGGAGGATGATAACATACTAAACCTAATAAAGAGCCACTAGTTAATTGTACAATTTGATATATAGTTATATAGATACGCATACATTTGATATTTATTTTGAATATTGTCAACAGATAATAAAAATACATAATAGTATGTACACCAGAATTAAATAATGAACCGAACATAAACATATCTACATCATATTTGTATCCCAAATGCCAACATATTACTGCACCAATATGGTGATATTTTTGTAGAAAAATTGGTTTTCTACCTTTACAATAAAGCAAAACAGTATCAAAATATTCATAATATTTTGAAATATAAAACCAATATACAATTGTTTTGATATGTGGTTGTGACATGTAAAATTTATGTTCACCATGGATTCCTTGTATTGATATAACTTTGTACAATGATAAAAATGTATATAAACTGAATATTGTTAATGTACTATTGTGAAAAATAGAAAAATAATATATAAATTTTGGACAAATAATATTATTATATTTTTTATTACAAAAAATTTCTTCTAATAAAGCTAATATATATAAATAGAATATTGTTCCAGCAATAGGTGCTAACATATTTATTAATATAAAATTGTAGTAGAATACAATATATAAATACAAAATCACATTATTACTTATTGAATTTTATTACTCTAGGTGGTTCTCCAAAATTAGAATCTAATTTTGATAATTCAATCGGGTATTGGTAAACACTATATTTACGTTGATAATTTTCTATATTTTCATTTAATTCCATAATTTCATGTTTAAGATTACGTAAATTACGTATTTCTGGTTGAATTTCTTTTATTTGAATATACACTGCCTGTTTCAGTATTTCTTTATTTTGTGTATTTTCATATTCTTTTAATAATGATTTTACACGTTCGAATAAACGGAATATTTCATCATTCTTTTTTTCAATAAGGTGTTTTTTATCAATACTGTGATATAAATCATTATTTTTATCGAGTAATTTTTTATAAATACTACTATTTGAATTATATTCTTCCAATTCTTTTTTAAATAATTTTATCGATTCTTGCTCTGTTGTATAGTTAAAAAGTGTGTCTAATTTTTGACGAATAATATTTTCTTTCAATTCTTCGTTGTCTTCTCTGAAAATTTCTAATATATAATTAAAATTCATATTTGATTCGCCAACATATATTTGTATATTCAAACCACACGGTTTTATACTATCTCCACAAATTGCATTATATCTACCATTTTTTTTTGAAAAAATACTTCCTACTGGACGTTTACATTTGATACATGGAGGTTTTATAGTAAGTACGTCTCTCTTTGCTTGACGTTTCGTATCAGCTTTTTCAAATATTTTTTTTTTCATTTCATGAATGACACTTTCATATTTATTTTTTAATTTGAAATATTCATTCAATGCATCCTTTACATTTTTTTGTTTTTCTTTTAGTTCATTATTTTCTATTATTGTTGCTGCATTAGAATTACGAAATTCAATACTAGGTGTATTTTCCATTTGAAAATCTATAATTCCTTCTGGTAAATTTTCAATTACTGTAATTGGATTATTAGATACTATCAATTTCTCTAATTTGATTACACCACTTAGATTCAAAAATGACAAATTATTGTTACTACAATTTAATTCTTTTATTGTGGGAGAAATGTTCTCAATAGATGTTAATTTATTGTCATTTATTATTAATGTTTCTACTTTTGTCAATGATGTCATATCGAAATCTTCCAAATAATTATATGGTATTTCTATTCTGGTTATATTATTAGGTAAACCATCTAATGAAACAAGTAAATTATCAGGGCATTCAAATTCTAATAAAGTCTCTGGTAATCCAATTATACTTGTAATTTCACCTTTTGTTAAAATTATTTTTGTAATACTAGTTATACCATATTCTTTGAGAAGATTAAAATCTAAATCTCCATGTAAAGATTGTAAAATAGTTATATCACGCGATGCTTTATTGAATTTTTCTAAAAAATCTATTAAATATTCTTGAGCACTGTTGTTCTCTTTTAATATACGTTCTCGTTGTTCTTCAATAATATTCATAATATATATTGTCAATATATATATTATGGTGTTGTAAACGGTAAATTTGTAATACCAGTCATTTGTGACTCCTCTAAATTTTTTTTATCTGTTTTATAATGATGTATTTTTGATAAAACATATTCTTGATCTCTTATCATTTTTTGATTTCTTTTATAATCTGACATTTTTTGTTTACTAGAATAATACAGTCCTAAACCAAATATTATTATTACAAATAACAATACTCCTATATTTAATACATAATAATAAATACTTATACGTTTTGAATGACATTTTTGTAATGTATCATATAAATAGTTTTTCACATTTGGTTCTATCAAATTTATATTGTCCATTTTTATAATAATAAAATCGAATATTTTATTATTATAAAAAACGCTAAATATTTATTGAAATCTTTGTAAATATAAATTTACAGAAAAATAAGAAAGTATGGCTAAAATTATTGATACCACCCATATAGGAATAACCGTTTTATTTCGATATCCCACTCCAAATTCACGAAATCCTCCTTCTTTTGTATACAATAAACCTGGTTTCAAATAATGAATAATAGAAAATATTACTAAAAATATCAATATAGCTATACTTATTTTATTATATCGTACAAATTGTTTTGTTTGTATCATATTATATATTGTTATCTATAAAATCAATATATAATATTTTTAGTTATTTTTACATTATTAATCTTCAGAGAAATCATCTTCTGTCTCATCACCATAATGATCACCATCCATAAAACCAGTACCCATATCTGTAAAATCATAATCATCTCGGCCTACCCCTGCATCTTCTGCATTTTGATTTATTTCATCTAAAGCATTCAATTGATAAATATCTAATAATTCTTCATTTACATTATCTATCATACCTGCATCACGTACTTCTTCATCCAATCCTTTCAATAGTTCATCACGTTCTCTATTATATGTCTCTTTATCATATTGGAATAATCCCTTTTGTTGTCCAACATTCCAATTTTCTAAACGATAATTCTTCAACATATCTTCCACACTACGCGCTTCAATAGTCATCTTACGAAGTTTCTTTATAATTCCTTGTTTTTCTTTTTCTTTCGATCTACCTACACGTTTCAAAATATCATCATAAGATAAATCGATGGATTTTTTATTTGTATCTTCAATATTCAAAAATGCTAATAACAATTTACAAACACGATTTTTCAATGTTTCTGGATTATCCATCTGAATATGATACTCTGTAAGTTCACTATCTATTTCTGCAATTTCCTCATTAAAATTTGTCAAATCTGCATGTAATAAATTAGATTCATTCATATTTGCATTTTTTTTTGATCTACGATTTTTTTTATGTTCTTGTACATCTGCTCTAAGTAAATCAAGATCTCCAGAACATAATATGTATTCATATATACTAGAGTAAAAACAATATTTATATAATAATAAAATAGTAGTCTTATTAAACATAGAATAAAATGTTTTAACAATTGGCACTTCTTCTCCTGGATATTCACGGACTACTTCTGTATGAACTGGTATATTTTTTACAAATATATTCAAATCATTTAATCGAACACTAACTTCTTGTAAAAGTCGTATCAAAATAGTATCTTGACGGAATTCTTCCAACTCTTCGTAATATTTATTTACAAATACTTCTACATCTTGAACATGTTCCTTAGATAAATCCCAGTGTTTCGGTATATTTTTATAAAATCCATCATTGTTTACCAGTGCATTTGGATATACTTTTGAGAACATTTCAATCGCATTTATTATGTATTGTGTTATCGTATATAATCCTTCATCATAATAAGATTTAGTTTCATTCATTGGTTTGTCTATTTTCCATATTTCGATATTTATTAAATATTTATGTATATTTCTATATTGTGAATCTGAAATATTTAATCCATAATCATCAAAAAAACGCATTATTTTTTTATACAAATCTAAATTATTTATAATTAGATAATCAATTAGATCATTCAATTCTTTTGTGGGTGTATCAGGCATTACTAATGGATCATATTTATCCAATATTTTGTATATCAAATTTCGTAAAGGTTCAGCAATAATTGTAGAATTACTCATATCTAATTTTTCTAATATGTCTTTTAAAATATCGACTTGTGTAAATGGTTCATGAGTTTTGTTTGATACAACATTTTTTTGATTTACTATTTTCATTAATTGATACAAATCATCGATTGTATATCGTTTACCATTCTTTTTCAAAAATTCTATTTTTTCTTCTAATGACCAATTACTCAAATAACCCTGTGGTTTTTCATTACAAAATATTTTAAATTCACTCGGAATAGGTAAATTGCGATCGAAATTACAATAATGAATGACAGCCAAATATGTATTTTCTTCAAAATGACCCAATTGAACTGCAGGATATTGTATTCCAGTTTTTCCAGGATGATATAATAAATCTGCTGTTGTCATATTTTTAACATATTTAAGAATTTTTTCAATTTGTCTCGTTCCACGTATACAAATATCAATACTTTTATCCTCATTTTTGAAATATTCGATTGGATTTGTTTTATCAATATTTTCATTACAGCATGCATTTTCTAAAAATGGAATACGTCCTGATGTTTTCAAAATAGTATCTTTCGTTTTTACAATATCGTTAATAGATTCTATAATTCCATAACCAAAATATATCATTTTACTTTTTAATACAAATATTGATTCAGTTTGATGTTCACTACCTCTATAAATCAAACTATCGAATTCTGACATAAAAGAACTGCTAATATTATGTAATTTCTTTACTATTTCATATTGAACAATCGGTGGCAAAAAATGTTTCCATTTTGAAATATTATGTTCATCAGGTGCTATCAATTCCGGATTTAATAATAAATATTCTCTTTTTTTCATATATAAATAATTCATTTCAGGGCGAGTCATTATATTGTTCTCCAAAAGAGTTTTTATACGGGTAACTAACGTTTCTGCCTTGTATTTACTAATAGATAACCAAGGATCTTGTGATAATTTCATTTTATTCAAAACACAAGCCAAATATTGAATACCAGTAATATCTTCTATACCAGACATAGGGTATCCACTAAAAGAACGAACACAATTAGGAAAAGTACGTTTTATTTTAAAAGAAGGTACAGCAGTTTGTATGGCTATTAACAAAACACCTGCAATAATTGTAATCATTGTTTCATTACGATAATCCTTATAAGTTGTTTTGAAATATTTACCTGTTTTTTTAAATTGTTGTTCTGATTTCTTTTGATACATTTCTTCACTGTATATTTCTTTTTCTATGATGATATTTGAATGTCTCAATATGAATTCACTGATATTATCAATAGGTATATCAATGTTTTTACAAATAGCACTCATGATATTATAAATGGTTTCAATAGTTTCATTTTCAAATACTGGTTTTTCTTTTTTACCAAGTGCTTCCATAACAACAGTACCTAAGTCTTTTTCCAAAATATCGTGGGTTGTAATTCTAAATCCAGCTTCATCAAATCCTTCTTCTGCACTAAAATCTATTTTGCGAATAACAAACCCACTATTTTTATCTACAATAGAATCACCATCATCACTCATTATTCCGACCAAATGAGTTAATTCGTCTTGTTTGTGTCTATAATCACCGCCAGAAACAAAAGTTTCTGCTAACTCATGAATACTAATTGGAAATAATTTTGTATTTGTTTCTTTACAATAGAACCAATGGGCATTTTCATTCAATTGTTCAACCATAGGCTTACGGCAATATTTATCAACAAACCTACATATATCATGCTGTATTTTTGGGAAATCATCTTGTCCCATGATCATATCCCGCAATTTCAAATAAGGTGAGTAGATCAAATCGTCATTCGAAGATGCCATTTTACCCAATTCATAAGCCAAATTATTTGGTTTACTCATTTGTATATCTTTCAATAATTCCGTTTTTTTCAACATTTTCAGATGATATTGAATATTATTTTCTAATTCTTTTTCTAGTTCTTCTACAGTAATTTCATAACGTTTATCAAATTCTTGTAACATATTTTTTTTAGTGATTTCTTTGAAACGACTATTAGTGTCATCGGTTGTTTCGCAAACATTATTTTTTTGATTTTTAAAACAATTCGCACTAATATTACAAAAAAGGGTATTAGTATCTAAAAATGCATCTTGATTTATTTCATTATCAGCTACCCATACATCTTTCAATCTACGATAGTAACTTACTTTTTTACGAATATCTGCTTCAGATTCAATGGCTTCTTTTTCTTTTTCATTTAATTTAGTTTGATCTATATCACTGGGTAGTGTAGGTTTTATTTCTAACATAGCATAGTCTCCATCACCTATTAGTTTTTTCTTTGAAATCAATGTAGTAGCTAATGTTTTTGCAATTTCTCTAGGACAATCGTGTTTTTCGACTAAATTTTCAACCAAGTAATCATAAAAATATTCTGGTAACATTTCCTTTTGCTGTTTTTCATATTTTTTCATTATGTTGTATGGTGTATCGTCAAATTCTTTATCATAATATACATCCTCTTTATTATTATCACTCTGTAAAGCTTTTATTGAATTATATTTTTTCGCTAAGTAACGTCGTGAACAATCCATCGGTTTTATTTTTTCATTATCTGTCAAATCATCAATGTTTGGACGCGAAAGAGCATCCATTAAATTATTTGGAGTCATTAATGTCAACATGATAGATGTTAAAACATTTGTATACAAATTAATATTATCCATATCATACATACGACGCAATATTTCTTGTGGAGTCATTTTAGTATCCATTTTATCTTTTGATAAAAAACTATATGTTTGAAAAAATGCATCAGCAAAATCTTTCTTTTCACTTAATAATCTTAAGATAGTATTGAGTTTTGGTGAAACATCATATCTTGTATTACGTAACAATGCAAATTCATTATATCGTTTTTCATATTTTTTCTTTATTTCTGAAATAAGTTCTCGAACAGTACGATTGATATCAACATATTGTTTATAAGTAATATCCGATGGATAAATCATAAATGGTTCTAATTGTTTAACAATACTGACAAAACTAACTTTATCTTTTATATATTTTGTAACGAGTCTAATTAAAAAACGTGTTTTTGGAATAATAGTTTCTAAAAATTTATTATATTTATCATCATTATCAACGTAAATATCTTTGTTTAATATGAATTCTTGAATTCCTTCTAAAAAGTTGATCTTGTCTTCTTTTTCCATGCGCTCATAATCAAATTCCTTCGAAAGATCATCAATAACATGTGGTATGATATCAGCATTTTGTCTTAAAAGTCGAAATAATAAAAAATAATTACGATGAAGTGAAGCTTTTTCCAAAATATTTGTAGTTGGTAATTCTATGTTAGAAAAACGAAAAACCGGTTCAGGCATAATTAAAAATGATTTTATACAAATTTTATCACTTGGAGTCATTTCAACTGTTTTAAAAGTTTTTTTGCCAGTTTTCGATAATTCTTGTGATAATTTATTAAGACCTAGATTGTATTTTTGAATAATAAATTTACGTTGCTTTATATCTTCATTAATAACAACACTACTTTTGAAATCTTCTAAATTATCAATAACTGATTCGATATTTGACATCACATTCATAGTAGTCAAACAAGACAATTCGTTTTCAGGAAGTTCAATAGGTGTCATTATATCTTGTATACGATTATACATATTACTATATACCATAGCATCATTATCAGTTTTGTTTTTCTTAGAAAGAATAGTTTCTAATTCACGTAATTCAACACTTTGTTTCTCAATTATAGAAATATCAGATGTTTCTATTGTAGCCTTTACGTTATATATTTTACGACGAGTAGAAACCACAGGTATTAACCACTGTAATTTTTTATCCATTTTCAATAAATGTTCTATAAGCGGTTTGTAATATACACCCATCATTTTAATATCATATGCATTTTGGTTAGTATCAAACATTGAAAAACGTTCTCGAAGTTCTTTGAATCTTTCAATCAAATTATGAATATTATCAAGAACCATTTTGTTACGTTGACTATTTGGAATAGTAGATAATAATTCATCCATCATATCATTTACCTGTGCATCAATACCATATCGTTGCTCACTTTCAGGAACTTCTACTATTTGTGTAATCTTTTCCAATTTTTCACCATATATAATAGAATTAGCATCAATGTACATTTCATGTAAAACTTCACGAATATTTACATCTGGTTTTGCACCTTCTGGTATATTGATGATCGATTCACCTATTTCAGTGAATTCAACAGAGGCCAATTCTCCTTCTTTTGGACTTTCGTCTATTAATTCTCCTTCTTCTAATTGTGCTTGAAGCATAGCTAGCGAGGCTACTTTTGCAAGAGATGCAGGTTTTTTTCGTATATTAATTTTTTCAATAGGAACATCATGAGGAATACCTTGATATGCAAAATCAATATAAAAAGTAACCAACTCGGGATAATTTATAATTTCTATCATATCTTCTTCTAAATTTGTTATTTCACCACTAATAATACGTGGTATTTCTCCTCCAAATTCTATATCAATCCATGTACCAACCAATAAATTGTTTTGTCTAGCATATCCTTTTTCTTCAGAACGATCTAGTAATATAATTTGAGTGATAGATTCATCTGTAAATGTTCCATCAGAATTAAAATTCAATTGTATTTTCTTATCATTATCAATATCATTTGCTGTATCAATTATTATCATTCTTTTTGAATCAATATAATCAATAAAAAAAGTGTTTTCGTGAAGGGTTTCGTTCGGTGGTGCTATTATTTCAATAATATCACCTAATTCTAATGTTATCTGTTTCTTATTTAGACTAGGCTTTGTAGTTTGTTCAACAACTTCTTCATCATCATTGTCTTGTTGATTAATTTCAATTACATCAACTATTTCTTTGTTTTCATTATTATTATCAATATCTGAATTAGTTGTTTCCATATATTATATATTAAAAATATATATAATCTATCTAAATTATATTTGTTCTCAAAGTATTAATTTATAACTACATAAAAATTATATTAATAGTATTATATGAATGAATTAATGATTCCAGTAACATATAAGTTGGATATGGATATATGTTCTTCAAATATAGTAAATAAAAAAAGTATTAAAAAAAATTATGCTAATTATTTCATTTTACAATATGATAAAAATTATGTTTGTTTTAATGATACTAAAAATGGTATCTATCGTTCGGTAGTATTCTCTAATCCAGAAAAAAAAATACTTAGTTTCAGTCCAATTAAATCTATTCCAACATATGTTTTTATTGATAGAAATCCTGTAATAAATGATGAAATTGTAATAAAACAACATATTGAAGGTGTTATGATAAATTTATTTTATGATGATCGTATTAATCGTTGGAAAATTGCTACAAAAGGTGCTATAGGTGGTAATTATAGTTTTATAAAACATACTAATAAAAATGAAACATTTTATGATATGTTTTTAGATGCTTTGTGTGCTAATAAAGATGAAACTCTAAATGAAATTGGAATAATTAAAATACTTCCAAAAACATTTTCCTATACATTTATATTACAACATCCAAATAATATAATTAGTAAACCAGTAGATAGACCACATTGTTATTTAATAGCACTATATTCAATAAATAGTACAAAAAATGAAGTAGAATATATACCATCAACAATATACGAAAAATGGTCGATTTTTCATGATATAAATGGAATTATAGAATTTCCTAAACAATATTATACTCACGAATATGAATCTATAATAAAAACAGATTATGGTATTGATTATGTTATTACAAATATTCAAACTGGGGAACATTGTAAAGTATCATCTTTTTATAAAGAATTGTTGAAAAAAACTATTCATATTGATTCAACAATTCAATATCAATATTTTTGTATGAGAAGAATAGGCAAAATAAAAGAATATATAAAAATGTTTCCAAAATATAAAAAATCATTTTATACAATTCAAGATGATTATGAATATTTCGTATCAACAATACATGAATTATACTGTAATTGTTATATATATAAAAGTATTAATGCTAATGATATAGAACCTAAATATTTTACACATATTTATAAAATACATCATCAAATATATTTACCAAGTCTTTCTAGTGAAAAACCACAGAAAATATACAGAAAAACAATTCTTAAATATTTTGATAATATAGATCCGAGAGAGCTTTTATTTATAATGAGTTCTGATAAACGCGATTGAAATTTTACATTTGCATATAAATAGTAGAAAGTTTACTTAAATTTTGAATATATTTTACACAATGAGCTTTGTTTGTATTATTCATTTGACTGATTGGCTTGCGAATATTATTTATTGCGCTCATAATTTTATCAGCATTTGATAATTTTTCTAAATCTTTACTATAATCTTTTTCAAAAAAGAATTCAATATCACCATTATCAATAACATCCTTGTATTTCAAATAAACATAATCATTCCATGCTTTTATAATTGCAGTAGGGTTAGCTCGTTTTATAATATCAAATGATGTTTTTGCATTTATTAATTCTTGTTTTTCTGGATATATATTTATTATATCATCCAAAAAATCTAATAAATGTTTATTAAATGCTCTTAATGTAGTAGATTTATCTAAAGTGGAATTCATTATTGATAAAATAACTATAAATGTTTATATTATTTTATATTTATATTTTAGACTAATCAAATATATATTGGTCCTTTATTGGTTTCAATTTCATTTAAACGTTGTTGTTGTAAACTTTCTATTGTTACATTATTTGACAGTTTATCAGGTCGATAATTATCAGGTGGGGTATTAATTAATTTAATATCATCATTTGCAGATACATAATTATACATTTGTCTATTATTCCCCTTGCCTTTTGCACTCAATTCATCTGGTGTCATATTATAATAAGTATATTGCTCTGAAATTATATTAGAACCTCCACTTGATACCCCTAAAGAATAACTAATAGGCTCTCCGTTATATTTAGTTGCAACCTCATTTAATTGTTTAATTTGTGGATGTAAATACTGCATAATATCGTCTCCCATTAATAATCTATAATTTTGTTTTATTAACAATAGTGATGGTACACTATGAATATTAGGAGGCATAATAACCTTTGAACCATTTTCTAAAACAATATATTGTTGATTTGTTTTTGGATCACGTACACGTTTATCTATGCAAACAAAACTTATTTTATTAGATAAATTACCTTTTACTAAAGTTTGTACTAAACGTTGACAATGTTTACAATAATTACTATAATATAAAATATCCATTTAGTTTTTATATTATATGTTAAAAATCCATTTTTTTCAGTTTTCCGCGTTTATTTTACGATACACATAGAATGTAATAAACGGTTTTGGAAATAGAATACAAAGTATCCTAAAGATAATCCAATTATGGAAATATAATAATCAATTCCCTTTCTCTTTGTAAGTCCATAGAAAAGAGCAGGAACAACAAAAAGAACTAACAGAATGAATCCAAAAATGGATAGAAAGTAAAAATAAAGACAGTATTCAATAGGTAGAGGACCAAATAGATTATCGACTAAACCAGCCATTATAATATAACAATAGATATTTTTCTAAATAACATAATTACTTTTTGTTAGATAAATAATATTTATCATTAGAATTATCATGATATAAAGATTCGATATTATATATAGTTACATTATCAATATTTGGTAATAGTTTTTTTTCAAATAATTGTTTAGTGATAAGTCTATACGTTTCTTCTACATTTTTTTGATATATATCAATTTTAGATGCAATTATAGAGTTTCGTAATTTATTTTTTGTTCTTGACATTTGTTTATACAAAAATATATATAGATATATTTTTATATATTTTTATATATAATTATATTAACACTAATTATAAACTCGATAAATGGATGGAAAATTATGGCAAAATATAAAAATAAAACCTAAACCAAAAAAAATAGATCAAGAGTTATTAAATGCTTGTTATTTTGGAAATTTAATTGGAGTTAAAAAATGGTTAAGTATGGGTGCAAATGTTGAATACATAGAAGAACGTGATGGATGGCTACCGATTCATTATGCTGCGCGTTGGGGTGATTTGAAAATGTTGAATTTGTTAATAAAAGCAGGTGCAAATATAAATGGTAAAACAAATAGTCGTGAAACTGCTTTACATAAATGTGGTAGATGGGATAGAAAAGAAGCAGCTATTGTTTTATTAAAATTGGGTGCTGATCCTAGCATTAAAAATAGTGACGGAAACAAAGCATCAGATATGACTGTTAATCCTGAATTGAAGTTTTTACTAGACAATTTTCAAGAATATCAAGAAATTATCAAAAATAAAACAAAATAATATAAAAATTTTGAATTCATACTAATATGCACAGCAATGCAGAAAAAGAAGATTTATTACAAATTATTGATCGTATCGATAATTATATATTGAACAAGGATTTCGAAAGTGCATTTATACTTATGTTATTTTTACTTAGTAGATGTGAAGATACAGATAAAGAATTTATAATTTTGTATTACAAAAGAATGTTTATAAATATGGCTAGAGAACTGTAATATTATAGGTAGTAACATATTACACATTTTAACATTTCAAATGCCGATTTTCTCGGCATAAAAATAATTAAAAAATGTAAAATCAACAGGCGTGCTTATCTTTGTGTTTCTTAACGCCGATTGTCTTACTGTAAAATATGTAAATAGATAACAAGCAATAAAAGGCATATCTATATATATACTGTTATTTTTCTAATTACAAAAATATATTGTTTTATATTTTTATAATTTCTATTTTTTGTATTATTCATTATTATACATCAATAATATAAACATACTATATATATTTATATCAATGGATAGTTCTACTGTATGGAAAATAATTAATAAATACTTTGAAGATAATCCACAAGCTTTAGTAACACATCACATCGAATCTTATAATGACTTTTTTAAAAATGGTATTTTTCAAATTTTTAAAGAGAAGAATCCTATTACTATTTCTAGTCGATTCGATAAAAATATAAACGAATATCGTTCTCAATGTATAATGTATTTTGGTGGAAAAGATGGTAGTAAAATATATTTTGGTAAACCGGTTATTTATGATGATAAAGATAATTCACATTACATGTTTCCAAACGAAGCCCGACTTAGAAATATGACATATGGTATGACCGTCCATTATGATGTTGAAATCGAATTTATAACCATTTTAGAGGAAGGCGAGATGCCTAATATTATTGGTATAGATGAAGTCGATGAATTTATTACTGATGGTGACGATGAACTAGAAGGTGGTGCTACTGAACTACCCAAACGTAAAGGTCGAAAGAAACGTGTACCTGTTAATATGACTCCAGCAGAAACTGCTATTTTACGTGAAGCTACTGCTAAATCCATGATTACACCAAATACTCAAAAAGAAACCATGGTTCTCGAAAAAATATTTTTAGGAAAGTTTCCTATTATGATTCAATCTAATTATTGTGTTCTATCTGGATTACCTCGTGAAGTGCGACATACAATGGGAGAATGCACTAATGATATTGGTGGTTATTTTATTATTGATGGTAAAGAAAAAACTATTGTTTCTCAAGAGAAATTCGGCGATAATATGCTTTATATTAAACAATCAGGTGATGAAAAATATCTATATTCAGCCGAAATACGTTCAGTAAGTGAAAATGTTTCAAAACCCATTCGTACCCTTTCAGTGAAGATCATAGCTCCAACACCATCTTATACTTATAAAAATATTGTTGTAAACATTCCAAATGTTCGAAAACCTGTTCCGCTTTTTATTGTATTTCGTGCTCTAGGTATAATATCAGATAAACAGGTTATTACTATGTGTCTTCTGGATCTTGAAAAACATGAAAACATGGTTGATTTATTCATTCCATCTGTTCATGATGCTGGAGGTATTATGACACAAGTCAATGCTCTTAAATATATTGCTACACTTACAAAGGGTAAAACAGTATCACAAGTTTTATATATTCTTAGTGATTATTTCTTACCACATGTAGGTGAAGTAAATTTTATACAAAAAGCTTATTATCTAGGGTACATTGTTTTTAGGTTATTATCTGTTTATACTGGTATTGAACCACCTACCGATCGTGATAATTTTAAATTCAAACGTATTGAATTAGTAGGTTCTCTTATGTATGATCTTTTCCGTGAATACTATACATTACAACAGAGACAAATCGAATTAGGATTTGAAGAAAAACTGTATTATAATCAAAATATTTATGAAAACAATTTGAAAGGTCTTATTGAACAAAATTATAAAGAAATTTTTATGGAGCGTACTGTTGATTTAGGTTTTAAAAAAGCATTCAAAGGTAATTGGGGTGCTACTGCTCACACAAAACGTATTGGAATTGTTCAAGATTTAAATCGTCTTTCATTTAATTCAGCATTAAGTCATTTGCGTAAAACAAATCTACCATTAGATGCTAGTGTAAAATTAGTAGGTCCTAGAGTACTTCATAGTACACAATGGGGATTATTTGATCCAATTGATACACCTGATGGTGGAAATATTGGTTTACATAAGCATCTTTCAATATCTGCATATGTTACACAAGGTTATTCTAGAGAACCTATTATTCATTGGTTACGAGAAAAAGCTCGTATGAAATTATTAGAGGAATGTAGTCCCGAAATTCTAGCCAATATGACAAAAGTAATTGTAAATGGTCTTTGGGCTGGTTCTATTACTGAACCTGTTGAAATAGTAGAAAAAGTAAAATTATATCGTCGTAACGGACTTATTCCAATTTATACAAGTATTACTTTTGATATTAAACAAAATACGGTTTATATTTATACAGACGCTGGACGTATTTGTAGACCTATTTTTTATCGTGACGTCGAGACTGGCAATATGTCATTCGAACATGAAACTATTAAAAAACATTTGGAAAATGATGAATTTACATGGGTACAACTAGTGGCAGGTTTCAATAAAAAGAGAGATCCAGATTTCAATACAAATAGTTATAAAATATATGAATTACCAGAATTATATGAAAACATGGATTCAGAAACAAATCCTGCTCGTTTAAGAAAATTCCTAGAAGAAAAAGCCATTTTGGATTATGTTGATACAAACGAAACAGAAGATGCTCTTATAGCATTAAATACAAATGAACTAAATACAAAGAATTCACGACATACCCATTTAGAAATTCACGAATCGCTTGTTTTTGGAATGATGTGTAACCTTATCAATTTTCCTGAAAATAATCCAGCTACACGTAACTCATTTTCATGTGGACAAAGTAAACAAGCATGTTCTATTTATCATACAAATCATCAAGTAAGAATGGATAAAACCGCGGTTGTTTTACAATCAAGTCAAAATCCACTCATAAAAACACGTTATTTAGAACATATTAATCATGAAGGTAATCCATATGGTGAAAATGCGATCGTAGCAATTATGTGTTACACTGGTTACAATGTTGAAGATGCTGTATTAATTAATGAAGGTGCATTAAAACGTGGTCTATTCAGAACAACATATTATACTACATATGAGTCTCATGAAGAGAAAAGTAAGGGGGGTAATATTGTTACACAAAAATCTTTCACAAATATAGAGAACACTACCAATATTGTAGGAACAAAGCCAGGATACGATTACAGTAAATTAGACAAATATGGTTTGATAAAAGAAAATACAGAAGTAAATGATAAAACAGTTTTGATTGGGTTGACTATTAATAGTTCCGAAAACCAAACTATGAAAATAGATATGTCGAAAACCCCCAAAAAAGGACAATTAGGAGTCGTAGATAAATCATTTATAACAGATGGCGATGAAGGAGGACGCATTGCAAAGATTCGTATTCGTGAAGTAAGAGAACCTAATATTGGAGACAAAATGGCTTGTGCACTACCTACACAACAAGTTTTAACTAATTTTGGTTGGATTGAAATAAAAGATATTGATATTTCTATTCATAAAGTAGCTACATTAGATGTTAACGGAAATATGTGTTATGAATATCCTGTAAATAAATTTGAATATGACCATGACGGGAAAATGTATTTTGTTCAAAATAAACAAGCTCATGTTATTTGTACATTAAATCATAAATTGTATGTAAAAAAACGTGATAGAAAACAATACGAATTAATAGAAGCCGAAAATGTAATGGGAAAAATGGTTCGATTTCAAAAATCAATGAAAAATATTTTACCTGATACAGATCATATAATTCTAGGTGAAAAACAATACAAAATGGATGATTGGTTGCAATTATTAGGGATGTTTATAGGCGATGGCTCAGTAAATAATAGAGCGGTCGTATTGTCTTGTTATAAAGAAAGAAAAGTCAATTTCAATATTTCATTATTAACTAAACTGGGAATAGAATACAAACATGATAATTATAACGGTTATTTCGCAATTGATATAGGAAAATATCCTGAAATCTATAACGAATTAAAAAAATACAGTTTAGGTGGATTAAATAAGTATTTACCTGATTATGTTTGGTCATTATCACAACGCCAATCAATTATTTTATTAGAAGCATTATTACAAAGCGATGGGCATACATATAATGATGGGATTAGTAGATATGGAACAATAAGTATTAAATTAGCAAATGATATTTCAAGATTAGCTGTTCATTGTGGATGGTCAGGAGTAATAAAAGTTGCAGATGACCCAGATGATAAAGAAAGATTAGTCACTGGGAAATTAGGGTATAACGAAGGAAAATCACATATTATTGTTCAAAAAAATACTTATTATAAAATTAGTATTATTCGTAAACAAAATGAACCATATATTAATAAAAAAGTGAACAATTCAAATGTGGAAAAATTAATCGATTATACTGGTAAAGTATATTGTATTGAAATGCCATCGAGCCATTTATATTATATGCGTGAAACTGATTTCGCACCATCTATGCTAATAGGTAATTCGAGGAGTGGGCAAAAAGGAACTGTAGGACTTGTTATTCCAGAATGTGATATGCCATTTACAAAAGATGGATTAAGACCAGATATTATTATCAATCCACATGCCATACCAACTCGTATGACTATTGGACAATTAGTTGAAACTATTACAGGTAAAGCTTCGGCGATTTATGGCGGTTTTGGTGATTGTACTGCATTTATTAATAATGGATCAAAAATTGGTGTTTTTGGAGAAATGTTAGTAAAAGAAGGTTATCATTCGAGTGGTAATGAAATATTATATAATGGAATGAACGGAGAACAAATCGATGCAGAAATTTTTATTGGACCAAACTATTACATGCGTTTGAAACATATGGTAAAAGATAAAATAAACTATCGTGCATCAGGTCCACGTACTGCACTTACAAAACAACCAGTCAGTGGACGTGCAAATGATGGTGGTCTTCGTATAGGTGAGATGGAACGTGATGCTGTTATTTCACATGGAACTGCTGAATTTTTAAGAGAATCTATGATGGAAAGAGGTGATAATTATCAAATTGCAGTTTGTAATAATACAGGTATGTTAGCTATTTATAATCCATCTAAAAATCTATTTATGAGTCCTATGGCAGATGGACCTGTAAAATTTGTCTCTTCTTTGGATGGTAAGGATATGAATATAGAAAAAATTACAAAATTTGGACGTAATTTTAGTGTTTTAAATGTACCATATTCTTTCAAGTTATTATTACAAGAATTAAATACATGTAATGTCCAAATGAGAATAATTACAGAAGATAATATTGAACAATTAGAGAACTTGACATATTCTAAAAATATCAATCTTTTATTACATGATATGGATGTTACTCCACAAAATATTGTAAATGAAATCAAAAGAAAACTAATGAATACAAAATCTGATATTAAAACACCAGAAATACCTGTAGTACCTCAAGTATCACCAGAATATCCTGTTTCACCTGAATATCAAGTATCACCTGAATTTCCTAATGTTTCACCTGCATATGAATCAAAAGAAGATGAACTAACCGAAATTTTTAGAAACTCTTCCGCATCACCACCATACAATCCATTTGTATCTGATTCAAAACCATTTGAAATAAAAACACCTGAATTCAATCCTACAACACCTGAATTCCCTCCACCAGAAAATTTCGAGAACTTATCATTACAAGCAAATGAATATTCAATAGGTGAAGACGTATATTATCGTGAAGATCCACCAATTTTTGATCAAATGGGTAATCCTTTACCGCCTAGATTGTGGAAAATAAAAAATATAGGTGATAAATTTATTACTATTATTACTAATCCAGTTAATAATACGGACAGTAGAGAAACACAAGAAGTAGTTAATGCTATGCAAATATATAGATCGAATGACTATTCATCTTCACTATTAGAACAACCAATACAATCTATTACTGGTTATCAGGGAGAACAATACAATATGACTGGTGGAGCTAATAATATTCCAAATTTGATGAGTGTACCACAACTTTCTAACCCTGCAATTCATTTTGCACCTGTATTCAAAATATTGAATGGTTCTACCGATTTTTCAGCAGATCCTGTACAAAATACTGAACCTGTTTCACAAATTGGAGAACAAATACAGACAACCGGATTAATGAACAATATAAACGCTATAAATGATAATATTCCAGTAGAAATTAAAAAAACTAAAGATGAACCTGCAAAAATTGATTTTGATAAATTAGTTATTAAAAAAATATAAATATTATCAAAAATATAATAATACTACAATTATTATATTTTATTATTCAATACTAATGGATTTTGCTTTATAGATATATCACTATCAATATGTATTTTTATATTTTTTATAAAAGATTTTATTGTATTGTATTGTACATGTTTTTTTTATAGTTTTAGTTCTAATCTTTTTATGTAAAAATTGGTATTGATCAATCTGTATAAAATACGTAGGCATCCTGGAATATTTATATATTATAATCAAACTATATTTACTTCAATTTTATCACCTTGAACCGATTCTTGCGTATTTGTTTTATTTTTTATACAGCATAAACAATCACGTAAATTTAAACACATATTTCTAGATGTAGATACACCACAAATAGAACATGGATGATTTATAGCATAATATAAATTGGTAATTAAATTGTTTGTATTGTAATATTTGTATTCATTGTTATCTTCTAAATCTTCAAATACATCTGTATAAATACGATTATATACTGTAATTGCATTCCCTGATAAAATATTTGATTGATATTCATTATAGACACGATTTAATATTTTATCTATTTTTTCCATATCCACGTCTTTTCCTTTTTCATAAACTTGAATTTCTTTGTATATTTCAACACTCAATTTATAATATTTTTTATAAGAATCCAATTCATTTTCCATACGTTTTTGTAAATTTAATAATATTTCAATTCCAGTAAGAACACCACAAAATAATGACAAAAGAGCATTTATTAATGATATACTTGATTGTTTTATATATGATTGCATGCCAACAGCGAAGAACGAATTTAGACCACTCAATAATATGAGCGGAATTCTGAATATTGTAAACAAAAGGATACGGTAATAGTGATAACGACTATTATGATATAAATTCAATTGAATACAATTTTTCCTAATTTTTTGTAATAAATCTATTTTATTTTTTAGTAATTTTTCATTAGTTATATTTATTGTATTTTCAGTAAGTTTTTCTACAATTGTTTCAGGTTTTATGTTAGGTTCTGCCTGTATATTATTTGATAAATCAATAATTTTATTGAAAGAAATATCAATAGTAATTCTTTCTAATAATTCTTCCCTCTTCCTATCCATTAGTTTTTGCATAATTGTTTTCGGTTCATTTTTATTAATTTTTTTAGACATTATAATATTGATATATAAAAAATTGAAAGTAATAATTCAAAAAATATTAAAACAAAAATCCATTTATAAATATATAATGTCATCCAACAGTAATCGTATTTTAAGTATTTTCAAATCAAGAAATACTATTCTTGAATTATTAGATAATCAATCTTATAATACAAAAGAATATGAAGGATTTAGTATTAATGAAATAGATGCAATGGTTTCTAATAATCAATTAGATATGTTAGTAACGAATGAAAAAAATAAAAAAAAAACATATATAAAATACTATTTAAATGCAAAACAAATAAGACCTACTGTTCTAGACGAAATCATAGAAGATTTATTTGTTATTGAAAATGTATTAACAAAAAATGATACTCTTATCATTATAATAGAAGATGAACCTAACGATACTATTTTAACTAAATTAAGATATTTATATGATAATGAAGGATATTTTGTAATAATCCACAATATTAAACGTTTACAATTCAATATTTTGAAACATAAATTAGTTCCGGAAGGATTCATTTTAGAAGAAAATGAAATTGAAGATTTAAAAAAAAAATATAATATCAAAGAATTAAAACAATTACCAGAAATATCAAGATTTGATCCTCAAGCATTGGCTATGGGAGTAAGACCAGGACAAGTCTGTTTATTTAATCGAGAAAGCGTTACTGCTATGTTTTATGATTATTATCGACTTTGTGTATAAAAATATCTTATAATAATATAAAAATGGATAATACACTAACAACTGGATATAAACCTAATACAGTATTAGTTGGATATAATCCAAACGATTTTTTTTATTCAAATGCAACACAATTAGGTAATATGCCAAGTGATAGTAGTTGTAATGAATTAAAACCATACGACAATAATTGGAATTATAAATGTAATTTAGATAATTTTTCAAATAATAGTAATGATTGTATCAAAATAGAACTCTGTAAAAATAAAGATTATGCAAATAAATTGATGAACATCAATAAAAAAAATGGCAATTTAGATGAAAAGTATTATAATATCAAAGAACAATACGATATATTATTTATGAATAGTATTAATTTAGGAATTGGATGTGTATTTTTATTTTGGTTTATTTTCAAAAATAAATAATTTTGTAATCTATTTATATCATAGTATTATAAATAGATATTTATTATGTTTATTATGAGCATTAGAAAACAAATCAACAGAAATAAAATTTTAATAGATAGTATCAATAAACGTATATTAATTGATATTAATAAAATACATTCGATATCTGATAAAAATAGCAGTGATTCAATAACTATGAATAATAATATCAATTATTATGATATGTTTTTATCAAATATGAGATCTATTATAACAGTATCAGATGAACTAAAAAATTACCATACTGTAGCAAGTAATAATTTAAGTATTTTAAAAGCATTGTATTTTAATTTACAAAATGACAAACCTATTAATAGTGGAATTACTATTAATCCTACATCAATTCTTCCTACTACTCCCACTCCTACTCCCACTCCTACTACTCCCATTGTTAATACTGGTAGTAACATTGCTTCAAGTAATATACCTGTTGCACTTCCTAAAAATAAAATAATTAATGAAAAAAAAGAGATGATTACTTTATCAGACACATTGAAACTTTATAATACTATAGAAGGTCTAATAAATAAAGAAAATTTTTCTGATTATATTTCTTCTTATAATATAAATATGCCAATTATTGAAGGAATTACAAATATTGATATGAATAATACAATAAATATTATGAATGATGAGAGAGAATTACTTAATCAATTAGCGGATTTTAATAAAAAATACGAGCGATATATTCATTGTAATGATCCAAAAGTAAATATGGATTGTATATCAGGAAGAGAACCAACTTCTACAGAACTAATAAGTAAAATAGATAATATTTCAAATATTATTAATAGAATGAATAGAAATAATATATCACAGACTACTAATTATCAAACTGTTCATAATAATATACTAAATGATTATGATAAGGTTGTGAAACTACGTAATGATTTAGATATAAAAGTAAAACTATTATATGATCCTGAAAATTCAAAAATAGTTGATTACAAATATTCATATGATTCGACAATATATTCTGGTATTTTAATTTCTGCTTTAGCAACTTCTCTTTTATATTATATTTTTACTGAATTATAAATTTCTCAAAATATATTAGTTATCAAATGGATATTATAAATGTTATTCCGATTCCAAAAAATAATTTTTCGTCAAATAGTATCACAATAAATAATCCTATAAAAGACAATAAATTTGACTACGATCATACAGGTACATACAATATTAAATGTTCTTCATATTCAAGTAAAAATACTCCATATAATGCTTTTAATAAGTTATCAAATAAGTACTGGCAGTCTAGTATAAAAGGTAATTCATTTTATACACAAATTTGTAATATAAATACTTATTCAATGAACCCATACAAAAATGCTTTAATTGATAATTCAGCATTTCAAGGTGGAGGAAATGCTGAAAGTAAATGGGTAACAAATGTAGGAATTATTGGAAAAAACAAAATTTACGGTGAGTGGATACAGATACAAATACCAAAATCCGAAAAATTATATTTATATAACTATAGTATTTTGACTCCTATACCATTAAATATTTTAACATTTCCTACAAAATTTATGGTTGTAGGATCAAATGATGAAAATACATGGGAATATATTGATCTACAAAATATAAAAAAATCCATAAATACATTTAATAGAAAACCAGTTGTTTTCAATATTAATTCTACAAAATCATTTTCTTACTATAGATTGATAATTATGGAAATGCCACCTAATAATAATGATATCAAAATAAATCAATGGTCTCTTAATTTTGTACCATATTTATCAAAAAATATAGAAACCTTAACAAATATGAATGTTGAAAATTATGCATCCGAAACAAACAATTATTATTTTTCAAAATATAATACATCTACTCCATTAAAAATAGAAAATATCGATAATTCAATTGTTAATGATGAAAATTATAATAATAATTATAATGACATTTTGCCTATAATTTATACATCCATTTTAGCAATATCATTGTTGTATTATTACAATAAAAAATATTAGAACGAATAATTTATTATATATATTATTTATATAACAAATGAATAACTTTTATGATAATACTGATTATAAAAAAAATAATATAGATTTAAATAATAAATTAAAAACACTTGCTAGAGATTATGGATTTACTTATTTCATTCCTACTAATACTAATGTGTATGATTTAAATAAATGTTATTCTCAAGAATCATCTAGCAATATTATTATGAAAGATATTAGTAATTATCAAACAAATAATGAACCTGTATACCATACAAATTATACATGTAAATTAAATGCAACTATTTTACATAGTAAACAAAAATTTGATGAGAAAAATAAGATCAATGATATTATAAAAAATAATCAAGTAAAACAAGGTTTGTCTTTCAAAATAGTTAATGGTTTTTATAATGGTAATTCTAAGTTTTTTTTAAATTCGAATACAAACTACTACGATAATGCAACTAAATTTGATAATTTACAAAATGCCACAAACAATAAAATCAATACAGTTTCATCTTCATATTCAATAGAATGGTATGGGTACTTCAAACCTAATATTACCGGTAATTGGACATTTACTTTATTAACTGATAATATTAGCCTTTTATGGATAGGTGATATAGCAATAAATGACTATGAAAATATAAATGCTTCAATTAACACTAAAGGATCAAATACTATTTCATTAAAATTAATATCTAATAAACATTATCCTATAAGAATTCAATATGGTAATGTCGAGTTAACTCAGAGTAACAAATTTGAATTAAAAATAGTAAGTCCTAAAAATAATGATGGTATACCTCTCTTATGTTCCTTGTATAATTCAGATGGAACTTTGTTTGAAAAACAATTAATGTATTATTCTTTAAATGAAATATCTCCGGATTTAACATCAAAAGGTTTATTTAATTGTTACATAAACGATCCAAATGATACTTCAAATGGAATAAAACAATCATCTAATGATGTTAGTGTATGTGATGGTATTTATAACAATAAATATAATAAAGATATACATTATAATAAAAAAAACAATAAAAATATGTATTTGTATCGAATAGACGGTGATCCTAAAATGAATCAATTATTTATGAATAATAATATTGAAAATGAAAAAAGTTTATTACCTGTATCAAATGATAACACTATTTTAACTAATAAATATACAAAATATAACGATAAATATCCTTTACGAACTGATTCTGATAAAGTTATGCAATTGTCTAAAAATGATTGTATGAAAAAATGTAATGAAAGTTCTACATGTAATTATTTTTATTCTTATTCAAAAAATGACAACAATTATTGTATTCTAAAAAATGATTCTTTTCCAATTCAATTCATACCTAAACAACCTGATAATAACATTAGAAAATCTGATTTATATATAAGAAATAAAATACCAAAATTGTCAGATACAGATATTCGATATAAATTAAAGACAATCAACACTAATAATTATAATTCTTATTCAGATTATGAATTATTATCAGATAAACCATTTATTGTATCAGACAAATACAATATTGGATATAATGGTCTCAATGATGAAACACAAAAATTATTAATTAAAAATTGGAAATATATTAATGGATCAGGAGTAGAAAAGGAAAATTTTGATAATCGTGGATATAAAGAATCTAAAGATGTTGTAAATCAATCAGCAAATCCAGGCGATAATAATAATATACCAAATAGTATAATCCAAAATCAAATCAACCCTATTATACAAATATCTGACGACTATTCTAAACTACAAAAAAATGTAAATGACAAATATTATGATATTAGTAATTCGATTCTTAAAATTAAAAACAATAATAAAACTGGAATTAGAGATATACTGTCTAACGATCCAAATAATATATATGACTATAGTGGAAATCTTTTTAACTATAATAATATGAAACCAAAAAAAGAAAATGCATTAAAAGAAGATATCAATACAATGATTTTAGAACAAAATAATGTATTGATATTAGGAACTATTACAGTTGCTACATTATTAATAGGTGCTATATATTTTGGAAAATAACAGTAAATTTATATATATATATTTATATATATATACATGAGTACACCATTTTTTGATTTAAGTGGTGCATTTTACGCACAAAAAAATCATTTGATAGATTTACAAAATAGAGATGTCACTGATAGAAATTTAACAACAAAACTAAATGCTATTTCTAATAATTTAGATAATTTATATAATAATTTTAAGAATGCTAGTGGGACAACTTCTAGTATTTTGACTAATCAAACTGATGTTCAAGAAATAGTAAATACAGAATTGAATAGACTTAATCAGAAGAAAAGTAATGTTGATACAGCTTTAGAAGGGCAAAAAAGAATGGTACAATTAAATGATAGTTATCGACAAAAATATTTATATTTTACTAGAGTTTTAGTTATAGTCGTTGTTTTTCTGATTTTGTATATTATTATTAATATATCTAGTAATTATTTAACTACAATTCCTGAAACATTATTTGATGTTATTTATTTTATATTAGGTGTTTTATTTTTATTTATTATCATTTTCTTTTATTTAGATTATTTGAATAGAGATAAAATGGATTTTAATAAACTCAACTATGGTCCACCAAATATACCACCTTCTGCAAAACAAATAGAAGAACAACAGAAAAATGCATTGAGAACTGGTGATTTATTAGGTTCAATAAATGTAAGAGGATGTATAGGAGATAAATGTTGTAGTGTTGGTACAAAATATGATTCTGGAAATTCAGTATGTATAAAAGATGGTTTTACTACTATAATTAATAGTGATAAAAAAGGTACACCATCAAATTATGCTTCTGAAATAACTGAATATTCATTTATAAATGAGCTATGAAAAATATATATTTATAATATAACTATCAAATAATTATATTATGAGAAGATCTAAAAAACCTAGTATATTAACAAAAATTAAAAATACTATTAAATCAGCTGCAACATCAGTAAAAAATATGGCATCTAAACAAGCTAAGGATGCAAGTGAAAATACTAGAATTTTTGCTATCAAAAAAGATCTATCAAGATATCAAAGTGCAAATTCAGAATTAGGAAAAGATATAAATAAGCTAAATAATAATTTAACATCTACTATAAATACAAATGAACCAGTTTTAAGAAGATTATATGGAGAAAGAGATACATTAAACTATAATGTATCACTCAATAAAGCTGAAAAAACAAGATTAATTCAGAATAATTCCATTATTAATTCACGTATGACAGAAATAATTGGTATCAATGATGAATTACAAAAAGATACATTAAATTATTTATTAATTGATATTGATACAAAAAAAAATATATATAATTTGGTAAAATCTGAAAATAATTTGATAACAAATAATAATTTAGTATTAAACGATAGTACAAATAAAAATACTCAAAAATACATATATTCAATTGAACAATATAATGAACTTGAAACTATTAATACACTTTTTTTCGCTTCATATTATTTTCTATTTATTATATTTCTTTATTTTATTATTTTTAAAACGAAATATTCGTTGTTTTTAAAACTTACTATCGGCCTATTGTGTTTATTTTATCCGTATATTATTTTTACAATAGAAGCAGTAGTCTATAATCTTTTTTATTTTTTATATTCATATATATTTTCTGTATTTTCAATAGAAAAGATCTATTGAATTAAAATATATTGATATTGTAAATAATCTATTTAATGATACCTATATTTTTTGCTATTAATGCTATATTGACTAAGATACGTGTTGATTTAGAAAAAAAGTTGGAAACAGAAAAAACGAATAATAAAATATATAATAATAATAAAAAATCACTTGATACTCGTTTGAAACAGACAAAACAAAATTATTCAAATAAAATAAAATCATTAGGTAATGAATTAAAAATATTAAATAAATTAAATAGTGATTTAATTATTCAAATAGATAATTTTAAAAGTATGATTAAAAATAATACTAGTGCTATTGAACCAGATAATTATCCAAATACGTTGGAAAATTTTGATTCATCGTGCCCATATAAAGCTAGTACTGGTGCTGGTACTGGTACTGGTACTGGTACTGGTGCTGGTGCTGGTACTGGTACTGGTACTGGTACTGGTACTGGTACTGGTGCTGGTACTGGTGCTAGTACTGGTACTGGTACTACTGCTAGTACTGGTGCTGGTAACCAACAATCGACAAAAATATATGATCCAATACCATATTATACAATAGATTTGTATAAAGAAAATGAAAATGCATCAAAAAATACTGCTAGTAATATTTATAAAAGATATAAATACATTATTAATAAAAATAATGTTCTTTCTAAAAGAGAAAGATATATAAATAATCAATTTACACGACATAATAATAAATTTGAACATTATTCAATTGATATAGATAAATTAAATTTTATTAATAATTTACTATTTTATTTATATTATATATTACTTTTTATAGTTTTTTTTAAATTATTTTTTAATACACCGGAATGGGATACATATTTTAAGATATTTATAATTATTATTTTAATAATATTACCGTTGGTTGCTTATACTATAGAAATGGTTATATATAATATATGGATTTTTTCATATTCATTGTTGTATGGTAAAATTTATGATAATACCTCATACAGTAATAAAGTAGTTTTAAATAATACAACAGATCTCACCACAAAAGAATAATATATACTTATTGTAAAAAAATATGTATATATGTAATATTTATTTATACCAAATCATCAACTTGAATATTATCATATATTTCATCATTATTGTTATCATCGTTATCATCATTACGATGATAATTAATCTTTACTCCATACCATATTTGGTTTCGTTGACGACCGAATTCTTTATCCATATATTCATGTAAATTCTTTGGACTTGGACCACGTCCGCCATGATTTGCCATATACCATGCTGAAAATTCATTATTCAAATCCATTTTCTTAATACGACCATTTGCATCTCGTATAATAGTATCACTAACAAATTCTGATATATAATCCTGACTTTGACGATATTCATTACTCTTTGCCATGACAATATCACAATCTTTAACAATGCCATCAGTTTTAAACATTATTTCCACTAACATAGCTGCGAATACTTCCTTCCATTCATCGAATTTTTCGTCTATAGCTTTATCTATTTTATATTGGTATGGTTTTTCTTTATCACCTTCTACAGGATCATCTGTAAAAAGTGCTTTAAAAGGTACTGCTCGAATGCGTCTCCATGTACCATGGTCATTTGCTTTTACACCCATCAACGTATTACAAGTAACAACTAATTTGAATTGTGGAATAAATGAAATAGTTTGAGGCATATATGGTGCACGTCCTTGTAACGGATCTTTACCACTTGTTAGTTGTTTCATCATACCTTCATTGATTACATCATTTTGTGATGGTTCTTGCATAACTGCATATCGTTTACCTTTTAATTGTACAATTTCTGGTGCTAAACCACCCACTTTTCCTCTTTTATCTGTTACCAATGTAAGTGGTACATCACCTTTATAATCACCTAATACTTTTGACATCAAATCTACCAAAACTGATTTACCATTTGACCCAATACCAATATACATATTAAATGTTTGATTTGCAGATGTACCACACAGTGTCGATGCCAAATGTTCCCACATATATCTACATAATTCTTTTTCAGGAAATAATTTGTTCATAAAGTCATTTATTTCATCCATTGTTTTTTTGTGTTTTACTGGATCTAATGGAATATAATCAATACCAGTACACATTGATATATTATCTTCTGGTTGACCTTTACGAAAAATCTTTTCTTTGAAATCAATTACACCATTTTTAAAACAAAGCAAATATGGATTAGTATCTAATTTTTCTAGAAACGACATATCATAAAATAAATCTTTGGCTTCTGACATTATATTTTTTTTATCACTCGTGCTTGATAATTTTTGACAAATATTTAAAATACGAATTGAACGAGCCCTTGCTGTATCGTCTGGCTTTTTTTTTTGAACATTTTCATCAATTACTTGTTGTTCCTCAACATCATCTTCAGTAGTCACTGTCCGCATAAATCCAAATGATTTTTGATTGTATAATTCACGTAATTGTACTGATATCGATTTACGAAGTGTAGTACCAGAATCAATTTCCATCCAACGATTATTTTTGTATTGATACCATACACCTGCTTTTATACTTACACAAACATATTCACCTTTATATAATTGATACAGTACATTAGCTAAATCCCAATCACCCCATCCCGTTTTATCATTCGGTTTCTTTATAGAACAATGTTTAATAGTTTCTTCTATATAATAATCGATAGTTTTATGTCGTACAATTTCATATTCTTCTTTTGCATCTGTTTTCGCCCAATGAATCAAAGATAATTTTGTTAGCCCACCATGTTTTCTCATATCAAACGCATTCCATCTATCGCATAAATCACGAATACTACTATATTGGAAGTTCTTTGCTTTTGCACTGAATGCTATCCAAACTATCAATAGTTTCGGATTTGTATTTTTTAATGCCCAACCTACACGAATCCATTTGTCATAACTACCATCCTCGTAATATTTAGGTGGTAAAATATTAACAATTTCATATGTGGCTTTTAATTCATATTCTAAATAATTATCTGATACACTATCTAAAAATTGATTCAATGCATATGTTAATTCATCTTTATTTGAAATCCTCGCTATAGATGACACATCTAAAATTAAATTTTGAAAAATATTAGGTGTTGCTGTTATTTGACGACTTTGGTTTTGATTTGTATTAACATATGTATTTCTACTTGATGATTTGAATTCTTCATATCTTGTTATAAATTGATTTTTCATAATTAATGACAAATGTTTCGAATATCTTGCCGATAATTTTTCAATATTTTTTTCTAGATCAAAACTATTAATTGGAGTTTCATTAAATTCTAAATCTTCACTATTTTCATTATATTCCACATTATATACATGAGTAAGAATATAACGATCATGATTTGGTTTTCTTGAACCATATAATTGCCAATTACTATCTCCTTTACTAATTCTTATATCAAAGACATCTTCCCATGTATTCGTTTTTGGAAAATCGGACCACATTTCTTGCGCTCTTACTAACATTTTTTGACGTAAGAGTTGCTGGGTTATATGGTCTGCTTGAATACAAATAATAAGATGAATACCGTCTTTTGTTTTTTTTTCATTTTCAATACGATTTACTGTAGGTTTTTCCATTACGAATATTGGAAATTTTGCGTCTTCGTCAAGCTCATACATGTTTTTGATTTCTTCTAAATATCCAGAAATCAAATCATCAACATGATCTTTTGTATATTGACGTTCGTCTACTTCATAATCGTGTCGAAAATCTAAATCTACTAATATAGGACCATTCTCATCAAGTTGTTTTTCTGTCAAATATTCCTTTTTTTTTGTTTTGATAATATCACGATAATATAACTGCAAAAATGTAGAATATTCTGAATCTGGAATATGATAACTAGCACCATATATTCCTTTTTTATCACCAATTCTAGTATTTGTTATTACCTTATCCGAACCTTTTTGTAATTCATGTTTTAATAAAAATTCATTTATATCACGATAACTCATTATATCAGGTATTATAGATTGTTTTGATACAGCGCAGGAAGTAATTTGTTCCATTGCCCTTTGGATATATATTTATGATATTTTTATTACATTTTTATTTTTCAATTTTTTACATAAATACAAAAAATTGAAACATTAAAAGTATATTAAAAAACTATCAATATATATATATAAATGAAATTCTGTAAGAATTGTAACAATATGTACTACATTGGCATTGATGCTAACGATTCCAATAAACTAACATATTATTGCCGTCATTGTAAATATCGTGATGAAACAATTACCGAAGAAGGTGTTTGTGTTTTAGATACACAATTTAAGCGTGGAGAACAAAAATTTAATCATATTATTAATAGATACACCAAATTAGATCCCACATTACCTCGTATTTACAATATGAAGTGTCCTAATGCTGAATGTAAAACTAATATTTCAGATACAATTCCTGAAATTATTTATTTACGTTATGATGATGATAATTTAAAATATTTATATATTTGTTCAGATTGTGATACTACTTGGAAAACAAATGAAAAAGAATAAATTCAAAACAAATAATAAAAATAAAAAATTGAATAATATAATCTTTTAATTATTTAGAAATATCACAATCTATTTTATTACAAAACATGGAAGAAACTTATGAAGAAAAATATGAATACGAAAGTGTTGCAAGTGACTATGAATCTGAACCTGAACAAAAAAAGAAAAATAATGAACCTGAATTAAATAGTGATGCTGAAAGTGATAATGAGGATAATATTGATTTAGAAAGTAATTTAAGTGAAAATGATTTAGAAAGTGAAAATAGTGATATAGGTGAAGAATCAAATAATATTTTAGACACAAATCGTCAATTCAGTGAATTTAATAACAACTTTAGTGAAGATGAAGATGATGAAACTGATGATGATGAGAATTATTTACAAAAGTTTGATAATGATATAAAACAAAAAATTATTTCTGAATTTCATCCTGAATTACAAGCTCATAATTATGATGAAATCGAAATATTATCAAGAATTGTGAGAGACGAAAATGGAAATATAATTGATCCGCTACATAAAACTTTGCCTTTTATTACAAAATATGAAAAAGCTCGTATAATTGGCGAAAGAGCAAAACAAATTGATGCTGGTGCAGAACCATTAATAGAAATTGAACCAAACATGATTGATGGTTATTTGATTGCATTAAAAGAATATGAAGCAAAAGCTATTCCATTTATAATACAACGTCCCCTTCCATCAGGTGCATCAGAATATTGGAAATTCAGTGATTTAGAAATATTATAAATCTTTCAATCAATAAAAAAACTATATATATTTTTTATTGATTTTTACATTTTCCAGTTCTTTCCACAATCCAAACAAGTAATAAATATTGTAGCAGGTTCGTCTGCTGATCTGGTCTGTAATTCATAATGACTACAACGTTTACTTTTGCATTTTTTACAAGTAAACATATCGGTAGTAGCTTGTAAATTATTCTGAAATTTACTAGAATCACGTTTTATTTTTCTCTCAATATATTTACGCCAATGTCCTGTATTCATTTCTTGATGTGTCATAAAAGCCAATGTTTGTGGTTTTATATCACCGGTTTTCAATTGTAACAACAAATCCTGATTTTTCAAATTTAAATAAATACTGCGCAATCTGTCTATATAAATCTGAGTAAAATATGGATTATCCCATTTTTTTATAATTTTTCTATTATTTGATTCTTTTATTGCATAATTGTAAATACCTTTTTCTGTGTTGATACATATTGTTTCATCATCAATAATTGGTTGTAATTTAGCACGAACTTTTTCTCTGAAAGTGTCTGGATTATTAATAATATACATATTCAAATATATGAAAATACCTTTATGTGATTCATAAAAATATTTTTATATGAATCAATTTTTTATCTTCAAGATCAAATATATTCTTCTTCTACTAATTCACTTGTACAATCTAGATAGTTATTTTGTTCTTGAACTATTTTAAACAGATTTTCAGGTTTTTCTGATTTTTTAGATGTTTTTTTTGGTTTTATTATTGATTTTTTAGATGTTTTTTTTAATTTTGATTTTTTTATACATACTTCTTCTTCGTCGTCATCTTCATAGTCTTCATCTTCATCTACTTCATCATCATCTACAATGAAACCATCTTTAGCATACCCTTGCTTCGTTAATGGAATTCCTTCATCATCATTATCATCATCTGCATCTTCTTCACTATCTTCATCTCCTAGATCTTCAAAACCACCATATAAATATTCATATATATCATCCCATTCATCGGATGTAATTGATACTGGTATATTATTATGTTTATTTACAATAACACAATTACCAAAAAACAGGGTATTATCAATAGGTGGTGGAAATTCATATTTATTTTCATTATTTGCACGTCCATTTGTTTTTCCATATACAAAAATATTATATGATTTATCATTTAAACCTTCAATATTCCATTCTGTATAACATTTAAATCCAGTTTGTGAAGAATGACCTGCTTTTTTATATAATTCGTTCTCGTCAAATTTGATATTTTGTTCCTTAATATTACCAGATTTTTCTACAATTAATACTGTTACTGACATTTATATTGTATATAATTTTATTTTTATATTTGTTTAAATAATATATTAGACAAAATATATTTCTACGTAAAAACAAATTAAAATCTATCTGTTATTGTTGTATAGACAAATGTTCTCCAATTTTATTTTATTAATCATAATAAATATTTGTTTCAGTGTTATTATTATTTATGGTTGTCATTGTTCATGGGATATTTTAAGAGATACATACAGTAAAAGAAAAACAAAAGATTTAGTAAACACGCAGATAAAAAAATATCAAAAAATGTTGGATGAAATAAAATGTTCTCAAAATATAATTGAAAAACCTGTATTCAAACAAATAAAAAATGAAATACCAAAACAAGAAATTGAAAGAATGAATGATGAACTTAGTGATTTCATTTTGAACGACTTATAAATATATTTATTGAAATTATTTAAAAGTAAAACTTGTTATTATAATAATACTATAAATGGACCTGACAAATATACAACTTTCTCATTTATTAAAAAGATTACCCGATTTTGAACTTTCTTATGAAACTATATCGCATAATAAAGTTTCCTCTGAATATAATATTGCATTTGCTATTCCTACTGGTAAAAAAGCATATGTATGGTTTACATTCCAAGGTGATATTGATGTTTGTTATTTTATGGAATTAAACAAAGAAAAAAAAATTACAAAAGCAATACAACTAGATAATCCCATCGATTTCAATACTCAATTAACATTAGGAACTATTTTATATGGTAGTATTGTATTAGACGAATTTTCCAAAAAACAGTGGTTTGTTATAGAAGATATTATGTACTATAAAGGAATATCCATGAAAAAAACATTGCTCTATGAAAAATTAATATATATACATGATTTTATGAAAATTGCTCCACATAACAAAATAAAAAATAACGATTTTATATTCATATTACCTATGATTTGGAAAGTTGAAATAGATAATGAATTACCTACTCAAATACCAGATGAAATTAATAAAAATATAGGATACAATGCACATCATATACAATACCGTACATCAAACTGTATAAAACCTTATTTAAATGTATTATTAACACGTAAATTAATACAGCCAATCAATAATACAAAAACATCCACACACAAATTTGAAACAATACGTATCAACCTGGATTTCAGTAAGCCACAATATAAATATCCTGCTGTTTTTCAAGTAACTGCTGACATCCAATATGATATATATCATTTATTTGCTTATGGTAAAAATAACATACCGATATACTATAATGTTGCATATGTTCCTAATTACAAATCAAGTGTATTTTTGAATGGATTATTTCGTAATATTCGTGAAAATAAGAATCTAGATTATATTGAGGAAAGTGATGATGAAGATGATTTTCAAAATATGAATGAAGATAAATATGTAGATATTAACAAAGTAATATTGATGGAATGTGTATTTAATCATAAATTTAAACGTTGGACTCCTATAAAGGTTGTAGACAAATATACAAAAGTTGTTCATCTCAATAAACTAGTAAGAGACAACTATTAGATTTAGTAAAATTATATATAAATATATATTATATGTCAACTATCAAAAAAAACAGTACAAGAAAACTAAAATCAAAATCAAGATCGAAATCAAAGTCAAAATCTCCATCACCTAATAAAACCAAAAAAACACTTGAACAAACTATACCAATATTATCTAGTATGATGAGCAATTATGATGAATTTCATAATTTGTTATTAACAAATAAACAATATAAAAAACAAATAAATAGAATATCTGAATTAGAATTAAGAATTAAAAAAAATGAAATTAAAATAAAAAAATTAAACGAATCTATTAATGAAAATAATATACAATATAATAAATTATTTGAAATGCTATACGATAATGATAATTTAAATGAAATGGAAAATAATAATTTAAATAAATTAATGAAAGATATAAATGATGACAACAATACAATATTATTAAATATAGATAGATTAGAAGCAGAAAATGAAGAATTAGAGTTTTTAATTAAAATATGGAAATCAACAAAAATAAATGATGAAGAAAAAACAAAATTGGAAAAAGAATATAATGAAAAATATAAATTATTTAATAAAGAATACAGAAATATATCCGATAAAATCAAAAAATTAAAAAATTTTGAAGATATGTATCCAAATATAGAAAGAGAATTCAATGAAGAAACTGAATCATGGAATTACAGTGAGGAAAATCAACAGAAATACGACAATTACAATGAAAAACAAGATATAGAAAGAAAAAAACTAATGAATGCACAAAGAAAGTTAAATGATGATTTTTATCGCGGTTACAATATGAAAATAATAAATATGATCAATTGAAATTTTCATATATATTTACAAATATTTATGAAATTACTTATCAATAACAACCTCTTTGAGAACATTTCTCATAATTTTATTCAAGTCCTTTTCTTCGTTCTCTGGGTCACATGATCCCAATGAATTCAATGATATTTTCAAAAAATCATTGTTTTCAGGTGTATCTAATTTTATAAAATCTGGATTTTGTGCTTGCCATGCTGGTAATTGTTGTAAATTTTTTTTTGCGATTCTTTTTATTACATGTCTCATTTTATTCTTTTGAGAACTTTCTTTTTCCCAAACATTGTTGGTTTTTACATATACTGTCTCTCGTTTTAAATCAGTACAATGTAATGGTCTAGTATAAACATCTAATTCTTTTAATTTATTAACAAGTATTCGTGATATACCAGGAACATATCCTAATCGTCCAGTTGCTTCTAAATCTCCAACAGTTAATTGTATTGATTCAATAAAATCAGTTATGTTAATAGCATCTTTGCACTGTTCATTCAAAAACAAATTCAAATTAAAATTGTTATTATTTGTTATATTATTTTGTTGATAATTATTAGTTACTGTTTGTTTCTTTGATAATTCTACAACAGTATTTTGAAGTTCTCTATTTTGTTCCATCAATAACTTTTGCATATCTTTACTTTGTTGTAAAAACTCCATTATTAGATCATTATTGTCTTGTTTTTTTTCATTTTCATTATTATCGTTTTTCTCTACATAATCATTATTTATTTCAACATTACATTTTTTTTTATGTTTACATAAACTAGACATATGTTTATAATGAAGACCACATTTACATACATATATTTTTTCATTTTTATTTGACAAATGCTTTGTTGTAAGTATATGACTATTCCAATTTCCTTTTTTATTAGTAGAAAAATTACATATTTTACAAAAATATTTACAATTAGCCTCCATTAGTATAACACTGATTCGTAATATAATATAATAATATATTTATTTTTTTATTACGATATATAATAATAATTTATTTTACATTTTTTTAGTTTTTTAAAATGGCTGTTTTTTCTTTTTTTTTGCTGGAAATCGTTAGTCTAAAGGCTAACAAAAAACAGCCATGTATTTTTCTAACGTAAAATTATTTATTTTTTATGCAGCCAAATTTTTCTTAAAAAATCATATTTTACAGCATCATCGAGTAAAATCACTTTTTTCAAAAAATATATCGCTATTTTCAAAAATGGACATTTTTAAAAATGTCCAAAAAAAAAAATTGACCCAACTTTTTTTTTCGATTTTTTAATTTTGTTTTTGTGTAAAATTATTTAATTCGTATAAATATTATTTTGTTAGTATAATATATAGAATGGCTTCAACTACTGGAACCGGTTCAACCGATATAAAATTTAATGCAGGTAGTGTAATGCCACATACTATAGATACTGCAGGAGGTTTTAAACCAAGTGATTATGTAAGCAAAGGAGGTTCAAAACAGGGACAACAAGGTGGATCTTTAGCATTTTCTAAATTAAAGGGTGGTAAAAAATCTAAAAAGACATTAAAGAAAACAACCAAAAAAGCATCCAAAAGACGCGGTAAAAAAACCATGAAAAATATTTTCAAAGGATTGTTTGGTCTTTTCAAAAAATAAATATTCTATGTAAAATAATAAAAATATTTATTTCATAAAAAAAATAATAAATACAATACGATAGTTTCAATAATGTTATCATATAATGATATGAAAGTTATTACATTAGTATCTATAATTGGTTTTTTTGCTATAGTCATAATATTATGTTTTATGTCAAAAAAATTATATGGATCAATATTTTGTTTCAGTAGGAGAATTAACAATATAGAATATCAATTACAACCAGTATAAATATTCAAAAATCTATATTTTTGAAAATACTCGTATCAATCAAACATTTTGCATTTTTTCTATTGTTATCGTCATCTGAAACACTATTTTCATTTTTTTTTGATGTATTTGTACATTTATTTGGTTCAAACATACGTTTCCATGTTTGGTCAGTTTCCCAATCAATATCCATGCCAGAGTACTTGGATGAGTCTATTTGACGTATTTTGTAATTACATTTTTTATAAAACCGTTTACGTTGTGTCCATTGGTTTTGAAAAATATCATGGCTATCAATTATATCAACAATAATAGGATTTTCATGTTTTATACGTAATATACGTCCAACAGATTGTGTAATATCAGTTTTAGGAGTTACCATTATTAATGTCGCCAATGTTTTTATATCTAGTGCTTCTGCAGCCATTGCGTAAGTTGCTAGAACAATTTGTTTTTCTTCAGTTTCTTGTAAATTCGTTTGTTTCATACCACCTACATAGTATCCTACTGAAGCCAAATTACGATGATTGATAGCATCATACAAATACGTCAAAAGTGAACGATTATGACATAACACTATTATTTGATTATCCGATTCTTTTAATAAATCGCCGATAACACGAACAATGAAATCACTTCTTGGACCATATTCACATAATTTCGAAATCATTGTACTATATTTGGGATTGCCACGGAAATCTAATTCGATTTCATTGAATTCTGGATCATTTGAATTGTATTCAATTCCACGAACACAAACTAAATCTTCATTATCGCGTTTTTCACTGTATATTTTTTCACCAATAAACATATACAATACACGCGTTAGTTTATCTTTGCGTTCAACTGTAGCAGAAATACCCAACATGTAAGGTGTAATCGTTTTAAATAATGTTCTTGAAAATTGTTCACTACCAATACGATGAACTTCATCTATAATAGTAAGTCCAAAACTATCAAATGTATTCGGTGGATATTCTTTATCATAAAGTGTTTGTATCATTCCAATGACAATATCACGACCTTCTATATCGAATATTTGTGCTTGAATTTTACCTACTTTTGCATCGGGTAGAAATTCAGTGATACGTTCAATCCATTGATTCATTAAGAATTCTTTATGCACTAATATCAGTGTCTTTTTTTTTAATAAAGAAATTATTTTTAGCCCCATAACAGTATTATGTGTAACAGTAAAATCACCGAGTACAAAACGATGATTTCCATCAATTTCAAACCCATAATAATCGTCGATACCTAATTTTTCTAATTTTATTCTATATTTCAACGAATCCCGTATCAATTTACGTGGATGTGCTTTTTTACGAATACATACAGTAGGTATTTCTTCTAATCCAGCGCCAAATATATTTGTTTTATAATAAACACATGTTTTTTTTATTATATTACCATGAGAGTCTCTGGCATTGGTACATGTTTTATTGACCTTTTTTTTGTATGCAGCGAACCCGAGTGACCTAGCTAAAAATATAATATCATCTAATAGTGTCTCATTCTTTTGTGTTATTTCAAAGCAATTTTGATGATAATATCCATCAGAGTCAATCAATCCAGCCAATAATGATAATTGGATTTTTCTAGAATTACATTTGTAATGGTTTGGAATATGTTTATTATTTATCATATTGTTATCACGTAAGAAATCCATCAATATATTTTTTTTATTTTTTGCTGTTGAATTTATTCTATAATCATATTGTGCGCCAGTGTATTTCAAATATAAGGTTTGATGTTTGGTTTTGAAACAATCTACCAAATATTTTATAACGGTAGATTCTTGTGTAGTAATGATTGTGCCCTTGGAAGCCTCGTCTCCAAGCCAATAACCTACTAAATATGGATCAATTTCAACTGGCTGTTCATTGAAAACAATAGGCACTCTATAACCAAGCAGTGATCCACTTCTTCCATGATAATACTTTGGAAGATTTAAGTATTCAATTACAGAGATATCTACAACTGTATTTTTAGGAGTTTGTTTATTTAATTGTATACTTGTTTTTAAAGATAAAATGTGACTTTCGTTTACAATATATTCATCGCCTTTTACAGAGGATACTTTATACATAGTTTCTCTTCCTCTAGATAATGTTAATACATTACGAGGTTTAGAATCATCACCCATCAAAACGTCACCAACACGTACATGTTGAACCATTTTAATTGTTCCATCATACATCAAAATGGGTGTATTTTTACCTAAACATTTACCGCGTCCACATGGCACTTCCAATATACCTCCGTTACCATTTATCGTGTCATTTGATACATGTTTCATATAAACATCTATAATATTATTTTGATAATCGCGCAATGGTTTGACAAATTCGATTGATATATCATCACCTTTTTGTATTTCAGTTTTTGCTGGGATACCATAACGTTGAATACCATAAAACCGTGGTAAATAGTATTTGTTAGCATTTTCACGGAATACAGGAAAAGCTGACATATCAACCTGTGTAGGACCAAACAAAATAGGTTTTACAAATAATTCTTTACGTATTTCTTCTTCATCTGATTTATCTATTATGAATTTTGGAATCGTATACCCTTTTTTTCCTAAGTAAGATTGATTTTGTACAGTAGTTTTATATTCATCTGTCAAAATAAACTTTAATTTTTCAGGTGGTTCTATAGGTTTTTGTTGTTTCTTTTTAACATAAAAAGGTATATTACGTTTCATGATATATTATAATATCAAAATTAGTATTTAGGACGTTTCAATTTTTCAATTTATAATTATTTTCATTGTTATAATTACAAAATGGAAAAAATATAATAATATTCTATATTATAATCAAATGGAAATTCCAAAAATATTGAAATCATTTACTAATTTAGAATTGATATTATTGGGTTGTTTTATCGTATATATTGTATTTCCAATATCAACTCCATCATTTTTAGCAGGATTTATAGAATCTTCTTTAGGTATGTTGCTATTGTTTTTAGTAACAGTTTTTTTATTTTTCTATACTAATCCAATATTAGGTGTTATATTTATATTTGTAGCATATGAATTATTAAGACGTAGCTCTCATGTTAGTGGAAAAACTGCCATAATGCAATATACACCATCACAATTCATGAAAGATGCTGAAATGGCAAGTATGAATCCACCTAAAAAGGAAACATTAGAGGAAGAAATAGTAGAAAAAATGGCACCTATTGGAAAAAGTGATTTGAGTATTTATACACCAAGTTCATTTAAACCGGTAGCTGAAAATGTTGGTTCTGCATCTTTAGTATAAATAGTTTTTATTTACAAAAATATATTTTTATTGAAAATATATTTTTATTTACAAAAATATATTTTTATTGAAAAATATATTTTTATTTACTACATGAAGTTAGAGAGTTATTAGGAGAATAACTCAAAATTGAAAGTAAAATACTTATAGGGATCAAAAGTATGGACCATGTTGTAACAGTGCTTCTATATGTTTTTTTTAAATTCTTTTTTTGAATAGCAAGAACAATTGCAATAAGAATAATAGCAATTATAAATAATCCAATATATTTTGGTATAATATTACTTATAGTAAATTTGACACATTCACAAATAATTGATTCTAATGCTGCATAATTAAATGAAAAGGTAAAATTAGGATTTTGTGTAATTATTATAAGGATTGATAAAATATACATAAGTGCTACAATACATCCAACAAATATAATTGAAATATTATTTTTTTTAAATCCTAAACGGAATAACAAGAAACAAAAAATAATTGTAAATATAGTTGTTATGATAAAAATAGCAGTTATTTTTTTGTTATCTGGTTTTACACAATTAACAGTATTAAAATTGATTATTAAATTAAATATATATGGAATAATATTGTATGTAATCATTATTAATACTAATAATCCAAAAAAATAAATACCAATTTTCATTAAATCTATATTTCTATTCAATTCATTAGTTAATGCGTTTATAGATAAATTATCTATAGGTGTTTTTTCATTTCCAACACCTACTAATTCACAATCAAGTATTTCATCAGAGCCAGAGCCAGAGCCAGAGCCAGAGCCAGATCCAGATCCAGAGCCAGTACTTGTATCGGGTCGTGGATTTATATCAAATAAAGTAGTGGTATTGGATAGATTGGATACAAAAATACTATGTTCTTCATAAGTAATGTCTATAGGAGTTAAAAAAACAATAATATTATTATTATTTTTGTCTTTGTAGTATATAAATATGTTATTTACAGAAATAGAAGGATTTAATATATTATTGAGCCGTGTGCTCGTTAATTTAACGACATCACATGTAGCTTTACCATCACATCTATACATCAAATCAATAATATCTACAATTTTGTCAGGATTTTCGGTTTTTATTGCAGGTGCATTTGAGTCAATTTTTTTTTTCAATAAAAAACAAGTATACAGTTTAGAATTATTATCATTATGTTCTATAATTAACTCACCAACAATGTCAGTATCTGAGTTATTAGTTATATAATCAATATTGTTATGTAGAAGTCCATGTAAATAAATTTTTGTTGCTTTATATGAATTAGAATTAAATAATGAAGATTGAATATTTGGAAATCCAGTATTATATGTAATTTCATAAAAATTTTTTATACTATTAGTACTTTTTTTTTTAAAAATTTCACTATAAAAAATATCTTTATTGGGTAGATTAACAATTATATTATTAGAATCGATAGTTTTATAACTGGATTGATTAAATATACTCATATATTCTTATATTATACGAATATATAGTTTTTCATAAATAATATACTAAATTGTCTAATATGGTAAATATCGAAAAAGATTATTTTCATATATAGTTGCAATAAAAGTATCTTTATAACCTTCTACGTATACAATATCACCATTGTAAACTTGATCACAACCATATTCATTTGTACAACTTTTACCATTAACACTGATAGGTAATTTCGTATTTAAATTACCACTATTTGAAATAGTATAATATTGCCATTTATCTCTACCAGCTAAATTACGTCTACCCATCAAAGGTAAAATCACATCATTATTACTATTTGTTCGAGTTAAAATACCTACTTGTTGATATTCCATATTTATTCCGCGAGTTTCAATATTAATTGGTACTTTTATTGGAATACCGCGGATATCACCAGAATCAGTAGGAAAATAAAAACCATCATTTTTTAATGGTGGTAAATATGGATCGTTCATCGGATTATTACGAGTAGAAATAGATGCTAAAGGTATGTTATTAGGTGTATTTACAACTATTATTTTTGAATGTTCTTTTTCTAGATTTCGCATGGGTTTCACTAATTGTGTATACCACATATATATTAGTAAAATAACTATAACAACTAATAAAAAAAGAGTCATATTTTCAATACAAAATAAACCAGGAATACACTTTTTACCCATTTTGATAATATTCTATATATTATCAAAACAAAATTAGTTTCAATATCAAAATTTTGGAAACTTAGGAAACTTAGGATATTTTGGTTTAGAAGCAAATATCTGCATAAGATTATCAAAAGCGCCTTTTAAGTATGGTATACCCTTAATTATAATAGCAGGTATTTTTATAGTAAAATCATCAACTAAAGACATTATTTTTCCGACATATACACTCATTTTTAAACGTTTACAATTATAACATTTATCGCGTACATTTTTTGGCCAATAAATTATATGAAACCCAACATAACCAAATATTATTTGATCTAATTGTTCCAACGCATTTGATGCTTGTTGTACTTCTTTATACAGACTTATACCTAAAAATTTAAATAGTATCCAAAGTGGTATTTGTACAAATATTAGTATCAAAAAATTTACAATCATATCTACAATATAATAAAAAATACAATTAGTAATATTACCTGCAAATTGCACACCACATATTGTATATGTTCTTACAAATTCCCATGTATACATCATAAATATAAAAAAATCTATAAATACAATACCACTAACAACACCTAAATCTTTAAGTTCTACAGCAACCCCAAAAAATATATTAATAAGTCCTACCATGATATTAGCAAATCTTTGTGGTAATGTTAATATAAATTTAATTATCATAGGAAGTAATTTAAATGGGTTCATGGTTATTATGTATCTAGTTATATAATAGATAAATAATTTTTTGTGAAAAAATACATTATAACGGATTAATCGTCCTCAGGATCACCCTTATTTTTGTAACGCTCAAATTTTTCAATAAAATTTTCGGCTTTTGTCAATAGTGGATCAATTTCCTTCATACCTTTCAAAATCTTTTCTTGTATCGTTTGGAAATCTTGAAAATCATTTTGTAAATTTTCAATAGTTGGACTGTCTATTTTTTTTTTATTTTCAAAATTATCTTTTTTCGCTTTTGTTTCTTCAGATGTTTCTTCAGAAGCTTTTTTTGTTTTTTTCTCTTCGGTTGTTTCAGGAGTCTCAGTAGTTTCTTTTGTTTCAGTTTTTTCATTTTCCATACCTTCACTTATATTTGTTCCGTATTTCAAAATATGTGTAAAAACAAGTGATATAAATAAAATAACAATCATGTTTTTACTAAAAAATGAAGTCAAAAATCCAACAATTATTAGTGTCAATAGAGAACGTATATCATTTGTACTAGCAAAAAACATTAAATTTATTACTGCCATGAATACGAAAACATATAAAACGAAACGATTGTATAATATCGAATTCATACTCATATTTTTATTAGAACTTTTAGGTATGCTCTTATTTAAAAAGTTTTTTACAAAATTCATTTTATATACTTTATATGTGGAAAATATTTTGTATATTCCTAAATTTTACACATTCAATAATCTGTATTATCGTTATTATCATTCATTGATTGATAATCAGGTGGTATGTCGCCACCATAAATATCGAGAACTTCTTTAACAACATCTTCTCGTTGTATATCACTTCGTTGAAATTCAAAACTTGTTATACTTGAAGAACGTTTTCCACGAAATTTGTGTAAAAAATCTTCTAATCCGTTTAATTCGTTTGCACGATCATATTGTTCTAAATCTCCGGTTATGACAAGACGACTATTTTCACCTAAACGAGTTAATAACATTTTCATTTGTGATATTGATGAATTTTGCATTTCGTCTGCAACAATCCAGCAATTTTTAAAAGTTCTCCCCCGCATATATCCTAATGGTGAAATTTCAATAATTTTCTCTTCCATCAAAAACGTAACTTCTTTCGGGCTAATAAAATTATACAAAATATCATATATTGGTCGAACCCATGGTGCCATCTTTTCTTCTAAAGTGCCAGGTAAATATCCCAAATCTTCATCAACGGATACAGATGGACGTGTAAATATGAGTTTTTCATATGTTCCTAACAAGAAATTTTTGACACCATATTCTGTTGCAAAAAGTGTTTTACCAGTTCCTGCTGGACCAGTAGCAACAACGATTTTTTTTGTTTTTTGTTTCAATAGATTATTATATATTTCTTGACTTTCATTTTTTGGTTTTGTAAATTTATTTTCAAATTTTATTTTTTCTTGTGGAGATAAATATTGTATATTTTCATATAGTTTGCGTTGTTTAGATAGTGACTGTTCTCGTTCTCTAGCAAAATCCGAGTAATAATCGTTCATAATTTCTTTTTCATTTTGTTTTTTTGATTTACGATTGCGTCGTTTATGATCAGACTTTGGTTCACCTAGCTCTCTAGAGTATTCTACAACGTCAGTATCGATATTATCTTTCATTTTATATTAATTGGGTATTTTATTTTTGTAGAATTAATTATTTGGAAATAATTTTTTATCGAGTCCTGTTCGCACACAAAACAAACGATGTGCAAAAATGCCGGATATGAAAACTATTACTAAAATTTTCCAGAAAGTCCAATTAAAAAACCATGCAATAAAATAAGCACATATTATTGTTACGACAGTATCGAGTATAGCAATATCGAATATACGATATTTTCTTAGTCCAGTGGTTGGAATTCCAAATAAGTTTTTATATTTACAGAAATCAACCATATATACATGACAAATATATTTTTTATAAACATTTTTTTCACATAAATACAATTGTATTTCATAAATATATTTTGTAAAAATAAATTATTATGCTGCGTTTATCTAAATATTTTTTTGTGAAATACTTGATAACCAGAAAACAATAAATCAAAACAAAATAAAAATATCCTTATTATATTATTTAGACGAAATAATGTCCGAGCAACCATTCATAGAACCTTTATTAAAACCTGACGATAGTCGCTTTGTAATGTTTCCGATAAGACATAATGATATTTGGGATATGTATAAAAAACAAGTCGATTGTTTTTGGCGTGCGGAAGAAATTGATTTATCAAAAGATTTAAATGATTGGAAAGCACTAACAAACGAAGAACAATACTTTATAAAAATGATTATTGCATTCTTTGCAGGTTCAGATGGTTTAGTTCTTGAAAATTTAGCAACACGTTTTATGAATGATGTTCAAGTATCTGAAGCTCGTGCATTTTATGGTTTCCAAATTGCAATGGAAAACATACATAATGAAACATATTCGTTATTAATTGATACATATATTCGTGATGAAGAAGAAAAAAATAAATTATTCAATGCAATTGAAAATTATCCATGTATCGCAAAAAAAGCGAATTGGGCAAAAAAATGGATTGGTGATAATCGTAGTAGTTTTGCATCTAGATTAGTTGCTTTTGCTGCTATTGAGGGTATTTTTTTCAGTAGCGCCTTCAGTTCGATTTTTTGGATCAAGAAACGTGGTTTAATGCCTGGATTAACATTCTCAAATGAACTCATTTCACGTGACGAAGCTCTACATACAGAATTCGCAGTTTTATTGTATTCAAAATTACAACGCAAATTACCAAAAAAACGTATTTATGAGATAATACAAGAAGCTGTTGAAATAGAAAAAGAATTTATTACTAATGCTATTCCATGTAGAATGATAGGTATGAATATGAAATTGATGTCACAATATATTGAATTTGTTGCAGATCGTCTTTGTTTACAATTAGGATATGATAAAATATATAATTCACAAAATCCGTTTGATTTCATGGAATTAATAAGTATCGAATCAAAGGTCAACTTTTTCGAACGTACAAATTCGGAATACGCACTAGCTAATAAAACGGTTGATAAGGATATATTTGATTTTAATGCTGATTTTTAGATACATATTTTTGCATATTATGAACTATATTCAGGATAATATTTTTCAGTCCATGCATAAATATAATTGGCACATCCACCTCCTTTATATTCTTTTTCAAATTTTTTTGCTATATTATATAACTCTTTATCTACATTATAGTATCTTATTTTTTTATTATATTTTGATTCAAGTTTATTCATTAAATCTGAATATTGTTCCCACCCAGTATTTTCACTATTTTTGTCTACAATTTCTCGATTTTTCTTTCCCCCCCAATCTGAAATCATTATTTTATTATGTTGAATATCCACTAGAAATACATGTCTGTAAGGAATAACTGGTATACTTACAAATTGTGGACCATTAGTTATTTTATAATTCACAAAATATTCTAGTTCATCATCTGTAGCAAATTGAATATTAGATTCATATTTTGCAGATTCTGGTACTTTTCCAAGATTTTTTGTTTCAATTAATGGTTTACTACGTTTTGAACTAGTTATTTTTTTTCTATTAATTATTGATATTAAATCTGTTTTTTTTATTTTACTTACATTTTTTGAAGATTTAACTGCTTTTCTACTTTTACTTGATTTATTCAATGGCATTTTGTTTTATTATATAAATATAATAACAAAAAAACATTCAATTTTATACAAGAAAAATTCATAGAAAGACTATGTAAAAATGAGCATGTTTGATTCAAATTATTTTGATATATATTTTTGTAAATATACATCAAAAATTATATTTATTCTGATATATTATGTTTGGGTGGTTCATAAATTTGTAATGTTCTAGCACTAGCATCAACTGCATTAATAAATTTGGGCATCCAAAAATAAGGCAAAATTTTAGACATACCTTTGTAATGAGATTCAAAAATTTTTCGATAATAATATTGTTCAGCAGTTTTTGGTACTAAATGTATATCTTTATTTTCATCAGAAAAAATTATAGTTGATAAATGCTGATACATTTCATTAGATTGTTTTATAAATGGATATTGAGGTAATTCAGTTTGAATAAATATTTTATTACAATGTTCTTGAATAATCTCATAAAGTGATCTACTATATTGTGAAACACCATCACTGAATGCTTCTTTTTTTCTCCATAATACTGTATCTGGTAACAAGGCTTTACCTTGCGAATTTTTGTAAAAATCACTACTGAATGCAGTACGAATTAAATATTTTTCTATTTTATCATTTATTTTATGATTTCTAATTTCAATAGGAATAGATAAATAATATTGTACCCAAGAGCGATCTAAAAATGGAGTTCTAGGTTCTAAACCATGTGATGAAATACATTTATCAGAACGCAATACATCAAATAAATATATATCATCTAATAAACGTCGTGTTTCTTTATCAAAATCAATATTATCATGAGCATAATTCATATATAAATAACCGCCAGCTAACTCATCAGAACCATCACCATTAAAAATAACTTTTGCTTTACTATATTCTGAAATATATTTACCTAACAACCAATTACCAATACTTGCACGAACAGTTGTTGTATCATAACTTTCTATTGCGTATATTACATCTGGAATAGCATCTAAAAAATCTTTTTCTGTCAATACTATTTCAGTATGATTTGAACCTATGTGTTCTGCTACCATTTTAGCATGTTTCAAATCTTCTGACCCTTCTAAACCGATACTATATGTTTCAATTGGTTTTAATTTATTTTTGATATGATAATCATTTACTAAAGAAGCAATCAAACTACTATCTAATCCACCTGACAACAAACAAGCTATAGGTCTTTCTGTAGTAGAACATCTTTTTTCAACAGAATTTACCAAATATTTTTGTATATTTTTATAAATATCAATATATGTTTCAGGTGATTTGTTGATAAACATATTTGTTACAAATCCAGGTTTATGATAACAAGTCATGAGATTGGTTGGTTCCCAACTACAACAAGCTTTGTATGACAAATTGAAAGTCATATATGTACCAGGTTGGAATTGATAAATATCATATTTTGTATTGATATTGATATCAATAATAGGGTTTTTTGATGTAGGTTTTTTAATTTCAATATTTTTTTCATTTAATTTATTTTTAAGTTCAATAATAATTTTCAATTCACTAGCAAATGCGTATACATTATAATCAGTATTGTAATATCCATTTGATTTCAAAAAATACAAAGGTCTGACACCGTAAGGATCTTTTGCTATATATATTTTTGATTCTGTATTTTCTAACCGATAATCAATAAGAATAAATGAAAATACACCATCTAACATTTGTAATGTATGATCAATACCATATTTTTTGTATAAATGAATAATAACTTCACAATCAGAATCTGTATTTCGTCTTACATTCATAGATTTATATAATTCTTTGTAATTATAAATTTCTCCGTTACAAATAATTGCAATATCATTTATAATGATTGGTTGATTAGAATTATCATTTAGACCATTAATTGCAAGTCTATGAAATCCAAAAAGTGTATGTATCATAACATTTGTTAATATTGAATATTCTGGTCCTCTATTTTTTCCTTTTTGAAATTGTTCTTCTATAAAAGGAAGAGATAAGTTATTAAAATTGTTTAACAATGCAAATATACCACACATGTATTATTTATACAAGTCGAAATATCTTTATACCATTTTATTTAATTGAAAAAGTATATATATATAATTTATATATCATATATTATTATGTCTTATGAAAAATTAAATTATAAAATTATTGATAATTTACCTCAAAAAAAAATCGATAAAATAGATGTACAAATGATCAATGAAATGATCGAAGGGTATGACACAGTACAAAATACTTTAGATATAAATTCAACAAATAAATATGATTTAGAGATAAAAAAATCAAGTAACAATTCTCAAGAAAATAAAAGTTATATTATTTCAGTTAATAAATTCAATTACGATAGTGATAATAATATAGACTATGATATAGATTATAATGATATAGATAAAAAAAATAATATAATAAAAGCCAGTGTACCCAATAATAATTTAAATCCAATAAATGCATTTTATATTGGTTCATTGACCATAGTAGGATTATTTATATTTTATCGTATAGTACAAAAGACAAAATAAAGTTACATAAATATCGTAAAATATTTATGTAATAAATATATTTATAGTTTCCATCTTTTATAAATTTCTAAAGCAACTAGACCTCCTAGAATTTGAGAAATACAATATGGAACTAATTCATTTATTGGTATTTTACCAGCAGAAGCCATAACTATAGAAACAGCAGGATTTACATATCCACCAGAAATGTTTCCGATTAGAAGAATAACGAAGGTTAATGCAGCACCAATTGCAATTGGATTACCAGTAGTTAATATTATGTAAATAAAAAAAGCAGTACCTAAAAATTCGACTAAATAGTTGTACATTATATACTAATAAACGAAAAAAATTAATGAAATAAATATGGTTGTTTTATACCAAAAATTTTTTTTAGGTTTGGATTATTTTCTATAACAGGAGAAAATGTTGGTACTGGTGCATTGTTTCTATTAGCACCTTTTTTAGCAGGTGCAACTGCACCACTGGCACGAACTCTACGTAAAGCATCCTTTGTAGTATTTATATCCGTATTTGTAGTAAATCCCACTAAATTGCCAGCAGAATTTAAACTTCCTACACCAACTTGATTAGTACGTCTATTTATAGTAACTTGTGATGCATCGCGATTACCATACCATTTTTTTCCATTCATATAATTACTTGTAACACCATTAGGAATACTAGTAATTTGTTGAACATTACGTCTTGCTTGCCATATATAGTTTGTGTGAGTAATAGGTGTATTAATAACAGTATTAGGAAATGTACGAGAATATATAGTTCTTGACATTTTAAAAGAACTTTCATTATCACTTGTTATATCTTTTTGAGGCATAGCTCGAATAGAATTGAGTTCACTATTATTTATATTATTTATAGTTGGACCTTGTAAAGTAGTAATCATTATGAATATAAGATATATATTATATTCATAGAATATATTTGTCATTATTAACGGCGAACACTCATTAATGGAACATAAGAAGCATTGTGTTGATCACCACCAAACTTTACACCGTTGAAGAATTCAAATGGGACACCATTGAATTCTTCAACTAAGTTACCAGTTACGATTTCAAATCATTAAAATTTTTGTTGATAGCAGATTGTTTTTTAAACGTAGTATAATCAGATGAATCTGGAACATATCTTCCATTGCCAGACCCGGCTTGTACACCAGTACCGTCACATTTAGAAATTATAGATCTAATAGGTCCTTGTCTTCCAGGAAATGTTCTATTTACTTGATTAGAACCACCACATACATAATTAACTCTACTCAAAAAATCACCTAAATTATTAATTGCACGAAACGGAGTAATTATACGTGCATGACCATTATCTATACCAACAGCACCAGCACCATTCCAAGATTTAGTAAGTACTTTTCTAGTCATAACTATACCACTATCTTTAAAATTATTTATAGTTTGTTGTGGTGAATATCCTTGAAATGGTCCTCCCAAATTGGTTGTATTAGTTAACGTTACAGTTGTTTGAGGAACAATATAATTATTTCCAAATGACATATTGTAATATATATTATCACATGATATTTTTTTATAATTGATAAATTATTACTAAACAATTCAAAAAATATTTTTATTACTTATTTTTTATTTTTTAAAGTTTTTTTAGCATTTACATTCAATAATTTTTCATGTTTCTTTGTTTCTCGTAATTCTTGTTGTTGTTTTTTTTTATTTTCTCTTTCTTTTTGTTTTTCCATTTTTTTCGATAATTTTTCTATTTCTTTTTTTATTTTTTCACGTTCACGTTCTTGTTTCTTTATTTCTTTCTCATTACGTATATTTTCCTTTTCCATCATTTTTTCATCTAATTCTATCATATCATCCATTATTTTTCCTCTATATTTATGAACTAAACCTTGTAATAATTCATGATTTATTTCTTCGACGTGATCTTCTTGTTGACGTTGCAATTTCAATAATTTTTTCTCTTCTTTTTCACGTTCTTTATTTTTACGCTTTTCATCTTTTATCATATTTTTGATGGTTTTACGTACAACTTTATATTTTTTGTCTTTTTTTTTCTGTGTTTTCTTGATATCTTCCTTCAATATTTTTTCTATATCAGTCATTTCTTTATTTTTGATTTTCATAACTTCACGTTGAGTTTTACGAACATCACGAATATTCATAGAAACTACTCTTTTTTCTAAATCATTTAAATCCATTTTCATTAGTTTTTTCAAATTATTGATTTTTTGTTTATAACTATTTATATCAAGTTTTAAATTATCATGTAATTGTTGAATTTTATTATTATATTCATTTATCTCATTATCATATTGCATAATAATTGGATGTTGTTTTATCAATGTTTTCAAAGGAACAACTTCAGATACTTTTACACCACAATTATTTTTTATTGAATATATTGTAGTTCCTTTGTATTTTTCATATTCATCATTCAATGTTTCTATATTAAGTTTTATGTTTCCAAGTGCTTCTTTTTTAACAGCATTTCTTTGTTTGATCATTTCTTTCATTTCTTTTATTTCGTCACGTATATTCTTGACTTCTGCTTTTGCTTCATTTACTAATAATTTAATATTATTATTTACAATTTTTTCACATTGTGATTTTGTTTTACCTTCTAATTCATTACATATTTCATTTTTTAAAAATTTGAATTTATTTTTATCTAAATCACTTAATTCACCTTGTAATTTTTTATTAGTTTCAGCAATTTTTTCTTGCAAATCAACAACATTTGGATTCATTATTTCACGTACTATTTTTTTATCGAACTTTTCGACTTGTGAAACATCATTTGTAATTGGTACATCAATATATTCTATTATTGGTTGTGCAAATTGTCTAGCATCTTTTTCGCGATTTAAATAACTAATGTGTCCAGCAATATCGTCTAAAAAATGTTCTCGACCCTTTGTTGTAAAATCACCAACTTCGTCCAAATATTTTTTAGAAAAATCATTAAAATTGTTTGGTAACTGTTTATCAATTGGTTTACATAAATTAATTAATTGTATTAACTCCATTGGATTCTCAGTTATTGGTGTAGCAGTCATTAATAACAATTTTACAGAATTTGCACCAGATAATTGATACGAATTCATTAATGCTTGGTGAAAAGCATTCATATCAGGGCGTTCTAAACTAGATAAATCGCCTCCACCGTATAATTTATGAGCTTCATCTATTATTAAAAGAGTTTTATTCAATGGGTCAAGTTCTCCATTTTGTTTTACTAATGTTTTATAAAAAGCGTTTTGCTTAGATACTAAATTACTGAATTGTTTATATGACATTGGACGTATGCGCCATGATTTTGATAATAAACGCATACGTTTATTTTGTTCGCTCGGTATTTCTAAACCACTATGTGTAATAGAATTACGTATACTTTCATTACATACTTGATCAAACATATTTTTCCAAATATCATTTTTCAATGTGGTTCTAGTAACCCAAAGAATTGTATATCCTTGTTTTTCAAATGTATTTGTCGCTGCAGCAATAGCGCTACACGTTTTACCAGTACCTACACTATGCCAAAGCAACAAACCTTTGATTGGATTCATTGGTGTAAAATAATTTCGTATAAAGTCTTGTGTTGGTGTATATTTTATTATTTCACCTGAAGCTCCTCCAGATAGTTTACACAAATTTTCCATTTTGACAACATCCCATGCAAAATCACTATAGTTATTACGTATATTATCACGCGTTTCTTCGAATTTCATGGGTTGTATTTGATTAATAGTATCAATGAAATATTTAGGTTCAGGCGATTTGATACGAAGTTTTGGTCCACCACCAATTCCATCAAAATTACCAACACCATCTTCTTGACCACCATAAACAAATTCAGCATCTTCAGGTAGTTCTTCTTCAAGATCATGGTCTAGACCAATAGAGAACATATGTATATTTCTATTCAATTCATAATCTACAGAAGCATAAATAGCTGTTTTTTCTAATTCATGTGCAAAGTTATATAATCTAACGTCAATATTCAAGGCTTTTAAATACAGATCCATAGTACTTTTGGAATTTAAAAAACTAGGTCTCAAATTTTCAGGGATAGACAAATCATATACATAGACATAAAGAGGCCATCCACGAGTTGGATGAAATTCCAATCCTTTTTGTCCACATGTACGTGTACCACGTCCTATCACTTGTTTTTGATCCGCAGGATTAACTGAAGGTTCATATATATGTATATATTTTATATCAAATAAATCAATACCTTCTTTAAATCCACTATCCATTACAATAATACGTGCTAACTCACCATATACGTTTGTAGGTCGTTCATTGAATTTTTTCAAAATAGTTTTTTTCATAGTAGTAGTAATTGGTTGATCATATACTGACACAGACGATAATAAATAAAAATTATTACCTTTTGTTTTTTCTAATTCATCATTTGAAAGTATTTCTATTTTATCGTATTTTTTATTGGACTTTGGATTTTGGTTTTGTTTGGACGAATACCCGAGTTTCATTCCTTTCGCAAACAGTGCACTAGCAATTAACTTTGCACCATATGTACCAGATTTTAAGTCAGAAAAAATGAAATGTTTAAATTTTTTTCCATATTTTTGCATATCTTTTTTATCCAATTTTTCAATTTTGTCCAATAAAACATGTAATTTTGGTGAATGATCTTTTATGTCTTGGAGTAATTTTTCTGGTGAAAATTCAGGATTATCAAATTTATAATAATTTTCTCCTTTACTCCAATTGGATCTCTTACGAACACATACTGGATCATATGAAATGATTCCTTGTTCTTTAATCATGTTTTCTAAATCTTCTGCTGAAAACTGACCTTCAAATGTTTTAGTATATTCATCTTCTGATTCAATAATAGAATCAGTAGAATCAATAGAATCAGTATTTTCACTATCGCTATCCATATTATTATGCGACATGAATTATAAAAATAAATATAATATATAAGTATAAATTATTTATGGAAGATAACAATACTAAAATAGATAAAATGACTTTTGAATTATTTATGAATAAAAAAAATTATAAAAAGTATCTAGAAAAAAATGATCCAAAAAAATATTCAGAAATACAATTACATCATACTGATATTGAAAAATATAGAGGTACTATTTTAACAATAACGGATGATTTATTAGAGAACCCAAATTTACAAATAACTACTGAAGTAAATGAAATATTCGATGCTTATACAAAAATAATTATTAGATATTTAAAACATAAAGAAATAGAGAACAATTTAGAAACAGAAAAAGATGAAGATATTATGTTTGGAACAATAGATGAAAATGTTCAAAATGAATCAACACATATGAAATCTTATTGGAGTGGAGAACAAGTCGTAAAAAAATCAGCAAAAGACATATCAAAATTTGGTGTAGATATGTTTCTAATGAACAAAAGACATTTGTAAATAATTTGTAATAATAATGTATATGAGAAAAACAAAATATAACAGAAAAAAGAAAAAATATAATAAAACAAAAAAATTTATGAAAATGAATTGCAGTCCAGCTGTAAAAAATAAAACGCTTATTAGAGATAGTTGTTTTACACCAGATGTTCTCAACAATATTAAGAATGCATACAATGAATATAACCCATATTCCAAAATAACAAAAACTAATCCTAAAGAAATATGGTATGATTTAAAAGAGCGTTTGTCTACATGTAAAAAAGAAGATTGTTGGTTAAAAGAAATAAAAGACGAAAATATAAGAAATAAAATAGTAAAAAATATATTTGCACCATATCAACCTAAAGAATGGAAAAAGAATCGCAGTGCATGGTTATCAAATTTTGATATATTAGATGTTCTCCGTCAATATGAAAAATCATATAAAAATTTTAAAATGATTGGTCCAACACCAATAGATTTTAATTCACGTCCACACGATATGAATGGTCAGTGTGTTTGGGAAGATTTATGTGAATTTTCTTTAACTAGATTTATGAAAAATAATAAAAATAAAACAAAAATAGGAATTGTTTTCAATTTAGATAGACATGATCAAGGAGGTTCTCATTGGGTATCAATGTTTGTTGATTTAGAAGATAAATTCATTTTTTATTTTGATAGTGCAGGTGCTGAAATAAAACAAGAAATTAAAGATTTAGCCAATACTATAACAAAACAAGCATCTGAATTGCCAGAACAAATACTTCTCGAATTTCATGAAAATTATCCTGTAGAACATCAAATGGGAAATAATGAGTGTGGTATGTATTCGTTATTTTTCATAGTTACAATGTTAACAAATGAAGTAGATGAGCCTGAAAATAATAAAAAATTCCATAATTATAAAGATAAGATCGATTTTTTTAAAAAAGAACGAATAACAGATAGATATATGAATAAATATAGAAATATATTTTTTAATGTTGAATGATAAATAATATATCTGTATATTTTAGATTAATGAATAAAGAAGAAGATATAAAAGTAGTATTAAAAGTATATCCATCTGTAGGAGAAAATAGATACGGTATTCATGTTGGTAACATTAAAACAGCTATAAATAATAATGTATTACCATTTTCACATTATGATGATGTAGATTTGTTTATACGTGAATTGAACAGTTATGTAAGTGATAGATACAATCCAAAAAAATATTTTGCTAATAAATCATATAATATTAAATATAAACCACCACGCATCGAAGGCGGAAAATATCGTAAGTCTGTGAAAAAAACAAAAAAAAATAAAAAATCTAAAAAAATGAAAAGAAAAACTTACAAAAGATAAAGAATTACAATAATATAAATACATATTACATGATGTATTTATAAATGACATTATATGTAAATCCAGAAAATCAAAAATTATTATGGAATATTATTAATAAACATCCAAAAATATTAGGATATTTTGCAAATAAACCTCCTGAAAATAAATCATATTGGTTTCAATCATGTATAGGATTTATATATGAAAATATAAAATATGAAGATTTAAATATTGATAAGTTACAATATTATAATAAAGAAACATTAAAATATATGTTAAATACTATAAAGGAGCAACATATTGAAAGTGATTTACGCAATGAGATGCAATATAGTAGAAATATAGAACAAAACTTAACAAAAAGTGAATTGGTAAATAAAAGCTTTTCTATTCGTCAAAAAGAATATGAAGACATGATTGAAAAAAAAACACCAGAATCTATTGATTTCCGTGATAAAATAGATGATGAACCAATATCTAATATGGATGAAGTATTAAGAACTCATTTACAGATGCGTGAAAATGAATTAAAACAATATGCTCCTTTGCCTCTAGTTACAGATACTAATATCAATAATATTATTACAGAAAAAAATATTGATAATTCAATTACAAAAAATCAAGAATATGATATTGAAAAATCAAAAATGAAAAACTCAGTTTCATTGGATGATAGTGAAATCGAGATATTAAAAAAACAAATACGTGATCTTTTCAAAAAAATAGATAAAATGCAAGAAGAAATTGATGTTCTAAAATATACCAAAGATATTATAAATAATGAATATAAAAATATAAATATTAGTAATACAAATGGAATTGTTTGAAAACACCTTGTTTATTAATCTAGAGAACCGTACAGATCGTTTAGAACATGCTATTAATGAATTTAAAAAAATGGGAATTAATGCACAACGTGTGAATGCAGTAAAAATGAATAATGGTGCAATTGGGTGCACATTGAGTCATATTAAATGTATCGAATTAGCAAAAAGTAACGATTGGGAACAAGTGTTTATATGTGAAGATGATATTACATTTTTAAAACCTGAATTATTAAAAAAAAATATTGAACTTTTTTTTGATAATGATGATATTCTTTGGGATGTTCTTATTATAGGAGGTAATAATGTACCTCCATATCAACAATTATATGAATATGCAGCAAGAATCTTTCGTAATCAAACCACAACTGGATACATAGTACAAAAACATTATTATGACACACTTTTAACAAATTTCAAAGAAAGTGCAGCAAATTTATTGAGAAATCCAGATAATAAAAGAGAATATGCATTGGATATATATTGGAGTCGTTTACAAATGCAGGATTTTTGGTATATGATCACACCTCCTATGGTAACACAATATGAAAATTATAGTGATATTGAAAAAAGAAATACGAATTATGATTTTTTGATGTTAGATATGGATAAACAATGGTATATTGAACAAATGAAATTAGCAAATGAAAATAAATAAAAATTATACATTAAAAATATTTCGACAACAGTTTTCAAAAATTGTATTTTCAGCGACAGGAGTTGCAATATTATATATTTCAACATTAGCAGAATTGCTTTTATATATATGATTTGAATTGAAACAGTTACCGCAAACCAAAATCACAATTATTCTATATTTCAATTGTGGATATTTTTTCGAAATGATTATATTTAATTTTTCAGCATCATCTATATCGTTTGTAATATGAGAATATTTTCCATTGTGTTCAGAATGATGATGACAAGCGTGACCTTTTCTACAAAATATAATATCTTCATTACTTGTTTCTAGTATATTAATTAATCGATTACATCTTCTAATATATTTTTCTTTATCTTCATTAAATGTACTATTATTGTTGAAATCATGATGAAAATATATGTCATATTCGTTTATTTTGTTATTTAATGGTTCTGTAAATTGTTGAAAATTATCGTCTATACATTTAGATACACCATTATATGTAACAGTCCAATCAAATGGGAATGATGTGGTTCGTAAATTATATTTTTTACAAAACTCAGCCATTTCGCAATCTACACCTATTGGTATTATCATTATAATATATAATGATAATAGTATATATTTTAGTATCCTAATCTCATAAAATTACCTAACACAGTTTTATTTTTTTGTTCGTATTCCATTGATTTTAATTTTGCTGCATGTTCTTTTTTCATCATTGTTTCGCGATATTGGCGTTCTTGTTGTGATAATAATAATTCAGCTTCTTCTTTTTCTAAAGGGGTCATTGAAACTTTACTTCGTTCTCTAACATAATGATCTACTGATGTGAATTGTGGTACATTCTGATAATCATTCTCACTAACTGCAAAAATAGTTTGATCTTTATGTACTTTACGTAAATCGTCAAATTTTAATTTACTGAAAATATCACATGCAACATATTGATCATCGTCTTCTTCGTCATAATAACCACTGCCACTTTGTGTATTCATATTTTCAACACCACGATATTTAGCTAAAACTACACTGGAATTTTCTTGTTTGATACGTTGAAAAACTTGACCAATATTTTTAGAATTTACATTTTCTGGAACTTGAATTGTGGTGTCATGTTTTGTGAACCATTCATTTTTAGATGCATCTTGCTTAGATGACATATTTTCTTCAAATAATTGATTGAATCGTTTTTGAAATTCATTTGTAGGCATTTCATTGATTGTATTTTTAATTTTATTTGAACTGGTTTTATCAAAATTATTTGCATTCATAGTTTGATATTTAATTTCTTCTTTAGGAACAGGACGATTTTGTTTGGTTTGATTTTCATAAAATTGTACAATAATATCAAATGCTTTTTTATAAAAAAGAAAATATTCTGGAGTTAGTTTGGATTTATCAGGATGTGTCATAAGAACAATTTTTTTTGCTCTTTTTAGATCTTCTATAGAAATATCATATGAAAGACCAAATAAATCAAGTAATTCATTCAATTTATACATATGAATATTTAAATTATGTTGTTTTATAGTTGTTGACATTATGATATATTGATATATCAATATATTTTTTATATTATATAAAAAACAAAATATAAATAGTACATATATACTATTTATATGCTTCCAATAATAACCACAATCGAAGATAGAAATCATTTCTACGAAATACTCCAAAAAAATCCTGGCGCTGTTATAATCAAATTTGGAGCAAATTGGTGTGGTCCATGTAAAATGATAGAAAATCAAGTGCATACATTGATGAATATGATGCCTAGTAGTGTACAAAGTATAATTGTAGACGTAGACGAGTGTGTAGATTTATATAGTTTTTTAAAAAGTAAAAAAATGGTAAATGGTATACCAGTAATATTAGTATATTATAAAGGTAATCTTAATTATATACCTGACGATAGAGTAGTCGGTGCGGATAGTAATCAAATAACCAAATTATTTAATAAAGTAGTTGATCGTGTATCTGGAAAAAAATAAAGGATTTGTAGACAATATTTTTATACATATTCTGGATCTAATAAATTATCATAAAAAGATACAACATTCCATGAACATGGTCCTAAATAATTATTGTTTATATATTTTACAGATACACTGTCTTTCCAAAAAAATGATAAATCGCCTTTATCACTATTATAGTCGGCAACTCTATCAAAAATATCAGCTTTATCAATATAACCTATTTTTGGAAAACCTATAAATTCATCATTGTGTATTGTGAATATCCATCGATGATGCATATATCCTCTGTGTCCAACAAATTCAGTTTTAATTGAATCATGTTGACGAAATTTATTAGGAATAACATAATATGCTTCAAATTTTGATAGTTCACAATGTTTACTTGGAACTGCAATATATCCTTCTTTTGATATTTCTGAAATTCTTTCACATACGTAACCTGGGTTCATTATATCTTCAAGTGTATGAGTACAAATACAAAAATCAAATTTACCATTAGCTTTGACATATTCTAAAATTTCTATCCACCCATCTGGATGAGTTATATCGAATTTGAAATGTATTATAATTATCTCTTTTTATTTCAAGTTCATTAAAAACAACTATTGCATCAACTACTGATGCAGACCAACCTTCTGTAGAACTACTGACATCAACTACTGTAAATTTTCCTAATTTACGTCGTTCATTTATTAAATTGATATATGATCACGATTCCCATCGCTAATTTTTACGTTGTAAATCATTTATATAATATAAAAAAAGTTTTTTATATTATTGTGAAATAAATATATTATTTAGTATTATTCTTTCTCTTTGTGTTACGAGACTTTTTTTTGTGTCGTTTTGTTCTTCCACCAACTGCATTTTTTTGTTCTAAAACGTCAGTAGGAGGTTTAATTTCTAAATTTTCAGTAGAAGATATAGCAGTTTCTTCTTTTTGTTCTAAATTATTATTACTAGGTTCAGTAATTGTATTATCATTCGGTGTTTTTGAAAATACATCAGGTAACATAGATGTTGCACTTTCATCATTGGATTCAATATCAGCTGCTTTGTCTATAAATGTAGCATATGCTAAAACTAATGAAGTTATGCCAATGAAAGCATATGACAATACAGGAATATATTCTTGACCCATTATAATATTATATTTATATTATAATGATATTTTTATATAATTACCAATCATTCAACAAATTATCAATATTTATATTTGGTATATATTTTGTTATCGAATCGTCGTTATATTGTTTAATAATATCTATTTTTTCATTTACACTAATGCTATTATTTTCAATTAAATTTAATATTTCTAATATACGAAAATACCTTGAAATAATATAAATAGACGGTTCGCTTTCATTAATGTTATTATATCGTAAATCATAACCTTTCAATGATTTGAATATTTTTGGCGAATAGGTAATATTTATTGTTTCTAAATTGTTGTTGTTACTTGTATTGTATGTGTTTACATAATCAGGTAATGAATCAGACATCAATGTAGAAGATAGTTTATTTTTTACAATGATTTTATTGTTAAAAATGAAACTAAAAAAAAAGGTTTGCCAAAACATATAATTTATATATTATTATATTTTTATGTTTTTATATATTATTATATTTTTATGTTTTTAATTTTTTAATTTTTTAATTACTCTTCATATTTTCTTAATCGAGCTGTGATACATTTATCAGTCCATTTTTGTTTAATTTCTTGAGAAACAGTTGTTCTCATATGACGTTCAAATTGTTCTGGACTATCATAAAATAACATTCCACCATCAACACCCAATTGACCAGTAGACATGGCAACTTTAAAAAATAAATTTTCATCCAAACTACCTACTAAATGTTTAGTCATTCTAGAACCAGTAATTGCATCTCTGATAGGTTTACCTGGAGTTGTAGAAGTGGAGTACACTTCTATTTCAAAATATTTACGTCCATATGGTATTTTTATATTATGATACCCTTTATCTTGATTTTTAGTATCATCTTTTTTAGACTTTTTACGTTTTGAATTAACAGTCGTAAATGACATAGAATCACTGAATTCATCAGAAATACCTATTTGTTGATCATCAAAATCAGTGTTTGTTGGATGGAAGTTATCATCTTCGAAGTACATTTTAGTATTTTAAAAAGTTTTTAGATAAGATTGTCTTATTGAAAAGATAAGCTGTTATACATTACATAGTGTTATTTTTTTAAATCAATTTTTTATAAAATAAATTATTTTATAAAGATCAATATAAACACTAATATATATGACATATATATAGATGTCATTTAACAATCAGATATTAAGAGATTATATCATTAATAATTTCTTAAAAGAACAAATTTCAATAGAAAAAAGTAAATCGTTAAATGAAAGTGAGTTAGATAATTTTATAGAAATGCCTGATATAGAAAAATCCAATGTCATCGAAGAAGAAAAAAGTAAACCAAAAAGTAATTATAAATATTTAGACAACGATATTTTATCAAAAGAATTTTGTTTAAATAGAGAACGCGAAATATTAGAAATTAAAAAATATATGATTTCCTTATGTTTTTTTAACGTTAATGAAGATTTGAAAACGCCGTTTCTAGAATTTTTATTTGATAATCAAAGTGGTGAATTTTCATTTCCAAAAAAAGAGTTGCAGATGGATGTTATCACCAATTTGTATAAAAAAGAAAACGAAAAAAAAATAAATATAGAAAATACTACACCATTTCAAAAAATGAATACAATATCAGATTATGATATTGATGATGAAACTGAGATAGAAACTGATTGTGACGAGGTAGAAATAGAATTTTTTGATCAATGTTCTAAATTTGCACAAGAAATAGCATTTTTGCCAGATCACGTAATTAAACAGCGATATTTGGGTTTTATTGAAAAAAATGATATTTTATATATTATTATTGATATTACTAATATTAATATTTTAGAGAACATTCATAATAATAATAAAAATGGGTATTTTATTGGTATTATGGATGAAATTGTCAATAAAAAGAAGATTTTTGAAACATCTATTGATAAAAAAATAATAGAATTATTTGAAAGTTCTCCACTTTTAAAAAATATTTATGATTATAATAATAAAGAAGTAATATTTCCAAAATTAGTATATTTATGTATTGGTAATGAACCTGAAACAGATATAGAAACAAACAATATAATATTACCTGTACCTGTACCTGTAAATAATGAAGTAGAGGAAGAAACCCCAAATATTATAGAAAGTGATATTAATTCTATTGAAGAAACATCAGATATAATAAATACAAAATCACCATTTGAAGAAAAAACTGAAGAAAAAGAAATAATACACACTGTAGAATTAATTGAAAAAAACGATCAGATACTACAAAAAGGTGGTTCTATATATAAAAATGCATATTATGATATGACTGACACAATAAAATCACAATCACCGATTTTATCATTAGCAAATCCAAAAGTAAATCATCCATTATTTGATAATATATATTTATTTACTTCTGAACCATTCATAAAAACTTCGCAAAAAGGTCTTGTACAAGAAATTATAAATTCTGTTGTAAATGATATAACAGCAACAGATGAAATAAATAAAATAAAAAGATACGCGTTACAAATAGATTCGGTAAAATATTATAAAGATATTGATGTTAAAACATTAATTGAACAAAATGAATCGATAAATCCAAGTTATGATGTATATTGTTTTTACGAAGATGGTCGTGAATATTGGGCTGTGAAATCAATAAATAATTTTACAGAAATATAATATTTATATATATAATCAATATATATATGAATTTCATCATAGAAAGTGTTTTCATAGGTGCATATACATTAACAATATTTTGGTTTGTACAAAAAATTATTTTAGACAAAAATATATTATTTTTTGTTACAGGTTTTTGAAACATTTTTTAGGTTGGTTTTTAGGATTTCATACATATTATTGTAAAATGGTGATGCATGTAAAAAATATGTAAGTGGAACAGATACAATAAGATATTTTTCAAATAAATATATACCGAAAAAATTACAAATATGGTTAGAAAGTATATTTGAAGGTATTTTATTTATATTAATCGGAATATTATTCAGTAAATTACTTAATACAAACAAATATATTATTTATTTTATGATTGGTTTTAGTTTACATTTTATATTTGAAATATTTGGATTTCATGATAATTTTTGTGTAAATGAATGTAAAAGAAAATAATTACACATTTTCTTCAGGATGATAACTTAATAAAAACCTCAATAAAATATCTTCTTCAACTTCTGTCTTCATATTATCATTAATTTCTTCTGCTAATGGTTTACGTTGATAAATATTTTCAAATTTTTCTACATAATCAAGTAATTTTTTTGATTTTTCCTTATAAATATTCTCACATTCTTCCATAATTTTCTGTGATAATTCGATTTCTTCAAATTGTTTCATAATTTTATTTTCTTCATCCAAATCTTTTTGTTTTAAAATATTATCTTTATATTTCAAAATTCTTTCCTTTTCAATCAATTTTTGTTGTTGTTGACGTATAAATTCATCTCTTGTTTTTATTTCGTCTTCAGCATTGATTAAATCTATATCTTTTGTATTGTTATTTTGTTTATCTAAATCTAAATACCAATGATGACGTATTTCATTAGCACTAATGATAATATCACAAATATCAGGTTTTTTTAATTTTTCGAAATGTTCTCTTTCTGGTGTGCCAGGTTTGCCTTGGAATTTGAGATTAAATTCGTTAACTATATCGTCCCTGATTATAGGACTAGTTTCCATTAAACGATCAAATTCTTGTCTACATAGTTTTAAAAAATGTCCAGCGTCCATGCGTTCTTCAGGTCGTTTTGCTAATTCAATACGTATATTTCTAGAAAATTTATCCCAAGAGATAGAAGATACACGATGTGCTTCATTTAATTCAGATATTTTTAAATATTGTTGTACAGTGGTGAGAATACCAATAAAAATATTGATAGCACCAATAGCCATAGGAGAATATGTTTGATATTTTACGGGAAGACTGGTTTGAGCAAAAGATGCAGTTCCGCTAATAGTAGATAGTACGATAGCAGGAATAGTAAACCATGCATTTAATCTCGAATATTTTTGGTGAGAACGCGCATTCAACCATTTGTAACATTGTGCTACATCACACCATTCTACCATGATAACTTCATTATCAGGAGACCATTCAACTGGTTTTGTGGTTGAACCAGCGCTACTATTATTATCACTATTGTCAACGTTATTTTTTGTAGATTTATTTTCTAAAGAATCTATATTATTTTCATTATTAGATTTATTAGATTCTTTATTTGGCATGTAATGAATTATATATAATATAAATATAAATTAGAACGAATACAAATAATACAAATATTATTTGTATTTAGAAATGTAATATTTACTCATTATTAACTTCTACCACAGCTGGTTCAGTTGTCATTCCTTCAAAAGTATTAATAACTTCTGTTTCAATAAATTCGGTATTTTCAGTACTAGAATCTGATACTGTCATAGGATTAGTTATAAAATCGGCGGGTTTATCATTGTTCTCAATAGTTTCTTCTTTATTATCTAATTCTATCAAAGGTTCTGGTTGAATTTGTTTATTTTCATTTTTAATTGTTTCTAAAAATTCAATATCTTCTAAAATAGGTTCTATTTTGACATCTTCTCCAATAATATAAAAACGACTCAATTTATCTTCATCGCTAATATCATCGATTGAGAACGTACGATTAATATTGATATTTTCTTCTACTTCTTTGTAGAATTCTTGCATTCTTAAATAAAGACGATTCAATTGTTTTCTTTCTGAAATATGAAAAAAAGATACGTAGTTTATATAAAGTCCTACTTGTTCTCTTAAAAGACGATTTTCATATTGTAAAGTATTCAAAAAATTAGAAATAGAGAACCCTATTCTATGATTCTCATTGTAGTGTTCAATTGTATCATTTTTATCTAATGTTTGACCATATAATTGGTTAATTAAAAATAAAATATTGGAATGAATTTCTTTTATATCTTCTAATTTATATTCTTGAAACGGTTCTAAATCTTTATATGCGGGATATGATTTCAATTCTAACTCTGTAACATTCATATCAGCACGATTGTCTTTGATATGAGAAAGAATAAGATTATATAATTTATAATAATCACAATACATTCTGTTATTCATAAGGGCACGATAGCGATCGATATGTTCCATTTCCATAGCAAAAGTTTTATATTGAAAATAGAATGAATCGAGACAGAATAAAAAAATTTTTTTATTATTAGTTCTGATCAACTCATTATAAATCAGTTTTAATTGCGAAAGTTTGTCAGAAACGACCATTTTTACTTTTGCAATTTCTTTTTTCAAAGTAATAATGTTCTCAAAATTATTGCGTAGTTTTTCAATTTGAAAAGCATGATTATGACTCATTTACAAAATATAATATATATTATTGAATATTTTTTATTGACAACAAATACTATATATTTCTCTTTGTAATTCTTGATATTCCTCCTCTAAAGTTTCTCTATCGAATGCACATATATATTTGTTAGAATGTAGAGTTTCAATGGATTTTGTTCTCATATTTATAGGTATATGTTTTTTAAATTCCCAATAATTATTGGTTTTGTTATCATAATTAAATTTAAAAATATTTTCATAAATAATTTTATAATAAATATAATTTGCAAAATCTGTATCGTACAAATCTATTCTTAGGAATGCAAAATAATACGGTTTTTTATTTTCATTAATTTTGTAATGCATATCAATATAGTTTATCAAACCTATTCCGTAGTTATGAAATATCTCAATAATATCATTTTCTTTTATTTTACCTAAAATTCTTGGTATGTAAACATCAATAGACTTTGACATTGTAATCAATAATTTATGAACAATTTTATTAATATAATTATATTCAATTTTTTACGTAAATACAATAAAATGAAAAAATTGAAAAACAAAAATAATGATATAAAATGATAAAAAAGTTATATTTATAATGTCAAATTTAATTGAAAATACTTATTTTGAATTTCACAACAAAAATGTAAAACTACCATTTTCAATTATAACCGAAACTGAGGAATTCGGTATTCTTCGTATAAAAATGAAAAAAACAGAAATAACAAAAAAACCATTACTTATTTTGTTTACAATTGATAAAACTGGTTCTATGAGTGAACCAGTAAAAAATAGTACAAAAATGGATTATTTAAAACAAACTTTTAAAAATATGCTACATTATTTGGCTAAACAAGAACTTGAAATATATGTGCGTGTACATTCATTCAATGTTGAAGTAGATATTGATATTAATAATATAAAAATAACAAAAGAAAACGTTAATGAATTATGTACAAAAATAATGAATATTGAACCAGAAAGTTCTACAAATATTGAATTAGCTTTGGAAGCAGCAAAAAAAACTATGAACGAATATTCATCTGCAAACCCAGAACATCAAATTGCTCATATATTTATGACAGATGGACAAGCTACAATTGGTGAAGATAATCATGATAAATTATCGAAATTAGTAGAAAATCGTTTTAATAATATTTTTGTAGGATATGGGTTGGATCATAATGCATTTTTGATGAAAAAATTAAGTGCACATAAAAATTCGGATTATCAATTTGTAGACGATATGGAAAATACTGGTTTGGTTTATGGCGAATCAGTACATCAGTTATTGTATCCTGCATTGAAAGATGTGGAAATTCATGTAGATGATGGACTTATTTATGACTGGGAAACAAATGAATGGAAAGACAAATTATATATTAATGTATTTGTAAGTGAATCAGAAAAATTATATCAAATAAAAAAAAATAAAATCAATAATGTGGAAATAAAAATATATGGAAAAGAATTGGATGATACTGAATTAAAATTGCAAGAAAATATAGATCAAATACCTGATCTAATAAATACAGAAACTAATGAAAAAGAAGAAGTTGATTTAACAAAATACATATATCGTCAAAAAGTACAAGAATTATTATACATAGCAAACAAAGAAAATGATTACGTTTTATTGGATGAATTAAAAAAAACTATGAAAGAAGTATTCAAAAAAATGCGTACATATATGCATGAAAATAATCTATTGAATGATCCTTTCATGAAATTATTATGTGATGATATAAGTATTACATATAAATCGATGGATACAAATTATGGTAGTCCATTCATACATATTCGTCAAACTTCACAAGGTAGACAGAAAGCATATAATGTTGGAACTATAGATGAATATGAGCACGATTTATTAATAAGTAAACATAATAGAAACCAACTAATGGGTATACCCTCTTTATTTTTAAAAAGACAACAAGCATTTAATGGTAAAATAACGAATAATTTTGGAACTATAGATGAATATGATGATTTCAAAAAAGAAACAAATGATAAACCATCATTATTTGGCTTTTTAACAAATGAACAAAAAGAAGAACCAATAGCAGATTCAATAGAAGATGAACTAGATAGTTATTTAGTATCAAATGAAACAACAAATTGTTATTTAACGCCTAGTATATTAAATACAATGCGTAGTTTTAGTCAAAATATTTATACCAGTGAAGATTTAATCCGCACTCCGTAGGGGTGCTCCACACAAATCTGTAACCGGTAACTTACTTGAGAATTTATCCGCTGTGCGGATTGAATTCTTCAAGGGTGTAAAAAATAATATGAACAAATATAATTTTTTATTGATTAACATTCAAAAGAATATAAATAAAATATATCATATTTATAAAAATATGATTACTCAAGAAGTTCCAAGCAATTTTAAAACGATTATTAGCGATTTTACTAGAGATTTGACAACTACATTTCCAGAATATTCTTATTTATGGACGAAATGGTCTGGACAAGTATGTGAATCAGTTATACAAGATTTATTCAATTATATTTTATCAGTGTATCCAACACGTTTTTTTGATATTTTATATGAAAATGATACTATTTTCAAAACAGATGATGAAACAGATGTAAATTTTTTACCAAATGTAAATTTTCGTTTATTATATAACTGTGAAGATATTACTGAAAATACTAAAAAAAGTATCTGGAAATATTTACAATTAATATTATTTACTATAGTTGGTGCAATAAAAGACAAAACAAACTTTGGCGACACTACGAATATTTTTGAAGGTATTGATGAAAATGATTTGCAAGACAAATTAGCAGAAACCATGAATAACATGACTGATTTTTTTAAAAATTTAGAAGAAAGTTTTAAAAATGCTAACGGTGATGAAGCACCTGAATTAGTAGATCCTGATATTGAGATGCCTAATATGGAAAAAATGCAAAAAGACTTAGAAAATGCATTTGAAAATATTTTCAAAAATACAGAATCTAACACTGATCCAGAAGATGGTGATGATGAAAATAAAACCCAAAATTTTTTTCCAAAAATGAGTGGTTTACCTGATATCAAAAACATTCACGAACATTTAAAAACATTATTTGAAGGTAAAATTGGTAAATTAGCGAAAGAAATGGCTGAAGAGATTAGTGAAGAATTTAAAACAGAATTGGGAGAAGGTACTGAAAATATAAAAAATACACAAGATGCTATAAAACATTTGATGAAAGATCCAAAGAAATTGATGGGATTAATGAAAAAAGTTGGTACTAAACTAGATTCAAAGATGGAGAGTGGAGAGATTTCACGTGAAGAATTAATGAAAGAAGCACAAGGATTATTAGGAAAAATGAAAGATATGGGTGGAGGAGATGATTTAAGTAAAATGTTTAAAGAAATGGCAAAAAAGATGGGAATGGGTAATAATGTGAGAATAAATAAGAATGCATTGAATAAATTAACAAAGATGGAAGAGACACGTGAAAAAATGAAGAATCGTGCAATACAACGAAAATTAAAAGAACAGGCTGATTTTGAAAAAAAGAAGGCAGAAATTAGAAAACGTGTAGAAGAGCAACAAAAACTAGCAGCTAATTTCTCATTGAATCCTACTGATGCAAAGAATGAATTTGTATTCCGTTTAGAAGGAGAAGAAAAACAAGAAAAATCGTTTATTCATCCTGATCTAATAAAGGAGATGCAAGAACAAGAAACTAATGGAGGTAATAATGGAGGAAAATCTGGTGAAAACAAAAACAAAAAGAAAAAGAAGAAAACTAAAAAATAAATCTACATATTAATATATATGGGAATTACAAAATATATTAATTTTAAAATATTTTTTTTAAGTTTAGTATTTGGTTTATTTGCAGTTTATATGACAATGCCTGATAATAGAAAAATATTAGTATATCCTACACCTGAAAATGTAAGTTTATTACAATATAAAGATAAAACAAATACATGCTTTTCATTCAAACAAACTGAAGTAATATGTCCAAAAGATGAAAATGAAATATCAAAAATACCTTTACAAAATTAATAAATCATTTTATCTTTATATAATATAAAATGAATTTTCAAAGATTATTAAATACTGAATATGGAAGAAATATTATTTCAATATTTTTAGGTTTAGGATTAGCCAGTTTATTTAGAAAAGTATGTACTGATAAAAATTGTATTATTTTCAATGGACCAATTATTGGAGACATAGAGGATAAAACATTTAAATATGGTGATAAATGTTATAAATATTCTGTAAATGCAGATAAATGTGATTCTACAAAAAGAATAGTGGGTGTTGTAGAACAAGACTATATTAATAATATTTTATTAAAGTAATATATTAAAATTCGTCAAACTATACAATATTTAGAAGTTTACTATTGTATAGTTAAAATGGAAAATACAACCAGAATATCAGATTTACCGTTAGATAATAATATGCAATATTCATCATCAATTCCTAATATTATGCAACCACAACAAACAAAAAAAGTTTCATTTGAGGAAAGTCAAAGTCAAAATTATATTCCTATTAATGTACATCCGAATCCATATGGTATTTCAACACAAAATCCAATTATGCCACCTCCACAACAACCAAATGTCTCACAAAATCAACAAATATTATCACAGACATACATACCACCTCCACCACAATCGCAGTTTTTATCTGAAGAACAACAACTGGAATTGCAAAAATTATCTCATCAACGTATTCCATCAAGAGATATTCCTCATGATACCACTATGTACCAGCAAGATGTTCAAATAAAACCTAATTATATACCAAAATCAAATATATCAAGTGATTATGTACGCGATAATGAAGATATGACAGAAAAAAATTACAAAGAATATCAACAAAAAAAGAAAGAGAAAAATCAATTAGATAATATTTTAACTGAATTTCAAACACCTATTTTTGTTGCTATTTTATTTTTCTTTTTCCAATTACCTATTGTAAATAAATTGATATTCAAACGTTTTAATTTTTTATCAATACACGACGCAGATGGTAATTTTAATTTTTATGGACTATTATTAAAAAGTATATTATTTGGTAGTATTTATTATTCAGTGTTCAAAGCAATAAATTTCTTAATAGAGCTTTGATTTATATTTTTTAGTTTGATTGTTTCGTTTTGTACGAAATAAATTCATAAAATTAGAAATACCTGATGTTTTTTTACTAGTTTTACGTTTTTTGTCTTTAGAAATAGTGCTTTTAATTTTTAATAAAGTATTATATTTATCATGTTCTTGTTGATCTGATTCTTGCTGTTTTGTCTCTTTTTCAATAACCCTTGCTTCTTTTTTATAGTTATTTATAATTGATTTTGAAAAAGCAGAAATATTATATATTTTATCAGGTATATATTTCAAAAACCACATTTCATAATCTCTACTATTACGATTATTACTTAGTTCTTTGTATTTTTCTGCTTTTTCAGAACGTATAACGTCTAATGTTGGTTGTTTACCATAACAATCTATACTAAAACGTTTCAATATACCACGTTGTTCAATTCTATTTTTTTGTTGTATTTCAAATAAAAATTTTGCCATACATCCTAATTTGTCTTTATCATAATAAGGCATATCTGCATATAAAAAAACTAAATAAAATGATAATATAGTGTCAATAGATGCAATATTTATTTCTTTATTACCGATGATAATTTTATTATAGTTATGACATGCAATTGGCTTATAAATAAACGCTAATGATATATTGTCAACAAGTAATTCAATATGTTCTGATATTAATTCGCCGATTGCAGAATGTTTTATTGTTTTTATTTTATGGATATTGTTTCTTTCTAGTTGTTCTTTCAATATTAAAGCACATCTTTCGGGATTATCGGAAATAACATCAAAACTGGATGTTTTTTGAATATTTTCCTTTTTATATGCGTGATTTGAATATAAACTAATAGCATAAGCACCAAAAAATATAACACCTTGGTCAATAAGATTATCTCTTGCTATAAAGTATACATTATCATTCTCTATTTTATTATAGAAATCTATTTTTTCACATTTATTACCTAATTTTATAGGATAATGCTCATTTAATAAATTTAAACGTTTTAACACTTTCTCCCATCTCGATACATCGCCGTATGGTCTAGATAATTCTAAATACATCGACATGCGTAAAAAATCAGGTGGAGCATAATGTATACCTGCAATTAATATGGATTCTTTCTGTATAGAATCATATAGATATTTATGCATATAAGTAATATCTGCAATAGCTATAAAATTTACAAAAACTTTGAATGTACCCATATGAACACCCGCTTTTGCTTCTACGTCTTTATAACCAGCAGCATAATAAATATCTGCCAACTCTTTAGCATCGTCTAAAGCATTAGCTGAATAAAAATCATAATCTGGTAATTCTATATCTTTATTGTAGAATTGTGCGTATTTTGGTAAAATATTATTAATTGCAGTGCCACCATAACATATTAATTTTTTACGTATAATGAATTCTTCAACTATAATAATTATTTTTTGTATTTCAGGACTATCTATTATTTTTTGTCCTTGCAAGAGTTCACTTTTTTCTATTGCATGTCTTAGAATAGCTAATTCACATTCTTCGTAACTCATGTTATTATTACAATTTTTATTATGATATTTATTTTTATAAGGCATATATATTTATTAAATAAAATAAATATATAATAGATAATAGATAATTTGAATTTACAGATATTCAAGAATGTATAAAACAACATAACTAAATGCTGTAAATAATATTATTGATTCTTTTTTTTATAATACATTATTGCTACACTTAATGGAATTGTACCTCCATTATTATCATTAAAAAAATCTTCATATTTGTATAAATTTTCGTCTTTTTGATAAAATTTGAATGGAACTATTTGACAACCATAATTCATTATAAATTGTTCAATTTCAGGATTAGGAGCATTTTCAGGTAGTGTATCTGGTAAAACAAGTTTCATAGATTGTATATTCGTATTCAAATTATTATCTTTTATCATTAAAGAAACATTTTTTTGATTTAATACATTATTGTATCGATTTAAAATCATATTTTCACTACCACTTTCAATATTAATATATTTTGTTAAATTATAACACGATTTATCATATTTAGCACAATTTGTGTAATTTTTATAACTATAATTAATTGTTTTATCAACACACAAAATTACTTTATTCATTAAATTTTTCATAGGCGTATTTTTGGTTACTTTGCCTTTATACAAGTTGTTTTTTATACTATAATCAACAGATGATGCTACTGCTTTATAAATTTTATTATTATTTGATTTTATACGTAAATTGATGAAAATAGGATCGTTATTATTAGGTGAATTTTGTGTAGAAAATGCATTAGATACAAGCGATGATAATATATTGTCTAATAAAATACTATTTTCACTTTCTATTGTAACAAAATTATTATCAGTACTATATGCTACTTGTGGACTGAATATTCTACTTTCAGGATTTTCAATATAAAATACTTCAAAATCAAAAAATCTACAACCACGTGATAATTGGTAAATAAGCATATCAATATTAATATATTTACCAGTTAATGCTGAATTATAAGAACCTTTGATGCAAAAATCCATCAATGGTAAAGAATGATATGTTGAAGGTAAACTCTTCATTTTAATCTTTAGAGTAGTATCTTTCAGTTTATTTAGCTCACTAATAGCCGGATCAGGAATAATATTGAAACTAAAAGGTTCGGTATTTTTAATTATTTGATTACGTTTTGAAATGAGACGCCAGATTATATAACTAAATATAATAATTATCAACGCAATAAAAATTTTTTTATAAATATTCATTTTTATAATATATAGTTATTATTATATTCTATATATAAACAAATATAATAAATAAATATATAATATAACAATGGCTGGAGGATTACTAAATATAGTATCAGTAGGAAATAATAATGTTTTTTTAACTGGAAATCCTAGTAAAACATTTTTCAAAGTAACATATTCAAAATATAGTAATTTTGGATTGCAAAAATTTAGATTAGATTATGATGGTTCGAGAGATTTACGATTAACTGAACCATCAACATATACTTTTACAGTAAAAAGATATGCGGAATTATTGATGGATACATATTTAGTAGTTACATTACCCGATATATGGAGTCCTGTGTATCCACCTACACCTGATACAAATGATCAATGGGTACCATATGGTTTTCGATGGATAAAAGATTTGGGAACACAGATGATAAGTGAAATATCAATTACATGTGGTTCTTTGACATTACAAAAATACACAGGTGACTATATTTCAGCAATGGTAGAGCGTGATTTTTCAGAAGAAAAAAAGAAATTATTCAATGAAATGTCTGGTAATGTTCCTGAATTATATGATCCAGCAAATGCATATTCTAGAGATAATACATATCCATCGGCCTCATATACTACAAATCCTTTAGGTGCAGAACCATCTATAAGAGGGCGAACATTGTATATTCCTATAAATACTTGGTTTACACTGAATAGTGGTTGCGCATTTCCATTAGTTGCTTTACAGTATAATGAATTAGTAATATCAGTAACAATAAGACCAATCCGTGAATTATTTCAAGTACGTGACGTTTTTGATATTAATTATAATTTCCCATATATTCAACCAGATTTCAATCAATCACAATTTCAAATGTATAGATTTTTACAAACACCACCTACACCATTAATACAAGCAGTCGATTATACAAATACAGTATCTACATGGAATGCGGATGTACATTTAATATCAACATATTGTTTTTTATCAAAAGACGAAGCAAAAGTATTTGCTTCGCAAGATCAAGTATATTTAGTAAAAGATGTGTTTAATTATTTTTTTGAAAATGTAACTGGTTCAAATCGTATAAAAATAAACTCGAATGGTATGATTTCTAATTGGATGTTTTATTTACAACGTAATGATGTTAACTTACGTAATGAATGGAGTAATTATACGAATTGGCCATATAATAATTTACCATCTAACATTGTAATAGCACCGAGTGCGCCTTTACCTGGAACGAATTTTGAATATGGAATGGCAGTAAACCCTAATTTTGGTAATATTTTTAATAGCGGTATAACAATTACAGGTGATTATCATTCAGAAAATCAAAAAGAAATTATGGAGACAATGGGTATATTATTAGATGGTGAATATCGAGAAAATACACAAGTAAGTGGAATATTTAATTATATTGAAAAATATACAAGAACTCGTGGTTTCGCAAGGGATGGATTATATTGTTATAATTTTTGTTTAGATACTGATCCATTTCAATATCAGCCATCGGGTGCTATCAATCTAAGTAAATTTAGAAATATACAATTAGAAATAACAACATATGTTCCACCAGTGGATACAATAAACTCAGCAGTTGATATTATATGTGATGGTAATGGTAATCCAATAGGTATTCAAAAAATGAATTGGAGATTGTATGAATATAATTACAATTTAGTATTATATGAAGAAAGATATAATATTTTATCATTTATAGGTGGTAATTGTGGAATGTTATATTCAAGATAGTTTGTCTATTAGTATAGTATTATATTATAATATATATATAGAATATTATAATATAATGGAAAAATTTAGTGATAATAAATTTCAAGTAATTAATATGAATTATAAATTAAAAAAAATTAAAAATAGAAAAAAGAATAAAAAAAATTATAAAAATATTGAACCTTTTGAGATATTAGAAAATATTGATAGTAATAATACAATTGAAAAAGAAGAAAATACAACTGAAGGTTTCAAAGATTCTGATTATGATGGTATCGACAATGTAAAAGACAATAAAAAAAAAACAGGAGTATCACCAATTGATGCGATCACAGATTTTATAAATAAAATTTATAATTTTTTTATCAAAACAAATAACGATATTGCAAAAAAATTAGCAATGGTTTTATCAAAAAATAAGGCTACAGAAAATGATATTTTCATAATTCGTCAATACATAGCATGGAGTGAATCTGTATTAGCAGCTGCTTACGTGTCTTATAATTTTTTCTTTATTATGTATTATAAAGATGTGGATGGTACACAATTAATTGAAATATCACGAAAAAGTGCACAGGAATATAAAAAAAAATTACATGATGAAAAATCGTTATTAGCTTTCCCAATGACTATTTTTTTGTATTTTTTTAATTATTCTATGTATTTTACAGAAGTTATTAATAATTTTTTGACAAAAACAACAGTGGATAAACAAATAGGTGTAATAACAGAAGAAATAAATTACACAACTAGATTTTTATTTATATTTTTGTTTTTAGTAATATTTTTTAAATATTCAGCAGCATTAGTAAAAAATACTTTAATCGATGCAATAAAATTCAAATATACAATACTATCAGGATATATATTTATTACTATTGTTTTATTGTGGGGAAGTGATTTTTTACCTGTATTTAATACAAAAATATTAAATTTATCTAAAAGTACATATGGTTTTACAGATTTGTTGTTATTTTTTCTGAATAGATTTATAAAATTAATAGCAGTTTTATTTTTTGGAGTTCCAATGAGTGTTCTCATGTTCGTTTTATATATTTATTTGTATGCATTTGGGTCAATATTGTATTATAAAAATTTTAATATTTCAACTACATATAATACTATATATAGTATTAATGAATTCATAAAAAATAGCAAAAAGAAAAAAGATACAGATAAGAATTCATTCATGGAAATTCTAGGAATTAATTTCATAATGGGTGTTGTAGACTTTTTATATTCTAAATTGATTTTGATAGCATTTATAATAATATACATTATTGGTTGGTTTGATTATTATAAAAACATATCATCAAAAAGTGGCATTCTAAAAAATGGATTGCTTTTTATAAATATTTGTTTAATTATAATGTTTTCATCAATAATTATGCAGTTTTATATATTAGAACAACGCAAAGAGAGTACTGTAGAATCAGTAAATAATAATAATAATAATGATCATTAAAAATATAATAATTTAACATACAATGATTTAAAAAGTGATTATAATATTATTATAATGACAAAAACAAAGAATAATAAAAATAAACATTTACCTATGGTAAGTGTTTGTACACCTACATTTAATCGTCGTCCTTTCATTCCAATTATGTTTGAATGTTTTCGTAATCAAGATTATCCAAAAAATCGTATTGAATGGATCATAGTTGATGATGGAACTGATAAAATCAAAGATTTAATAGAAACTTCAAATATTCCAAATATTCGTTATTTTCAAATAGATAGAAAGATGTCTCTTGGTGAAAAACGTAACTATATGCACAAACATGTGAAAGGAGATATTATTGTATACATGGACGATGACGATTATTATCCACCTGAACGTATTTCACATGCTGTTGAACGTTTGGAATCAGACAAAAAAGCATTGTGTGCAGGTTCAAGTGAAATATATATTTATTTCAAACATATTCAACAAATGATACAATGTGGTCCTTATGGACCAAATCATGCTACAGCTGGAACATTTGCATTTCGTAAAGAATTATTAAATCTTACTAGGTACGAAGATAATGCTGCAGTAGCAGAAGAAAGAGCATTTTTAAAAGATTATACAATTCCTTTTGTACAATTAGATCCAATGAAAGCCATATTAGTTTTTTCACATGAACATAATACATTTGATAAACGTAAAATGTTAAAAAATCCACATCCAGATTATTTCAAAGAATCGCCAAAGACAGTGGATATGTTTATTCGAAAACCTAATGAAGCAAGAATAAAGTCTTTTTTTATGAAAGATATTGATGCTTTATTGGATAGTTATGAGCCCGGACAACCAAAAATGAAACCAGATGTATTAAAACAAATAAAAGAAATAGAAGGAGAAAGAGAAAAAATGATACAGGAAGAAATGGCAAAAATAAATAATCAACCTATTACCTTGCAACGTCCTGGTGAGCAACCTATTCAATTAACCAACGTTGAAGTAGTCAATATTATAAATAGCCAACAAGAACAAATACGACAAATGCAACCAATAGTTGATAAATTGAAAGAAGCTGAAAAAATAATCAATATGTTGCAGAAACAATTGATTGAAAAAACTAAGGAAACAATGGATTTAAAGAATAAAATAAAAAAATATGAACAACAAGATAATTCAAATAAAAAGGTATATACAAAGATACCTATAGAGATAGTTGATAATAATATAAATAAATCAAATAACAAAAGCGATCCTGAAATAATAATAAATATAGATAGTACGTAAATTATAATAAATAATAATATTATTATTTATTATAAATTTGAATATATTAGGAATAATGTCAATGATTACATTTGTAACTGCATTTTTTAATATTTATAAACATCCAATAAATTCGGATATTATAAAAAATAGATTTGATAGATTCAGAGAAATCGCAACAACTGGTATACAATTATGTGTTTATACAGAACCTGATTTTATAAATACTTTTAATCAATTAATAAAAGAATTTCCAAATGTTAAATTAATGAATCCTGTAAACTTAAAAAATTCAAATATAGCTACAATTTGCTCGACAATTAATTATACTTTACCAAGTATTAGAAATCAAGAAAAAGATAATGATGAATTTATGATGTTCATCAATACAAAGCATGAATTATTAGAAAATGCAATATCTATAAATCCATGGAATTCAAGTTACTTTGCATGGATTGATTTTAGTTTGTCACATATTTTTAAAAATTTAAAAGAATCTCAAGTCCAATTAGTTTTTCTATCTAAAATACAATATACAAAAAAATTTATTACAGTTGGCGGTTGGGAAAAAATAAAAACACCATTTAAATTATTGAATAATGAAAATGTAGTATGGCGTTTTTGTGGAGGTTTTTTATTAGGTGATATCGAATCTGTAAAACAGTTTACAAGTTTATCGAACCAATATTTACATGTCTATATGAATTTATATAAAAAACTTACATGGGAAGTAAATTTTTGGTCCTGGTTAGAAACGTTTGTCGATTGGAAACCTACATGGTTTCATACAATGTTCAATGATGGTATTATCAAAATACCAGTAAAATTATATTGTAAAATATTAGACAATTCTATTAAAACAACGTATAATTATCCAGCATATGATGATTATGTACCATCATCTGCATCCCATATATATTACAAAGGACATCATTTTTTGAATACACGTTATGTAAATTATTTAATAAGAGAAGATGGTAGTTATTTTTATTTAGATCCAAATTCACATATAATTACCAAGAATTATGTTTCTTTATTAAATAAGAATTTTATTCCAACCAGTTATGTAATTATGGACGATGATAGTATTGAATTGAAAAAAACAGAATATCCAAATGGTTTTGCATGTAATATTATTGGTTTAGAAGATATACGTTTATATGAATACAATAATAAAATTCGTTTTATTGCTACAAATAGAAATTTTGCACCCATAGATAAAAATATGATGATAATAGGCGATTATAATATTGAAACATTAAAATATGACAATTGTAAAATAATTGATTCACCAAATAATTCAAATTGTGAAAAAAATTGGATACCAATTGTAACAAATAATATAGAAAATACTTCGAATATGATTGAATATTTTATTTATAGTTGGTATCCAATGGATATATGTAAAATAAATCCAGAAACCAATAAATTAGAATCTGTGAAAAAATATTACAATACTATTAATGCACCCAATTTCAACAAGGTACGTGGATCTAGTATATTTATTGATGTTGGTGATTATTTATTAGGTGTTGTTCATTTTAGTGATGATATTGTACCCAGAAATTATTATCATATGTTAGTTTCTCTGGATAAAAAAACATTATGTCCTATGAAATATTCTCAACCATTTTGTTTTCAACATATAGGTATTGAATTTTGTATAGGATTTTGGAAACAAGATAATGATTATTTATTTTGGGTATCAAAAATAGATAGAAATCCATGTATGATGAAAATTGATATTAATGAAATACCATTGTGTTTTGATTTTTCTGATATGTAAATTATTCATCATCATCTAATAATTCATCAGTGATTAATGTATCTTTTTTTACATTTTTATCTAGATAACGATATAATCGTTTTATATCTAATTTTGTTATGTTGTAATTTTCAAATAATTTTTCAATTTCACATAATTTATCATTGTTATTACATAAATCTTCACCATTGAATAATCGTATTTCTTGAAATAATGTAAATAAATCTTTTTTATCCATATCCAATTCTTGTGACAAATTATAAATAAACAACATATTATTGTATTCAGTTGAATATTTTGTGAGAACTTTTGTAAATCGTATTTCATTAGAAAATATATTTTTGTTTTCAGGAAAATTATCATGATACAATTTGTTATTATAAAATGTTTTTATTAAAGAACTCATCTCATTAAATTGCCATATTTGACTTTGAAATGTAATACGATCAATGTAATCAGCAAAACACATATTATTTAATATTTTTAAATAAAACGGTATGGATAAATTATTTGATTTACTGGAAATAGCGTCTACTATATTTTCATGCCATAAAAGAGCTACAATAGTTCGGTCAGTTTCGTTCATAAAACGATTATGTTCTTCCATTTTTATAGGATTATTTATTAATGTAGATGTTATTTTCTTAGAATCTTCATTGTATGATTTTTTATGAAAAATAGTTTCTATTATTTCTTGATTCAATAATTCTGGTTTGTTTGATAGTATTTTTTTAACAAATTCTAATTTTCTCATATCACCTTGTATATAATTCAAAATCGTATTTTTATAATTATTTATTTTTACATTTGGTGATATTGTATCTAATAACAATCCCATTTGTTGATTAGTAGGGGTTTTCAATTCAAAAGTATAACATACTTTCATTAATTCTTTGATTTTTTTATCAACGTAATAATTACCAATACATATTATTGGATTCATAGTCATATTTTCAAGCCGTTGTTTTTTTGTTTTTTTTTGTCGAATAATTTTGATAAGGGCAGTTATTCCACCTTTGTCTCCATTATTCATACCGTCAATTTCATCCATCAATATTACTATTTTTTTTTGTTTCTTTGTCATCAAATCGAGAACATTTCGGTTTGAAATATTATTACTTGTTATATTGTCAATAAGAGCTTTATTTCTTACATCGCCTGCATCATAATTTATAATATCATAATTCAATTCTTTCAAAAGATTTTTTACAAAATGTGTTTTACCACAACCAGGTGATCCATATATATAAATACCTTTTTTAAAATTAAGATTTTTATAATTAGTATCGAATGATAATAATAATTCTTTTATTTCATTTGCTATTTTTTCTCTTTCAAATATATTATTTATATTTTGCATCTTATATAATTATAAAAAAGTTTTTATATAATGAAGATCAAATAATATTTTATTATAAACGAAATATTATTTTTATATTTAACGTCCAAAACGACTGAAATCAGCTGTTACTGGAAGATAATTTGTTTTACCTTTTGGTGGTAATTGTCCATAATATGAGTATGGATCAGAATATTGATTATTTGTTCCTAATCCAGGTGCTGTATAACCAGGTGTAGAACGTTGGTTTGTTCCTTGCATTGTTTGTTTATCAACACTGTTATTAACTCCCATTTGATTTGGTTTCAAAACAGATCCAGTAGTACTTATCAAATTATTTGCAATACCACCAATTGTACCTGCAACACCGGTTACCACACCTGCGCCAGTTCTCGCAACATCTTCAATAGTAGATGTTGCATCGTATTGCATCAATGTAAGAGAACCTCCAATAGTATCAGGATTTGCATTTGTATCAACTGTACCACTTCCTAATTTCGAATAATTTTGATTTGTTCCTTTAGAAACAACTGATTCACCTCCAATTCCACCACAATTAGTACATGTTCCTGTTGATGGACAAGTTGGACATGTAGGGCATACAGGAGGAACTATTTGAGTTTTCAATATATATTCATTTTTGGAAGGATTCAGGTAATTAGAATCTGAAAATACAGTATTTGGTACTTGACCTCCATTATCTATTCCAAATTCATTAAATCTAAAAACATTTTTCAAAATTAAACTTGACTTAGTGTTATCTGAATATCCGATCAAAGCAATCAACACATTATTATTATTTGGTATATATAAAACAATATTTTGTCCTAAAACATCATTTACAGTATATGAAGTAATATTGGATGGAGGTCTTGATTTTACAGATACGTTATTGTTAGTCGAATTAATTGTATAAGAGTTTTTATTGATATCATAAACAACTATTGTTTTAGTTGGCTCTGTTGTAATAATTAAATTACTATTTACTAAATCATATTTTACATATTGACTTAATTGATATACATGTTTTATATCATCATATAATGGTTCTATTACCATTTTATTATTATCACTACTGTTATCACTAACATATTCTGTTAATCCGATATCTATTGGTGGTGAATAATACAAACTTTTTGTTTCACTACCAGGACTAAATAAAAATGTTGCTAATTGTTTTTTATTAATGTTGTCTATTATATGAATAAAAGTATCTTTATTCCATGGCATATAAAATACATTGTAATTATAATTATTTGTTTGAGAAGGATAATAACATGATTTATATTTTGGTGTAATTTCATTTATTGTACTAGATTGTAAATCTTGATTAACATCAGTTGCTGTTACATAAATAGTTGTTGAATAATTACTTCTATTAGTAACAATAGTTGACACAGAAGTACTTGTATTTCCCGTTGTAGCAGTTTCAGTGGAACTAACTTCTATAAGATTACCATTTCTATCATCGAAATAGATATTATCATACAAGTTCCATACTGTTTTAGTAGATGAATATGTAGGTAATGAAATATTATTTAATGATGTTGTTGTTGTCATTCCTTCTTGAAAATCTGATTCAAATCCCTCATTATCTACCATAAGTGTTTTTCCAAACAAACTCGATATTACTAAAATTATTAATAAAAATAAAAATAAAATAAATGGTGTTAATTTTATTGAATTCATGAGTATAAATTATACATCGAAAAATAATCATGGTAAATAATAAAATAGAAAATTGAATTTTGAATATTGTCTATTTTAAATAATAAACATATCAATGACTGAAATAACTGTAAAACGAAAAAGAAGTCCAGCTGTATTATTAACACGTTTTTATAATGAAGAAGTACAATTTGAATTATCAATAGATGAAGCAGGAAGAGGTTGTTTATTTGGACGTGTTTATATTGCTTGCGTAGTTTTACCTAAAGAACCCGAATTATTTGATGGTAAAGACATAAAGGATAGTAAAAAATTCTCATCAAAAAAAAAAATAAATGAAGTAGCTGAATATATTAAAACAAATGCATTAGCATGGCATATTGCATATGTAGAATCTGATATAGTCGATGAAATAAATATTTTAAAAGCAGTTATGCAAGGTATGCATGAATGCATTCGCAATATTATTGAAAAATTAAAAATGATTAATACTAATGTTTCGATTGATAATTGCATAGCTGTAATAGATGGTAATTATTTTACACCATATCGTGTATTTGATACTAATGACGAAACTATACATGAAATGCAACATATAACAATAGAACAAGGTGATGCAAAATATATGGGTATTGCTGCAGCTAGTATATTAGCAAAAACCGCTCGTGATAATTATGTATTAGATTTATGTAAAGAATATCCAATATTGATCGATCGATATGGTTTAGATTCAAATATGGGATATGGAACAAAAAAACATTTGGAAGGGATTCGAGAACATGGCATTACACAATGGCATCGACGAACATTTGGTGAAGCATGTAAAAATGCCATTAAAAATGATATAGTATAAATTATTGATAAAACAATTCATCAATGTTTTGTTTAGACACCAACATATATTTTGTAGAACTATCCATTGTACTATAACCAATAATAAATCGTTGTTTTTCATGTAAATACTCAAAACCCAGTGTATATTCTACTTTTTCGTTTTCAAAAGTAAACAATTTTGTAAATCGTTTTAATTCATAACTAGTATCATCTATTACTACAATAACATGATAATAATATCTACGATCTTCATAACTAACTACATGACATATAAACCATATTTCATTTCCAATATTAATACCATTTGTTGAACCACGAACATTTTTAAAAAAAAGTGGTGTATTAATACTATGTGTAATAGTTAAAAATGTATTTGGTCTATTATTTTCATCCACTAATGAATGAGGATGATCACCATGTGAACCAATTTTCAATGGATACCAATTATATATCATTTTCAATTCATTTTCCGAATTTTTAAATAAAACCCAATTTTTTTCTATTTGTGATTGGTTCTCACATTTTACTATTGTTGAAACAGTTTGTTGTGAAAGCAAATTAATTTTACCAAATTCAATACACATTGTCTGTGGTTTTACAGAACGATTACCATTAAAATACAAGGAATCTTTGTGCATAAATAAACGAATATCTTCTATTCCTATATAATAGTCATCATATACAGTATCATATTTTAATTCAAATTCTTTTTTTTTATACCATTTGTCGGAATCTATATTTATTATAGCAATAACATTGATGGTTTTTATACTGCCTTCATTTATATATTCTCCTTGTTCTCCAATCTTATAATTTACAAACCTCCTACAAACTATCATTTCCTTTTTGTTGTTTATACATATAGATGGTGTACTTGCATTAAATACAGATCTATTTATATTCAATGTATTTCCAATAGTATTTAAAATATCTAAATTATAACTATTTATTTTGTTTGATACCAATGTTCTCGAATAAAATTTATAATTTGACAAAACACTTTCACTTATATGTTTTGGTATATTATTATTGAGAACTTTCATGCAAATATCACTAATATCAATATTATATCGGTTTTCATAATAACCAATAATAGTATATTCATAATCGATTTTATAATCATAGACATCTTTTTGTAAGAATAAGTGATCATAATTGTTTTTTTTCTTAATTTGATAATCGGCTAATTCATAATATACATTTGCTAATCTATTATTACCTTTTTCTCTATAATATTTAATTATTTCATATAGGTTCTCGACTCTTTCTGGAAATTTGTCATAAGCTTCCATCCAATAGTAAATAGCATTCGACTTATCATTCAAATTACTATAACAATTTCCAATTGAATAATAAGAGTGCCATATTTCTTCAATCCAACCTCCAATTTCAATTCGTTTTTTGTATGTTTCAATAGCATTATCATATTGTCCAATATCTCTATAACTATTTGCCAAATAAAAAGTATATCTAGCATTATTTGGAAATTCTTCTAATCCTTTTTTAAGTAATCGGATATCCCTTTCAAATTTATCTTTTTTTGAACCACCGTCACCGATATCACGTATAAATAATACAGATTTATCTATAGAATCAACAACAGAATTAACTGGTAAATTAATATATTCATGGGTTACACCCCAGTAACTAATTGATGGATAGTTTCTTAATATACGAATGTTTTTATAAAAAAAATGATCAGATCCTTGAAAAATATGATAAGCATCTGATACAAGAGTATTTTTAAATTCCTCTATATTTTCAATATTACTAGTATCTAACAACATATCAGCATCTAATAGAAGTAAATAATCAACATCTAGATCATCACATTGTTGTAAAGAAAAAGTACGATTATGTGCAAAATCTTTAAATGGTTCATATGTTATCTTACCAGGAATATTATGTTTTTTAAAAAAATCTTTTATTATTTCAACAGTGTTATCTGTACTACCAGTATCACATATGCAATAATAATCAATAATGGGTAATACAGAATTTAATAATCTGGTTATAATTTTACTCTCGTTCTTTACAATCATATTTAAGCATATTTTAGGCATTAATATAAATGTTCTCAAATATATAAATTATTTTTTATAATAAATATTTATTTTTAACTAAATATATTTTCAGAGTATATATTAAATTACAATGGCATTTACACGTTTTCATGATGATAGTGCTAGAATAAAAAAACAAGTAGAAGATAGTTCATTTGCAGGAAGATATATGTTAAATGTACCAGGACCTGGAGATAGATTGCCATTCTTTGAAGATCCACAATTACGTCTTCAGAAATGGGGTGCAAATTTAAAAACAAATACAGTTAATATGGAAAGTGATTTATTTGGATTGACTAGACTATTAAACCGTGATTTACTAGATGAAAATGATTACAAACAATATGCAGCGAGAACATGTGATGTTTTTTATAATAATCAACAACCTTTCATAGAAGAAAGTCGTGCAAGTCATCCTGCATGGATGTATAAAGATTTAGAACAAACTAGATGGGAAAATCCATTTTTAAATCCATTGAACGGATTAGAGAAAGGATTCAATGAGAACATTCAAACACGTATTTTAGAAAAAGATTATTTTAAACCTACTATACCTATTATTCAAAGTAGTGATAATTATTATTTAACAGGTGAAACCATTTGTATTGGGGGAAATTGTAATAATCAAATAGATCCAAAAACTATTTATGTTAATCGTATTCATTAAAAATATTATATAACATTATTATAATTATATAATATACAAAAATGGAAATTGCAATTCCTGGAGTAGCATTAGGACTATTATATGTTGTATCCAATCAAAAAAAAAGAAATGAAGCCTTTACATCTCAAACACAATTGCCGAATGTAGATGTACCAAATCGTAACTATCCTGCTGAATATCCAATAGTATCAAGTGATACTGATCAATCATCACAATTATCCAATGCGAATCGTTATGATAATAGTGCTGGAACATATACTGATAAATATTTCAATCAAAATATTAATAATATATCTTCATCTGGACAACCACAATTTTATTCACTCACTGGTGATAAAGTAGATGGTTCTTATTTTGAACATAATAATATGGTTCCATATTTTGGTAGTCGTCTAAGAAGTCAAGTATCTGAATCAAATAATGAGAGTATTTTAGATAATTATTCTGGTGCAGGTTCTCAAATAATTACAAAAAAAGAAGTTGCACCTATGTTTTCACCACATGAAAATTTACAATGGGCAAATGGTGCTCCAAATGCAAGTGATTTTTTTCAATCACGTGTAAATCCTAGTCAACGTATGGCAAATGTAAAACCATTTGAGGAACAAATAGTAGGACCTGGATTAGGTTTAGGATATACTACACAAGGTGCTGGTGGATTTAATTCTGGTATGATGATGCGTGATGCTTGGTTAGATAAAACAGCTGATCAATTACGTGTTGAAAATAAACCAAAAGCAACTGGACTTGGATTATATGGTCATGAAGGACCTGCTAATAGTTTAATAAAATCAATTGCTACCATGGATCAAATGGGTATAATGGAAAAACATTTACCAGAACAGAGTTTTGCATTAGATCAACGTGATTTTTCAAATCACAATCCAAATGGTTCTAGTGATATTGGTCGTCTTTTTACAACAACTGGTGCTCATAAAGGAGAAACAATGCGTGCTGTTCCTGTCGAACGTTTTGTGAACCGTCCTGAGACAGCAGTATCATATTCTGGTGTTGCGGGATATCAAAATCCAGCTGCTTATGTTCCAGGTGAATATATGCCTTCTCATAATCAACAATTAGGTGAAGTTCCTCTCATGGTTGCTAATGCAAATGGACGTAACTATGCAACAGATGCAGATTATGGAATCAAATCAAAAAAGGCTTATCCTAACAACCGTTCATCGAATGCACAAGATAGTTATTTTGGTTTAGTAAGTGGTAGTCTAGGTGCAGCAGTCGCTCCATTATTAGATATTTTAAGACCATCCAAAAAAGAAAATGTGTTAGGAACATTAAGACCATACCAAAATCCAGGAACAACTGTACCTGAATCCTATATTTTTAATCCAGCAGACAGACCTGCACCTACTATTCGTGAAACAACAGAAAATTCTAAATTTCATTTAAATGTAAATGCTAATCAATTAGGTGGTGCATATCAAAGCACACCGGTTCAAGCAAAAGACACAATTCGTCAAGAAACTAGTGATTATTATTATGCAGGTAATGCTGCATCAAGAACAAAAGAACCAAAATCTTACGAAGCCGGTTACAACCAACGTAATAATGATATCAAAGCTAGTACGATCGATGGTTATATGGTGCAAGGTAATATGTCATTAATGAATGGTGTTATTAATATGCGTCAAGTATCACGTGATAATATGTTGAAAAATGAACGTGCCGTTGTTGGTACAATGCCATACCAATCACCTGATCCAATTAATATGGGTCGCGTTGCTGGAAATGGTAATACTTTGTATTCAAATATACAAATGGATAGAAATACACCAGATATTCACAGTGCTTTGAAATCAAATCCTTATGTCGTTGATTACCGTAGTATGCTATAAAATTTATATAAATATTTTTAGTATATAGATTTTTCTATAAAAAACTATATACATACTATAAGGCTAATGAAATATTTTATTGGAAAAAAAATTACAACGCTAAAATTAGAAAAAAAACAAAGAAAATGTATTATAATTTTATTCGTTAAATATACCAGTCTGTATAAAACGTCGAATTTTTGAAGAAATATTTTCATCGTTATGTATTATATCACCTGTAGTTATATGTATATATAAATTAAATACTTCTTGTTTATCATCAGCATAATCCTCATATATAGTTGGTGTAATATAATCAGTTGTTTGCTCTCCTAAATTCAATCCATAATATGTATAAATTATAGCTATACATATATCTTTATCACTTATATTAGGATGTATTTCTTTCAAAATTATTGCAAATTTTTTTAAAAAAAAAATTATTTTATCATCACATGATACATTTATATATTCTAATTCATTTTTTGAATATATTTTATTGTATATTTTATAAATAAAATAATTTTCAACTTCTCTTATTGTTCGATTCATAGTATATATATGTATATACATTTATATGTTTTTAGAGTATCACCTTTCGTTTTTGATATGCTCTTTGTCTATATTCCTTTAATTTTTTTGGATTTTCTTCCTTTAACTTTTGTAAATAATTAGAACCTAATTCTTTATATTTTTCTTTATGTTTTTCGTAATAACGCTTATGGTTATCACCATTAGTATATTTTTTTAAACGCTCTTCTAATTCTGCGTTCTTTTTTTTTAACTCTTCGTTTTCTTTTTGTAATTCTTCCATTTACACCTTTTCTCATTTAAAATGCCTAATTTTTTGTTATAGCGCCACTAAATTTGATGTATTCGTCTAAATTACATTTTCTTTTTTTTGCTGTTTTTTTAAATTTATTGCATTTATTTAGTAGTGTTTTATATTTTTTTTCTGTTTTTTTGCTCCTGTTATAACCAAATAATGGTTTGTTATGTATCATATTATATTCCATTGCTTTTTGATTCATTTCTTTATATTCATAACATGGTTTATAATCTAAATCAGGTAAATACTCAGAACATTCTATATTAAAATATTTATTCATTATTTTTAAAAATTCTTTTACATTATGTTTACCATTTTTTTTTGCTCCAATTCCATCGTAATATATATATTCAACCATTATATATATATATAATATATATATAATATATAAAGGGCGTTTTAAATTAGAAAAGGTGTATTATTATATACAAATAATTTTTAAATATTTTTGTGTATATTTATTATGAAGCAACATACCGAAGATTATAAACTTACTGCTGTTAAATATTATTTAGACCATAATGAAGATATGCGTAATACTTGTGATATATTCAAATGTAATTTTCAATCATTAGCAAGATAGGTTAAAACATATAAACAAAAAGGAAACCAATTCAATTGAGGAATTTTTTAGTCAGTTGAAACATTACATTAAAAAGGAAAGTCCAAATACTTATAATGATATTTATAATGTAATTTCTAATATTTTAGAAAAGAAAATTACAAAGGAACATTTAACAAATTACTTGAAACATAGTTATAAGATATACAAATCATAACTGCGTTTTGTCTCATTTTTCTTTTTGGTCGGTGTAATTATTTAGATAGAAATTATATTTTTGTATTGTATATAATGAATATTATTTATCAATTAATATTAAAATTTATAAAAAAAGAAAAATTCTATATTGCAATATTATTTTGTCTTACCCTTATACAAACCCTTTTTCAAATAAATGGTATATCTTTTATTACAGCAAATATAATAACATTTATGCAAAAGAAAGAATATGAATCTGTACATAAATATTTTATTTATTTTACAATTATATCTGTTGCATTGATATTTATTTTTTATATCTACAAAAAAATTCAAAATAAATTAGTTATAGAACTGATGAATTGGATTAAAATAGAATTAATGAAAATTATATTTGAAACAAATAATGAAAATTTCAACAACATCAATTTTACAGAATTTATAACTCCAATAACTAGAATTTCACATTGTATGTATTTATTATTCTATAATGTATTGACTGAAATGATACCTAATATTGGTTTTATTTTAATGATCAGTATTTATTTTCTTTATACAAATACAGTTTTTGGTATATTATTTTTTATAGCAAATATATTTATTATTATTTATCTTGCATTAAATTGGGACAATTTAATGAAACTAAGAATGGATTATGAGACTAGAGTAAATACAAATGAAAAATATTTAATTGATATTTTGAATAATATGGAAAAAATTATTTCTAGAGGCAAAACTGAGTATGAAAATAATATTTACACTGAATTAATAAATAACGGAATAAAAAAAACAATGAAATTTTATAATAGTGTTAATGATCATTTATTTCATACATCGATAATAGTATATATTATTGTTTTAGTATCCATATTTTATTTAATATCTTTATGCATGAACAAGAAAATATCAGTGACTTTGTTTATTACATTTTTTACAATATTATTGCTATATAGAGATCGAATAATTGGTACTTTTCAAAATTTATCAGATTATTTAGAATTCATTGGACGTATAAATTTTGTTATTAAAAAATTTAATACATTAATAGGAAATTATAAAAAAGAAGATTATGAAAAAACATATGAAGACGTTGAATTAGATTTCAACGAAATAGTATTCAAAAATGTATCATTCAAGTATAAAAGCACTAATGAAAATATATTTAATAATTTGAATATGAAGTTAGATACCAATAAAAATACATTAGGTATTGTTGGATATTCTGGTAAAGGTAAATCTACTTTTGTAAAGATGATATTAAAATTATATAAATGTGATGAAGGTGAAATATTGATAGATGGTAAAGATATTCAAGATATAGATACTAACTATTTACGTAAAAATATTACATATATAAATCAAAATTCAAAATTATTTGATAAAAAAATTATCGAGAACATTTTATATGCATGTAATGATGAATATGTATGCAAATCATATTTGAATGAAATTCAAAAATACAAAAAAATACAAGAAGTATTGAAAAGAATAGATATTGATAATAAATTAGCAGGATTAGCTGGTGAAAATCTTTCAGGCGGACAAAGACAAATCGTGAATGTAATAAATGGATTAATAAATCCTTGTAAAATATTGATTATAGACGAACCTACGTCTGGTTTGGATGGAGAACTTAAAAATGAGCTATTAAAACTTATCAATGATTTCAAAAAACATAAACAATCTATAATAATAATAACACATGATAAAGATGTTTATCCTTTGTTGGATAAAACAATTACTTTCTAGATATGATATTTTTACTATTATCTATATGATAATAGTAAAATACGATACTAATAAAAAGTCATAAATCTATAAATTCTGTAGTTGGCTACATAAAAACGCAGCATTTGGAGAACCCATACCTGTAGTTATATCAAATTTTGTTCCAGAATTATAATTAGTCAATTCAGTAGAATTACCACCAACTGAACCCATATTATATCCAATAGTAACATCATAAAATGTATTACCATACAATGTAGAATTAGGGTAAATTGTTTTGTAAATATAATTTTGAATATTATTCTGTGGTGGTACATAATTCGGTAATGTATTATTTGGTGTTAAACTATAAACAGTAGTAAGTGCGTTTTTTTTGTTATTGAAACGCATTTGATTTGCTAAAGATAATATTCCAGCGAATATAGGAGTTGATACTGAAGTTCCACCAATACCATACCAATTACCATTATATACTGTATAAACACTACTATTAGAATCAGCTATCATAGATAGATCAGGTATAGCTCTATTCTTTCGTAAAATATTTGTAATATTCGATTGATAATTCGGTTGATTTATTATACAAGAATAACCACATCCTGCTGAATTCCATGCATATTCTGTTCTTGAGGGGGTTTTATTTGGCGTCCATATTAATGTTGTACCACCAACAGCTATACAGTTTGATAATGTTGCTGGCCAAGACGCAAAATTATAATCTCCACTTGCTGCACAATAACTTATATTATTATTTGTAAAATATTTTGTAAAATTTAAAAGTGGTGATGTTTCATTAATTCCCCATGACATAGATATTACATCAGGTTTGATAATATTTGTAGCATAACTAATTGCATTCATTAAATCAACTATAAGATCTGATTTAGCTTCAACGACCCATATATTAGCATTTGGGTTTATTGTACACACCATTTGTACATCTAAACATTCTTCTTGTGCCCAACTAGTATTTTGTGTTGCACCTGGCATTGTATATACATTTATATTTGGAGGATTTGAACCTGGACCAAAATTAATTGGATTTTGCCAATATGTTTTCAAATCATTTTTTAATCCTGGATATGTAAATGCGATAATAACAACGATAGTACTTTTTTTATTTACAGATGTAACTGTAGGTACATTATATAAATTTCTTAATTGAGAACCACTAAAGTATTGTGGAGGAAATTTGGAAACAGCAGATGTATTCAAATTTGGTGTTGCATATAATTTTGTAAAATGTTTTGCTCTAATTGATTGAGGTTCTGGTTTTTTAATTTGTTTATTGTATTTATTTGTAAATAATAGAGTCATTTATATAATATAAACATATTTATTTTGGTTGTTGAAAAAACATTGAAATTCCATTTACTATATTACCTTTATCAGTAACAATTATTTTATAATTGTTATTAGATGGATTATCTACGTATCCTATATCAGTATTTGCTATTTTATTTTCATATATTGGACTTTGTAAATTAGGCATAGATAGCAAAATATTGATGAAATTACCAGATATATCACCATTAGGTGATATATATTCTTTAACATAATTTCTATATTCGTTATTACTTGGATCAGTATATTTTGTTATAAAATTTTTACTTAAATCTGGGAATGAAATATTCACTGTAAAATTAGGAGGAAAAATATTAGCTTTATGTTTATCAGTATGTTGCATATTAATTGGATATATTAATACTTTTGTAATTGATGAAGAATCAAATATTAGATTAACACTGGAAATATCTTGTCCTAATGTAATAATATTTGTTTTACCAGTATTAGTTTCGGTTGTTAAATAGTACTTTCCAAATGCTTCTGGATCAATTTGTTTATTAGTTGGAGTATCATCTGTAATAGATATTTTTATACGTTCGATGGTTGGTGGTGGATTATTTGAATTAAATCCTTCTTTTAATAAGATAGATCGTATTGTATTCAATGATGTTAAAAAAAACATCCAAAATATTATTAATACCATGAATAATATCAATATGATTATAACAGTATTTTGGATGTTTTTCGGATTAAAGATATTTATTTTTAATAATGATTTCAACATGATAAGATATATAATATAAATAGAAATATATAAAATGAATAAAAACAATATCGCTATGCCTAAATACAAAATAATGTGATATTAGTAGTAAATAGATACATATTTATTTAGAGCAACGCGTATTTTAAGTGCCGACCTATAATATCTAATAAAAAACATAAAAACATATACATATATTTATACAATGTCAATCATTATTGAGGATGGAAACATAAAACAAACTATATCAAATAATATATTATGGGATGGAAAGTTTTCAAAAGCACTAGCAAATGGTCCTATAATAAATTTTCTTCAAACATATCTACCAAAAAACACTTTAATGGTAATACCAACAAGTGATGGAAATATAAATCGAAAGCATAATAACCAATATCACGACGTCGATTGGGATACACAAATTCAACCATATATCAAGTATGCAAAAGAAAACGACAAAATATTTATACTAGGAACACTCGCACAAGAATTTGAAGAGCCTGATATTAATTATTTTTATCTACCATTAGACGACGATTTTTTCAATCACGGTGTAAATCATTTTTTCCCGCCTTTTATACTATGGGAAAATCGTTCTAATCAACTATGCTGGCGTGGTGGGTGCTCGGGATATGGTGACGGTGATTCTATAAGAATAAAATTTGTTAAAAAAATATATGATCATGATCCTAATACAGATGTACGTGTTTCTACATGGTGGTCTGAAAATAAAAATATACCTGAACAATTGTTCAGTAATCGAATAGATCATACAGAATTTTTCAAATATAAAATATTTTTTATTGTTGATGGTAATGTAATAGCATCCAACCATATGTATGGTTTTGCTAGTGGTTCAGTTCCAATGTTTATATCAAAAGCAAAATGTTGGTTTACAAATTTATTAATACCATATGTTCATTATATACCAATACAATATGATTTAAGCGATTTGATTGAAAAAATAAAGTGGGTAAATGAGAACGACGAACTTGCTAAAAAAATAGCTGAAAATGCATATAAATTTAGTGAAAAATATTTTTCACCAGAATATCAAAAAGAATATATAAAAAATCGAATCCAAGAATTATTATAACTTTAGAAATTTATCTAGTAATATTATATAAATGTCATCCAAAATAAAAACCCCGTGCCGTGGTAGAAAACTATCAAAATGCAAATCCGCTAAAAAATCATGCTCTTATGCAAGAGGTTCACAAAGACGTTATTGCAGAAAGAGAACAAACAAAACTCGTAAGAACTCTAAAAAATAAATTATTTCATCAATAAAAAAATTAGTATATATTTATATATATTTTTATACACTAATTACACATACTAATCACTACAAAACAATTTACACATATTACGTGCTTCTAGGTTTTCATGCGGTTTACAAAACAATTGATTTATCATCGCGTCATCACGGAATCGAATTGTATAATCTTGTTGAATATTATTACGACCAATACGTCCCATAGCTTGTAAAGTTTTTTGCTGTGTCATTTTCGTCAAATCTTTTCCTATAAATCCATGACAAAATTGATAATTTGTTCCATAAATATAATCAGTCGACGCAATAATAATAAAGAGTCTTTGTTGTTCAGCCAATTGCTTCATAATTTCCATATATTCTATATTAGGGTTTTCAATAAACATACCGATACCTAATAATAACAATACTTTCATATGATTTTCGATTTTCAACCCCATAATAGATCGTGTAACATCTTCACCAATATTAGATACAAAGGCGTTTTCTAGAATTTCTCCATTGGGTGTCCATATATTTTGATGGGATTTGGTATTTGGTACATACATAGGATCTAAAGAAACTAATCGAATTTCTTTCCGTAATTTGTTGATTTCATCCATCCAAGCTTGTGATTCTTTACATAGTCTACCGCTTTCACGAACGGATTCTTTTTCGTTGGAGTCATCAGTAGTTTTTGTTTCTTTTGCACTAATTAATGATTCAAGATCATCTATTTTTTCTAAAATAGTATTATTGTTCTCTATTTTCAACATGATATTTTGAAAAACCGATGAAGCAATATTTGATTGTTGAATATAGAAATTACCTATTTTTTTTACGTCTTCAGCTAAGAAGATTGTTGGACCATCTGTCAATGTATACGCATCATTTGTAGTCAATAAAATTCCATTTGATGAGCTATTAGCTGATTTGGAAACATTCGATACACTTTGGGTTCTAGATAAATCTTTTCCTGGCATATTATTTAATCTTGATTCAGAACTGTGTGTTTTAACAATTTTGTTATTTGATTTTATTTTTGGTTTTCGAGATGTATTCACATAATTATATACAATATTCCATTTTTCACTGTCAATACGTAATAATAATTCCAAATAATATTCTTTAAGACTATTCATTGTTATATCAGTTATTTTAGTAAAATAAGAATCGATAGAATATGATTCACTGACAACATTATTATCATTAATATATTCTATAAATTTAATTATTTCACATAAATCAAAATATCGTAAAAGTGTTTTATTTTGTTCACAATATTCAGCGCATTTTCGAAGTTCTCGATAATCTGAATACATATAATGTGGTAAAATACAAAATCCTTCCTTGTTTATGATTGGTATTGATTTCTTACAATCAAAACTTGTAATCGTATGAATTTCAGCGCCATCGAATTTACATCGGAAATCATCGAAAATTAGTTGTATTTCATCAATATTGGGTAATGTAGCACAAGATAGAACAATCGTTGGAATCTGATTTTGCTTCCAATTCTCATGAATGGTATCATGTAATGGATGTTCTTCATAATCCATTGTAATAGTAGGTTCATCCCAATATGTAATAATATTTTTAGCATCATTAAATGCAAGCATATAATGCATTGCAGTAATATAGGATTTCACATCACAAATCAT